AAAATGCATCAACATTTAATAAGGATTTATCTGGATGGTGCGTGACAAATATTGCATCATTGCCTACAAATTTTGATACTGGAGCATCTTCATGGATATTACCTAGACCAGTTTGGGGTACTTGTCCTTAATGTTTTATATTTTTAACTTAAATATTTTAGATATAAATAAGTAAAAAACATCATGAAAAAACATTCAACTTTTCAACCACTTATTGTAGAAGAACATCCAAAGGATTATACTGGATATGAATTTATTACATTAATAAAATATAATGATCAAAATTATTTAACGATTGTTGATAATATTATCAACAACCAAGTTATCGCTTATGTATTAGATTTTTGTCATCATGCGAATATCAATGAACAAGAAATTATTGATATCGCTAATTATTGGTATGAAAACAAAAAAGATGAATATCCCATATCCATAGAGTTCTTTAAACAAGATGTTGCCAAAGACATGACGCAGATTATTCGATGCTTTTCAACAGATTTTATTATACGAATTATTGGTCCCATTTACAAATATCAAATGAAAGGTCCAATTAAAATCAAAAGAAGAAAGAAAAAATCAATTCCAAAGGGTGTTGAATTTACTGATAAAACGATTTAAGCATCTCAAAAGATTCTAAGTTTATGTATTCTTGTTTACTGATGTTTAACATATCTAACTTTTCTTGACCTTCATCTGTTATTTCACCCGATTGATCTATTAAGTTATTAGAATTCAATGCATCTTGACCCAATTGTGTTAATTCCAAATTATTACCATTTTGGATAATCATACCCATTCTAATGAGTTCATCTTTGGCTATGGTGGTTAATGATGTACCACTGCTTACTTCATATGCCTGTTGTGGTGTTGCTGAAGCATTAATGGCAATCAACATACCCTTTTGAGTATCAGTCAGATTTGGTAACAATGTCGCTTCTAATAAATCACTTAATAAACTCATAATAATCCTTGTTCTATAAGATGAAGTTGCAAAACAATTATCATAGCATATGGAATTGCATGAGATTTTCTCAAATCTTCTGGATTTCTATGCATATACAATTCTTTACGCACTTCTTTTTTATTCTTTAAATATTTATCCAGAAGCTTCTGTTTATTAGGTCTAATTAAAGCTACAGTATCAGCTAGTTCAAGAATACTTTTAGGTTTAGTCGCATAAACTGTTTCAAATTGGTTGGATAATTGAAATAATTTAGCAACATTATCTCTTTCCAATAATAAATCCCATTTAGGTGTTTTTTCTAAAAGTTCATTCATTTGGTCTTTTGATTGAAACATATCTAACACATTTAAATGTAACATATCTATTTTAAAATAGCCGAAATCTTGAGCTTCTTTATAAGGTATAGCAGACAAATTAGTCACAGGATCAATGGGAATGTTTTGAAAATAAGTTCCAACATTGTGTTTAACTAATTTGTTATCATGACTAATCATAGAAGCCAATCTTATCTTATCAAATAGTTGTTCAGGCTTAACTTTAGAACTTATGTCAATATCAATATCCATTTATAATACCTTCTATTGACACATTGTAGAATATTATTCAACTTAAAGCAATTATATCCATTTTTTTGAACCAAGTTTTAAAATATCTTGATGCACAATTTTACAAGTTTCAAGATCGTTTGCGACATCTATTCTGGTAATAAGGTTATTTTTAACCTGTTCAATATTGACAAGTTTTATGTAATATGTTTTTCGTTGCTCAATAAATTTTTCGGCTACTTGTGTATGAGTCATTTTAGAATGAGAAGCTTCTAATTCAATTAAGAAATTGTTTTCAATTTTTCCTTCAAGAAACCTTATAGCCTCATCAAATTGTTCAGATAATATTTCTCTACTTTCCATATCATCATGAATTTTGTCTACAGTTTGTTTGATTAATTTATTTAATAACTTGCGCAGATCAAGTTTATAAATTGACAATGATGAATGTTCAGTTAACTTATATTTGACGGGCGGTTTATTATTTTGTAAATCTAATAGATATTTTAAGGCTTCGTCAGCATGAGTGATCATATTGACATCTCTTACATTTTGTCTCCATATGATCCATAAAGAAATATTATCTTCATCTAAATTATTATCTGGTACAAAAATCCAATCACTGTTTTTTAGTAATTTATTTCTTAATGATTTTATTTCGATCCATTCATTATCCAACTGTCGTTGTGATTTTGAAAGTTTCAAATTTTTTATCTTTTTAATCATAAATTAAACTTGAGATATCGCTTGTACTGTTACAGAGCAAGTTGTATTAACTAATTGACCTGTTGATGTTTGTTTTAGTGATATAGTCAATGAAGATTCAGTGCCTTGATCTGCTGCTGAACCACACTTAACGAATCCGCTAAGAGAATAAACTTGCGTAGCTGTCAAAGTTTGAAATGTTGCGGCGCTGTTAGTTTCTGAACAGGGTTGACTTCCTATTTGAGATAATACACTAACGAATTTGATTTGCCAATCGCTTGCAGATTGACCAGAAGGCAACCATGTTCCATATGTTGGCGGGTCTGGTAATCTATGGCCGGATTGTGGCGTTACTGAGAATGTTCCATTAGGATTAAACACAAATCCTACAGAAGCATTACCACCATGAGGATTTGATCCTCCACAATAAGCCGTGTTAGCATCTGTCGCACTAAAGCTTTGTCCTTGTATTGGCAATGGTCCTAATGCTGGAACAGACTTAGATGGTGTTACAGTTGGTGTTGGCGTTCTTGTATGTGTTGAAGCCGGAGCTGGTGATGGTGTATGTGAGGCAACTGGTGTTCTCGTTTGTGTGGCAGCGGGTGTTGGCGAAGCACCAACCGATAATGTTGGGGTAACTGTTGGTGTTGGTGTTGGCGTTGGCGAAGCAATGAAACTAGGTTCTGGTTGATTAACATTTCCACGAATACCAATAATTGTATAGTTCGCAATACCATCTATTAATAAATCTACACCCTGTAATTTATATTGTGATGTAACTAATCCAGTATCATCAGCTTCACAAATCAAATAATCTATTTCTGATGGAAAATTCATAGGACTAACTAACCAAATGCATTCTGGATAATCGAATACACTTCCAGTTGCATAACTAATAGGTTTGGGTAAGTATTGTCCATGTGAGATAGTGCCAGAATTGCCTGCAACATCATCTACTCTAGATAATGGAACCCAAACAGAACCGTCATAAAAATATACCTTTTCTTGAGTCGAATTGTACCATCCTTGTCCTTCTATTACATTGACAAATATATTTTCTACAGCTTTAGATAAATCAGGATTTCCCGGATTTTCGGGGTCTTCTGGACATGCAAAATTTTCTAATATGTGCAAGAGATTTTCTTGTAATTCTTGTCCATACATTAATTCAGTACGACCAAATAATGATATGTCTGTACTTCTATCTACTGTATCATCAGCTACAATAATTGGTGTTTTAGTTTTATCAGTAAAATTTATTGTATATGACATTATTTTTAATCATTCCATTCATCAAAGCTTTCTAACACCATTCCGACTATTGTAGAAGAAAATTCATTATCAGGTATTTGATATACCATATTTTCTGAATCATTAGCTTCATTATTTATATACTTAATTGCAGAGCCGATAATGACTTTAGTTTGCTTATTCACTAATATAAACATGATTACGCTCCCAAAGTTCCAAGATTAATATTTTGTGGAATGCCCATGATAATGTAATTAGCTACCCCAGAAATAGTAGCTCCACCATATACAGTATATTGCATAGTGACTGTTGCCTCATTATCAGTATTACAAGTTAGTGAAGTGAAAGCTTGTGGGATACTAGCTGGCGATACTGCCCATATACATTCATCATATGAGAATACATAACCATTTGTTGGATTTACTGGTAACGGTATACGTGAACCATCTAATAATTGTCCATAATTTCCTGCTATTGAGCCTGTTATTCTCAAGGGAACCCATCGTGTTTCATCCCATGTATATAACAATTTTGCTGTACTATTGAACCAAATTTGTCCTTCCGTAGGATGTTTTAACGAATCACCATTTATAGTATAATCAGGGAAAGTGTTATTAAAAGGTGAAGTACTATCTTGAGGACATGCAAAACGTTCCAACATTTGGAGCATGTTTTCGTTTAATTGTTCACCATACTCTAGATCAACACGACCGAATAATACAACATCGAGTGTATCATCGTTTACTGTATTCTCTGGAACTATTATAGGAGTTTTTGTGTTGTCTGTATAATTTATTGTATAATTCATAGCATTATTCCGGTCTTATTACTACAGAACCTAAACCACCGCCACCACTTTTATCTCCACCGCTTCCTCCGCCACTAGAACAACTTCCTGTTGAATAATACGAATCTGAATAGACGCCTTGTGGAGTCGTGTAAGCTGTTCCATAGACGTTTCCTGACAATCCTGAAGGAGTATATAATTTCAATGTTCTGCCCATTGAATCCGTAATCAATACATAACTTCCAGCATTAATGCTAAATGTCCATTGACCGTTGTTACAATGTAAAACGTTTCCGGCAGTTAATGAAATAATAGATTTAACTTGTAATGTACTGGTTGTTGTACAACCAGTTCTTACTGGATTTGTTGATGCTCCTGATGCCCCTGAATATGTCTGCGATGTTGTTGATCCTACTGTCGTTCCAGTAGCAGTATTAATAACATTAGAATTAAATATTACATTAGTCATATCTACAGAATATGGTGCAGTTCCGCCACTTATATTTTGTAATATAACTGACATATTTGCAAAACATGCGGTATCTGATGTACTTGTAGTATAACATGGAGTTACGATAGCTGTATTAACACCTTGAGGATAACCTTTAGATGGTGAAATGTATAAAACTGCAGCTAACGGTGCAACGCTCGCTGTAGGCGTTCTAGAAGGTACTGGTGTAGGACTCGGGGTAACTGTCATAGTTACTGTCGGTGTTGGCGTAGCAGCTGCAGATTGCGTAATAGATGGTGTTACTCCCGGCGTTGGCAATGGAGATTGTGAAACTGGTGGAATTGGTGTTGGACTTGGAATTATAGGAATGACGGGATTATTACTACCATGATTAATATTCCCTTTTATACCAACAATTTTATAAAAAGCTTCACCACTACTAATGGTTCCACTATTAGCCGCTCTATATTGACTAGTAACATTAGCCGTATCATCTGTATAACAAACCATATAATCAACTTCATCAGGTAGATTAGTAGGTGATACTACCCACACACATTCATTATATGGAAAAACATATCCTGTTGTAGCAGATACTGGATTGGGTAATTGTTCTCCATCAGATATGATTCCACTATTTCCGGCAACGTCTGTTGCATCACCAAGCGATATCCAATTGACACCATTGAAAAAACATAAATGTTTTTTGGTAGAGTTATACCAAAACTGCCCATTTGCAGGATTTTCTAATAGATTTGAATATATTCCAGAGTAATCTGGTGTTCCGGGAGAATCAGGATTTTCAGGTGCTGAAAAATTCTCCAACATATGAAGGATGTTATCATCAAAAGCTTCACCATATTCTCTTCTGGATTTACCTAATAATATAATATCTAGAACATTTTGTATTAAAGTTTTTTTATTAACAATAATAGGATTTTTGGCTTTATCCGTATACTTAATGTTATAAACACCATCCGCACAATTCGTTGTCATCGACCATATCTACAATTATTCTATTATTTATATGGTTTTATATTCCTAATTGTCTGTTTATTTCTTTAATTTCTATCAATTTTTCGGGATTGTCGATAAAATGTTGTTTCCATACACTAATATTCACAAAAGATCGAAATAACATGCGTTCTTCTTTATTAGTTTTATACGTAATAAAATGCATAAATTTTTCGCTCGGTAATAATAACCATGGAGATAATTTTCTCGACGTTATATATTTTATCACTTGAATAGGTGAGATGCGTTCAAATATTTTACCTATCTCACAATCATGTTTACGCGATAATTCTTGTAAAGTTGTAATTGATACATCAATTTTTTGATCTATGGTGTATTCATTATCAAAATTTTCAATGTAAAAATCATAAACATCAGAATCACACCATGAATACGGCATAATACCTTTTTCAACCATAAGTTCAATGTATCCCATTTTATCTGGAACAGATTGTTGTTGAGTGAATTTAGTATAATTTATGAAGGAATTGAAATATTTTGATTTAACAAAGGTATCTACAGTAACGCTAGGATACTTGCATATTTTTCTCCATTGATTAAATATCAAATACGCTGTTTGCCCAAGAGGTTTCTTGAATAATTCAACACGTTCCATAAATTTGCATTTGTGGTTTAAATAATAACATTCACGTTTAAAGTTTTTGTGACAAAAATCACATACCATTTCATTATGCATTTAATTCTTTTTTTAATTTTGACATAACATCTTTTTCTAATCCTAATAGCTCTGCCATATCTAAAATATCATCGTTGGATATTAATTTCAAATAATCTTGTGCATCACGAGATGAGCAATCATAATATTTCATTATAACATTTAATATTTCATTATGTTTAACTTTATTCTTTAATTTTATCCATGATACTCTTTTATTATCTGCACAAGACACCATCAATAATTTGTATAATAATTTGGGATGTCTATAAAATTGAAAGCATGTTGTATTAACAATATCATTCAATTGTTTCAATTGTAAAGCGGTTTTGCTTCCGCCCAACCATCGCATCAATACAAATGGGTATATTTGTTTGATTTGATAATCTTCTAAATTATCAAAGAATTGTATATCATGATTAGTTATTTTTTTGATGATATCAAATATATCAAATTTTTTATCATTATTCATCTACAGGTTTCGCCACGACTGCAATTTTCGCTTCACAGAATTTACACATAACATATGAACCATAATGAACCAATAAATCTTTAGGATGTACACATTCCTTTACCATAATAGCACGCAATTCTTCAATTTGATTAAGAAGTGGATACTTCTTTTCTTCTATTAATTTGAGAATTTCATCTTCGATTGGTTCGAGTTCTTTGACTAAACTTTCGATTTTATCCTTTTTTCTTTTCCATGAAAGTCTTTCATTCTTATCACGGTGCTTCGATATCTTTTCAATATCAGCAGCATATTTTTCTTCATCAACGTAATGTAATACCATATTTTATACCTCAGATAATCTAATTAAACATGCCGCAAAATTCATTTCTGGATCAGCGACGAAAGCGTGTCTATACAAATGATCCGATATGATTACGATGCCTGCTTTCCAATTTTTTTGTGTAGTAAATTTGCCAATTTCATGAAGATAATCATATAAAAATCTATAACATTCTTCCCATTTGTCATCTGGTACATTCTCGGCAAGAAATGTTCTGGCAGAAACCCAATCATCGGATTCTATATAACCAATAACTTTTACCATATATTCTGAAGTATCAGAAAGCATATTGTGAAAAGGTTGTAATACACCGTCTTTCACACCATGTTGTGCGGTAATAAGCAATTTTCGAAAATCTGGATAACATGAATTGACATATTCATCCAATAAATCTAAATCAGATATTTTGACTTTCTCATTCTTCAATATGACTCCAAATCGGATAGTCATCTCATCTTTATCTAATGCATCGTATTTAATCTCTAGGCATCGTGATTTTAATTCTGGAATGATTTTTTGGGGTTTATTGCATGTTAAAATAAACTTTGCATTATCAGAATATTCTTCCATCATGTTACGTAATATGGCTTGCGCGGCTGCAGATAAATAATCGGCTTCATCAAGGAAAACTATTTTAAAATCACCTGACATAGCCATCGAACTAATAAAATCTTTAATCTTCGATCTAACTGTATCTACGTTATTTTCATCAGAAGCATTGATCTTTAAAAAATCAATATCTTCAATATGCAATTCAGACTTGAGTAAATATGCTAAACTTGTCTTACCCGTTCCACGATGACCTGATAATAATAAATGTGGAAACGTTTTTTCGTTAATAAACTTTGAAATTAATTCTTGATGAGAAGAATTTTGAAAAATATATTCCGATGCTTTTGAAGGTAAATACTTACGATCCCATATTTCTTTTGTCATGTGAAGTCCCATATAATGCTGGGATTATTGCATACATGATGTTTAAATTCAAGATCGGTTAATTATAAGGTTATTCTTTCGTTTAAATCTTTACGAATATCATCCATAATAGATTGCTTGATTTCAGGTTCGATCTTTTCTTGATGATTTACAGCAGTATCATTATCAACTGGTTCTGTTTCAGGTTTGATAACCTTTTTATTGTCTGCTAATACCATATTTGAAGCTATCGTTAATCCTACAGCAAGAGGATCGAATACCAAAACTAACAATACTGTTAAATAGAATATAACATCATCTGGATTCTTATTTAACACTTTCGCTACATACATTACTGGGCCTACTTTGGTTGTAGTATCTACTTTAGTTGTTTGTAGTTGTGATATTTCTGCGTTTAACTTGTCTATTTTAGGTGTTAATGAACTATATTCTGGTTCAAATGATTTCATTAAATTTTTTCTAGCTGTAACATAGTTATTAGGCAATTGAGCAATTTGTAAATCTATTTGAGACTTTCTTGCGGTTAATCGTTGTAACTCTATTTTATCTTGTTCTAGTTGTTGCGTAATTTGTGTTACAGGCGCATTGATTGATTGATAAGATGCCATCAAATATCCAAATACTCCCGCAGATGTTAATATCATTAAGCATATGACAGCCGATGTTAGTAGTAACTTGAATAATTTATTTAATTTTTTCCAATATCTGTATAATAGAGACGCTGTAATTAATTTGCTGTATTCTAGACTAATTCCCATAATAATGATGGAAATAGCTGAAGCTGAATATATTTGAGATAATCCGTAAATACTAAAAAAACCGGCAGCACTTGCAAGTGCTGCCGCCGCTAACATTAACAAATATGCGAACATGTGTCAATTTCCTTAAAATATTCCAACAGGTTCTTTTTCACTATGAGCTAACAATTTTGAATAGTTGGTTGTCCATTTCTTGGCTTCATTAACTTTAAATCCTTCTGTCCACATCAACTGCTCAATAAGAATATAAGTTCCCACTTTTATATGCTTAGGCACCTCGGGTCCGACTCGATTAACTATAGCCCAACGAGATGTTTTTACATCTTCGATTTTGTTTCGCATCTCTAATCCCCATGATGTGGTATTAGTAAAAGTTCCACTTTCTATATCTTGTAAGAATGAAAATATAATATTGGAACCCAATGGATTGTAATTATCTATGTTATCGAATTTATCTATCATGATTAAGCCTGTTTTTTGATAACACGTTTTTGTTTCGGTGTTTCTAAACCTTCTGTAGAGACATCATCAACTTTTGAAGGCTTTTCAACAATGTTTTCAGCCAAAGCGACTGTTTCAGATTTCGATTTATCCAAAAGCTTTTGTCTAACAATTTGTTCATTTGCCAACATTTCATTAATCCTGCGAGATGATGATCTACGGCGACGATCATTAATATGATCCTCACGCTTAATAATAGCATCAGTTTTTTTGCCTTGCATTAATTCTTGTTTCATTTTAATCAAATCAACATCAACTTCTTGTCCACGCATGGTTTTATGTTTTGTCATATAGGTTCTCGTTATTTAAAAAACTCTTTCAAATCTAATTCGTAAAATACACTATCTACGTTATGTAATCCAATAAGATACAGGATATATGAACTACAGGAACTTCCTCTACCCGTACCCCAGATTATTTCATTTTCTTTGAAAGTATCTACAATATATATAATCGTTTTTATGATAATGTTCATGTCATACGATTCATATAGCTCTAATTCTTCTTCTATTCTATCTAGTCTGATATTCACTTCATCGTCATTAAAAGGTTTATCGGCCTTCAAACGTTTTTCAGTTTCATCCAACAATTGTTTATGAACATAATTACGTATATTTATGTCTTTATATTTCTTTGGAATATTCCATGTTTGATCTAAATGGTCTAAATCTCGTTTAACATTTAATATTAATGATGGATTTAGTCTGTTAAATGATTCTATTTCAGAATTTAATGCATCAACATATATTCCCGGAGTGATCTGCCCACCATTAAGCACAAAATCAGTTAATTGATCTGGTGTAAAGGTTATAGAACCATCATACCAGAGCACTCTATCTTTCAATATCGTTTTCATAAATTTATCAAATAAAATCTGATTTTCCTGCAAATGGTTCTTGTACGGATGCTGCAGGTTTGCGACTGACTGGTTGGGATTGAAATCGAGGGGCTGGTGCCTGCATTGGTAATGCAGTTTCAGGTTCTCCTGTATATGTCATTTGTTGATTAGTAACTGAATCTCTAATTGTTTCAGCATTAGGAAAATATGGTGTTGAAACTGTAACTGTTGACTCTTGTACTATTAAATTATCAATGAGTTTCATAATATGATCCCATTGCAGTTTGTTGGGATACCATCCTTCATCTTGAAATGCTGATAACCCTTTAATCCATATTTTAAATTCTTGAATAGTCATTTCTGGAATAACTGAAGATGCTTTTGATGTTCTTTTTTTAGCTGTCATACGTATATCTCTATTAAGGTAATATATCGCCTATAGCAGTACCCTTTAAGTACTTATTATAATTATCTATGGGTGAAACACATATCCAATATTTTTCACCTAAATGATGACACAACATTTGATATTTGTTTAATGATGGAGTATGTATTTGCCATCGTGGATAATAATGGATACCTTTTATATATCCGGGAATATTTACTCCTTTCTTATGATCAAAAACGAAAGCGGTAAAACTTCCTCTAAGAATTTCAGATATTTCAGCAATTTCCAATTGTGAAGTTTCTTTTGAATATACTAAAATGTTCCAATTAGCAGGAACTTCCACAATATAACCTAATATATTAAGGACAATTACGGGAGTCGTGTGTTCTTCTAAAGTTTCCAATTTAGTCAACATAAAATCGCGTTGCTCTAAATCTAACACCCAAAAATAATCCATAGTTAATGGTGTTGTAATATTGTCAATAATTATAGGAAACGAATTTTCGTCTGAAATTACCATTATGATCCTTTTGTATATGCGATTTTGTTTTTAGAAAAAGGATATCCAGCTTCTTTATAGTGCAAAATGCGCTTATTTTGATGCTCTTTACTATACTTTAAATTACTTGAAATGTCAACAACATTAATAAAATCTTTGTCGTGTGCCTTTCTCAATCCTCTACCAATAGATTGAATAACTCTTATGTAAGATTTACCAATGTCTACTAGATATAGATGAAATATTCGAGGAATATTCAACCCGGTTGATGCTAACTGTGATGTAGCAATAACCACTATATCATCATGATCTTTGAATAGATTATATATTTCTTTTCTAAAAGCTTTCTTGTCCATACCATAAAGAAAATGTGATCCTTCAATTTCTTCAGCTATTTTCTTTCCTACATCTACACCATTGACGAGAATAAGTGTATTACCTTTATCTTTTAATCTATTAATCTTTACTGCATCTTGAATAAATTCTATACGTTTTGTAGAAGTATTCAAATATCTCTTTTCAGAATCATAATCAGGATAAAGTTTTTGTAAAAATTGTTTATATGTATATTGTTCGGCTTCGTCTGGAAATTTAACTTTCCATGCAGCGTATTCAGCTTTTTTATTTTCTTCCAATTCCAAAATGATAATCTTTATTTTAGCCAACCAACCCATATCAATTAATTCTTTCGCAGTAATAATGTATTGTGGTGTTCCTAATGTCACTTTAACTGACATAGCATCAACCGGGGCTTTAGGTAATGTACCAGTAACTCCTATTCTAACATAAAGATGTGAACCATAATTATTCAATATGTCTTTTAATACGTTTCCTTTCGTTCCGTGGCACTCATCGACTATAGCTACATGATACATCCCCACTAAAGTTGGATTGTTCTGTAAGCTTTGCCATGTGCTTATAATAATAGGATGATCTAAGTCTTTAGTATCACCACTATATTGACCGACATCTAATCCCAATCCCAAAAAATCTTCAACACCCTGTTCAATCAAATCGGCACTTGGAACAATAATAATAACTTTAAATCCATATGCTTTATAATAGGAGTCAGCTAATGCCGCCACACACCACGATTTACCTGCCCCAGTAGCAGCAACAATAATGCCACCATTATTTCTAATGATAGAGTTTACTGCATCTACTTGATGTTTACCCAATTCAATATTATTATCACTAAAATAATCTTTATCAATTTCTGGGACATTTAATGTAAATGACTCACGATTATCAATCAGTTCTATTTTATAACCACGTTTCATCAATTCTGGAACAATTTCATCCAATAATTGAACGTAGGTTTTTCCAGCTTTGGAATAAAATGAGATAGTTCCATCCCATACTCCCAATTTATATTTTTTACTAAAAAAATATCCTTCGGCTAAAGGTGAATATTTGGTTTTAAAATATTTGTGATCTTTATCATCAATTCCTATAATAACACAATTGACTTCATCCAATATTTTTACTATGGCTTTTTTACTCAAGAGTAATATCCTCTAACTGTGCAGCATATATTTTCACAAGATTATTCAAAGTATATGCACGACTTTTAAATTGATCGGATATGGATGTTAATAGCGTATACATTTCTAATACATCATTATAGATACGTTTATATTTTAAATAATTTGCATCAGAATCAATAATCTTTTCCACTTCTGTTGAAGTTTTATCATATGAACCATGATTACGAATCAATTTCAAAGCTTCGCTACGAACTTGCTTCACACGCATTTCATAATGTTCTAGCAACATTTTAAGATCAACTCGGATTTCATCATAATATGCCAATAATGAAGCTTGTTCAATGTTGGCATTTTTGATGTTCTTTTTGCTAAGATTTAAATCTTTTTTATAATCTTTTATTTTTACGTCAAACTCATCGAGTATAGGATCAATGAAATCATCAATATTGTCATTTCTTAATTTCCTTAATATTTTCAATGTATCACCTTCGTTTCATCTTTGCAGAATATCGCATATTGCGCTATTTGTAAAGGATCAAGTGTTTTTATGATATCATCTGTAGGATCAGTTAGTTTTTCTAGTATCGTAGAATACTGTTCGTCGTTAGTTAATTCATCAAAATCGGATATACCCAATTTGATACAACGATGTAAGTTCTCTATGGAATGTTTTAAAATAAACTCATCTATTTCTTGCAATTTATCAAATATTTCCTGTGAATCACCTTTTGTCAATGTTTTTATTGGCAAAACTATGCTTAAAGGTTCTGATACAAATGAATCAATATTTTCTTTAGTAAGAACGCGGAAATCATTTGATGCTGTAACAACCTTATCACCAATAGCAAATTTTATGTTTATCATATTGACAATAAAATTGTGATTATCGGGATAAAAATCTATCATTTCAATTTTTATTTCTCTATCAACTTTCATATACAATTTTAGAGCATTAATGAATTTTTCATTATAAATTTCTAAAATTTTATTAGTTAACAAACTATAACTCAAACTGCGTTCTTCCAAAAGTTGTTTAATCATGTATTAATCGTCCGATTCTTGAAAGCCTTCTTGTAAAGTTTTAATTATTTTTGCTTTACGTTCATTAGTTGTAGTATCGGCTGGTGCATCCTTCTCCACAATTTCAACATCAATGGTTTCATCATCACGTTCAATCAAAATAGCTAATATTTCATCTTGATATTGTGAAAAACTATTCTTTTGAAACTTTTTATCTCCAAATAAATACCAACCGCCATTCTTCTGTACTACTCCAACGGCTTCAGCAGCTTCCAATAAGCCCGAGAAACGGTCCATTCCTTCATCCCATGGCACTTGCACCTTAACCTGTTGAAATGGCTTTGTAAAACGTGTTTTGAATCCTAAAGCCTTTAACACAATACCTGCATATTTTGTAGAATTTTTACCTTTCTTTGTTCCTTCAACATCATCACTTTTGAGCATCAATTTAGTAATCATTAAAATTTGTGAGAATGCAAAACGAATTCCGTCAGTGAACACGTATGGCATTGATAATGCTGCGATACGATCTTGTTCTTTATATACTTGTTTCGAACACAACATAACGAATGGGAGAGTTTTAAAATCTTGAGTCCACGATTTAAGCATATCTTTCATTTGCTTAACTTGTTGACCTTGATCACCCGCAGTCTCGCCTTTTTCATAATGTGATTTTTGAGATGCTGTCATTAACATGTCTAATGAATCAACAGCAAAAAATACTCTATCAGTCATTCCAAGTTCTCTGTATAATTTAGTAAATGCTGATACTTCTGATACAGCTTGTTCTATAGTAGTGACACTTCTATAAAAGAAATTATCTGCATTAACATCAACACCTAATGCTGATAGGTAAGTTTCATCTAATGCATTTTCTGAATCTAAAATAAAAATAGCACATCCTTGATCTTGAGCAGCTTTAATTGCATTGCCTATTAAGAAGCTTTTACCTGCTCCTGATGGACCTCCAATAGCACCTAATCGACCTTGCGCCCAACCTCTATCATATTTTCCAGAAATAATTTTGTTTAATAGATAATTTCCAGTATCAATAAAAAACTCTGGTGGTGGATTTTTTGTTGGAATACCAGCTTTTTCACTAGCTTTGTTTAACTCTTTTTTAAATTTTTCAAATATGCTCATATTAATTCCTATAATTATTATTTTTAAATAAAATGGGACATATGTCCCATTTTATATTATTGCTTATCTAACATTACATCATAAAAATTAAGATGATGCTCTAGCTCTACGACGTAGCTTTTCAACGAAGTCCAACTCTTCTTGATCGACTTCTTCCTCGGCACTCACTTTACTCGAAGTTTCATGAGTTTCTTCGACATCTTTATCAACAGCTTTTGTTGTTTTCTTGGTTTGCTTTTCTTTTACAGGAGTTGTCGTTTCCTTCTCATCAGAAACAGATGGCTTAGATTCTGTAGTATTCTCACCATCATCTTCATAATCTTCTCCAGAAAGATGAGCATCTAACATTCGTTGAACCTTTTCAAGGCCCGGATCGACTGGAAGATATTTTGTTAAATCTACAGGTTCAAAATTTTCAATGATATGATCTGGAAGATCAGTGGCTTTTGTGGAGAATGAACTAGACATATCATACTTCGCATGACCACCTTGCAAATCTTTTACAATACGGAAATTTAAACCACCCTTTAGCGCCCATGGCAATTCATCGATTTCACCTTCATTCAAAAGAGCTTTGAGACTCTTTTCATACTTTTGAGAAAGTTGGTTGCCAAATTGGACAATTTTCAATTTTCCTTGATCATTTTCACCCGTAGCTTCATCGGCAGGAAGTGGGTCTTTAACTACATAGGCTTGACCTATGCTTTTCTTGTCTCTCCAATAATATTTACCTTTTTCAGAGGTTTTACCTTCTGATCTGTAATATTTTTGAGATAACACACATATAGGACATTCTTCATCATACATTCTGCGACATGGAATTTTTCTATCTTCGCCATTAATACTTAGAACATGTTCCATCTTATCTATAAATGGGGATACTGCAGTATCTGGCATGTCTTTGTAAGGAACCATGCGAACGATGGCCTTTTCATCTTCACCTTCTTTAATGTTCCAGAAGGGATACATATCTCCGAAATTACCACGATTGCCGTGATTTTCGTTCTTCTTATCTTCTAACTCTTTAAAACGTGCTTTTAATGCTTCTAATGCTGGTTTCATCTGATAATCTCCTAATATAATAATAATAATAATCGTCTGAATGTTACTAATCTAATAAAAAATGATTGAAAACTTTTTCAATCAAATCTATTTATCATCTATTGAAAATGATGAACGAATTATGAACTATTAAGAATTAATTGTCAATACTTAAGAAAAGAAATGTTGTGCTTTCAGATCATTCATGATCTTGATAATATGTTTGCATAATCCCGGCGTTTTCATTGGATTTACTTCCGGTCTATTTTGAGTTTTTCTTATATATGGAGGTGGTGGTTGTCCATCCAATGCTTTAAATTTGTCATCCCAAACTGAAAATCTATAATGGAAATCTAAACAAGAACAATTAACTTTTACATTAGTGCTAGGTTGTACTCGTTTGATAAAATACTCTGCATTATCAGAACCTTTGAAACTAAAACTATCTGGTTGTGCAGCATCCAAATATTCAATATTACTGAATAATAATGTAGTCCAATAATCATGACCATTATTGGATGTTGTATTAGATGCTATTTTTAAAGCATTATTATTCATCATCGGTATGTAAGTGAAGTTTTGTAATTGAACTCTATTAGCTTTATTATCACGTTCTGGTCCCATGATATTTTTAGTTCGACCTTCAAGATCGAAATAACTAAGTTCAAACAACAATTCGTAATGATTCACAATGTATTCCAGTTTTTAATATTTATGATTAGCCTGATGAAATGGGCATATATCCATAATCAAAATCTTCATCGGATTCTGTTTCTGTGGGAGTATAATCCCAATTTTCTATGGTTACATTTTGGAAAGAGTGTAACTTATTATAAGCATTTACGTCAAATGATGCCATATCTTCTATAATTCTAATAACAATCAACGTAGCAAATACACAGTCATCAGTCGCTCCTGTTTGTGCTTTAAATGTATTATCTTTTCGAATTAAGGTTGTCATTTCATTTAATAAAGTTATAGAATTTATTTTTATTTGACCACGTTCAAATAATTCCTTAAAAGATACTAAAGATTTACCTTTCGTTTTAATATTAGAATTATATCCTAATGTATCCTTGCCTTCTTCTGACATGAATATAGCTTTCTCTAATGGATTAACATCAGCTTCATATAATGCTACGATAGCTTGTCCCAAAGCATTATTTTCTACCGAATAATACACTTGATTCGAATGATTTTCCAAAAACTTTAACAAAGATTTTAAATATGAATACAATGTTGCTGGCGATTGTTCATTAGTTCTATATTCTGCCACCTGTACCATTGATGGAAATTCATAAACTTCTATTACAGAATAATCTCCACCACTTCCTTGTGAAGGATCGACACCAACGATATAAGTATTGTTTGTATTAGGAATTCTCCAAAATTCTTGATTATACAATTCCCCAATTTGTGCAACAACAGGAAGTACTGAAACTTTGGCTTGAGATATGACTAAACTATCAAATAATGTATGTGCCGAAGAAATGAATTCACATTTATATTCTTGCCTAAACTTTCTTTCACCGATAAGAGCTATGGTATCTCGCATAAATTCTTCTTTACTAACATCTCGCGGAACTTGTTCCCAATCTACTTCAACGTATTTAAATGGGTTTGTTCCAGCTACTGCGCCACGCCATAATGTTGCAAATAAATCATTGTCACCATTTGGAGTGCTAGTGCAACATAAATTACCACCCGTTGATAAGATAGGTAAGATAGACGCCCAAAAAGCATTTTGTAATGCTAGATTTGGCCCACTTTCAGATGTTGCTCCAATGTGAGCCATTTCGTCAACATATAATGTAGATATAGAATAACCACGACCTGTGTTAGCTGACGTAGCTTGTGCCATTATCTTAGAACCATTTTCGAATGCTATAGCAGTCTTGTTATATTGTGATTCATCGATACCACATTTTATCCAATCTGGAAGTTCTTCATAGACGCCTTTTATTCTGCTCATGATTTCCATGGCATTACTTAATTTGTTTGCAGCTACAAGAATTGTCTGATCAGAAAAAAATAATGCTCGCCATATGAGGAAGGTCGCTGTTAATTCAGTCTTACCAGCCTGCCTACATACCTTAGATATGCACCAACGATTATTTTGATAAGCTCTCATCATTTCTATTTGATAATCGTAAAGCTTAAATTTTATTTTACCTTTAACAGGATGCAAAATATAAACATAATTATTCGCAAAATATACAGGATCGAGCATACATTTGCGTATTTCTTCGATCATTTCTTTAGTATATTCAGTTTGTTGAAAAGGCTTTTTAACTTTTGGGTTTCTTGCCATGATAAATCGTTTATTATTTAAATATTTATGTTATATAATTGTTCTTGAATTTAATTATGTTCCATGTTATCTTTGAGAAAATAGTTAAGTTAATCATGTCATTAAAAATAGCAAAAACGTGTCTAAAAGATAGAGCTTGGTTATATGATCAATATATTATTCGAAAGAAGAATCAAACTGATATAGCTAAAGAATTAGGAGTTAGCACAAATACTATAAAAAGATATTTAGATTTGCACGAAATAGCTACTTTGCCTTTAACAGCTATACGAACAAATCATATAGATGAAAACACATTAGCTTTAATAAACGACAGAGATTGGTTATATGCCAAATATCATATAGAAAAATTATCACTAACAGAAATATCAAAAATCCTCAAGTTTGATAGAGGTTCTTTAAGACGACAGTTAAAACGGTTTAATATCCCTTTAATAAGTCACAAAATACAAGTCCAAAGAAATATGTCATCCGATACCATAATGAAATTAGATGATCCAAAATGGCTTTATGAACAATACATTGATAATGATCTTAGTATGATCGCTATTGAAAAGAAATATGGAATCAATAGAAAACTTATTGCATTACGGTTGAAAAAATATAACATTCCTTTAAAGGGGCATGATTATGAAGTTAAAAAACATTATCCAGCAAAGTCTATAAAACTTCTTAAAGATAAAGAATGGTTAGAAACTCAACACAAAATTAACAGATTGTCTGTTAAAAAAATATCTAAAATACTCGATGTTAGTGGAAGCACCGTTGCACGAAGAATGAAAGAATTTGGTATAAAAATAATCATATTGCCTTCATCTGGACTCGAACAGGATGTTGTTAACTTTATAGAGGCCAATAACTTTAAATGTATAACAAATACAAGAAAAATTATAAATCCTTATGAGATAGATATATACATTCCTTCTCATAAGATTGCTATAGAATTTAATGGAATGTATTGGCATTCTGATGCATTTAAAGACAAAAATTATCATAAAAGAAAACATGATTTAGTTGCAAAAAATGGAATTAAATTACTTCAAATATTTGAAGATGATTGGATTCTAAAAAATGATATTATCAAAACCAAACTCCTTCACATTTTAGGAAAATCGAATTTACCAAAAATATTTGCACGTAAAACAACCATTAAAAATGTTGAACCAGAAACTAAAATAGCATTCTTCAACAAATATCATATTCAAGGCAATGGTCCAAGTTCTATTAATTATGGATTATATCATAACGATGAGTTGGTCGCCGTTATGGGATTTATTAAGAATAACAATTATTATACCTTAAATAGATATGCAACATCATGTCATGTTGTCGGAGGGTTTTCAAAATTATTAAAACATTTTGAAACGAAATATAATTATCCAAAGATTATAACCTTTGCTGATCTAATGTGGAGCAATGGAGATTTGTATTATAAAAATGGATTTACTGTGGATAAAATACTTAATCCTGATTATTCATGGATTATAAAATGTGGACAACATTATGAACGTCAACACAAATTTAACTGGCGACACAAGAATTTAAAAAAGAAACTCCACGCATATGACCCGAAATTAACTGAAGTCGAGAATATGCATATTCATGGATTTAATCGAATATATGATGCTGGGAAACTTCGGTTTGTCAAGAATCCATAAATAAATGATATGAAAATTCAAATATTATATGAAGTCTTAATAAGAAAGAATTTCCAGCGTTAATCGTCATTGACAATGAATCAATAGATAATTAAATTGTCCGAATCTAGAAATGACGTAAGTATTAAAATTTCTCTATAAATATAACATATTGAGAAATTATTATGAATAAGTATTTAAAGAATTTTGTTGAATCCGTTGCTAATGGTGATTTAGAAACTGCTAAAATTGCTCATGCGGCTTATATCAAAGAAAAATCGAAATCATTGTTTGAAGCGAGAGAACGCAAGACGGAAGATGAATTTACTTTACAGGGTGATTATGGTCAAGGTTGGGGAGACTTAACCTCCGAGACTACACGAAAAGAAATTATGCAACGTAGACGTGAATATAGAGAAGAAGAACCGGGTGTTCCTTTCAGAATTATTGTTCGCAGAATTAAAAAAGCTGTTAAAGAATCGTTACAAGAAAGTGATGAATCATTTGATGAAAGAACTCAACGAGCAATTGCAAACTTACAATCTCATATTTCAGATGCTACCAAATCTCAAAAATCTTACGAAAAGGGATCGGAGAAATGGAATAAATTGAACAAACAAATTATGCGTTATAAGAAACTTATAGGATTATGGTCAAAACCTGTTAATGAGTCTCATAATGCTTTTGATGTTTACAAAAATAACAAACTCATCGACACTGTGTTCGATTCCGAAAATGATGCGGATGAAGTAAAACGTAGTCTCATAAACCATGACGGTTATGATGCTGATATAGTTGTCAAGAAAGTTCGTGGAGCAAAAAAGAAGAAAGATTAATCTTTCTTCTTATAGTTTCCAAGCACCATCGATTATATGAATTAATGTTATATTTCCATCAGGATATAAAATAGCTGCAGTGTTCAACCATGTTGACACTCCACGATTGTAATCCAAACGTAATGGTGTTGACGTTCCAGTTTGATAATAAGTCCCTTGGATGATGCCCGGAGAATGTGAATGTCCGATAATCATTTTTTGTCCCAGTCTAGATAGTGCTCGTAATGATCCTCGTGCACCGTTCACACCCAAGTCTCCATGCAACGATAATTCTACATCATTCAATTCAAATGATTCTTCACGTTGTAAGAATCTTGTACGGTCATTAGCCATTCCGCGATATTGATCTGGATTCTTTGTCCAAAATTCAAATACATCAAATTTCTTTTTTTCTTGCGCGGCTTTATATTGATGATATCGTAGATAATGATAAAATCTAGCATTTTCTGGATCAATATTTGGTTCCATTTCGTTAAGCCATCTATCAAGATGTTCATCATGATTAGATTTTATAACAATATTTTGTGCAAACGGTTTTGAAACTTCATCCAACAAATCTGCTGCATATTGTAATGAATTTTCAACATTATCATGTTCATCAAAATAATGCTTTACAAATTGTCCGAGTGTATTGCGCACTGTATGATGATTTCTTGCGCCCATTTCTATCAAATCGTGAAATATCATATATTGAGGTTTAAGCGTTTCTGCGATAGAATTATTACCATTGTATAAAGCATTTTTTACTTCCTGTGAAATAATCTCTGCATGACTATCGCCAGCGACCAATGCTGTCACTCTAACGTTAGTTTCTACGTTAGTCCATGTATACTTTTTATCCAAATCATGGAAAAATCCACGATTATCAGCTGTAACATGTCTGATATGGAAAGTTTCATTATCATTAATTTCAAGTACAACAGCACTATAAGAATGATTAAATGCTCCCTTATGACCGGCTTTACTGTCAGTATAATTGGGAGAAGTTATTGAACCTGTAGTCACTAACATTTTAGGCATTTTTCCGGGTACAGACGGAACCATTTTTAATTCTACATTAGGATGACCGAAAATAGCCGAATCTAATCCAACAACAGTATCAAAGCCTGACAATGGCGATGTTGCAGTAGGCTGAATCTTAATATTGCCCATAATGCGGATATGCTTACCAACTTTGATTTCGTCAGTAATGATGTATTCAGATAATGAATTATGCCACCAATCCTGATTAGAATCAGTGAATACTGAAGTAGGATTTTTATAACGATATGGGATGATAAGCAATTGTGCGTCATTGTATGCACAGTATGTTTTCAAAGACTTCAAAAATCCCTCATGAATAGGAGTAGCATTTTGTGCAGAAGTAATTACATAGCGTTGATTAGGTTTAATATTGGTTTTAAGTTTATCATTTACGTTATTTACTTTTTCAGATTTAATATATCCATCAGCCATGCTATACAGAACAGTTTCATATCCATTAATAATATCATCAGTTAATGGGAGAGTTTTGTTGGATATAAGAAAAGGTAACTGTAATCCTATAGTTTTGCCAATTTCTTGCTTACGACGCAAAACTGATTTTGGTTTAATTCCAAGATAGTTTGCAAATTGTTCTTTAGTTAACTTTACTTTTACTGCTGCTCTATATTTTAAAATGAAATCTTCTGTAGCATTCGAAAGTAATTGTTTATTCATTAATAATATCCTGTTTTGGTGTTACTTCAACAACTTCGGCATCAATAACGGTTTCCGCTCTAAGCTGTTTAATAAGATCGGTGGTGTTTATGTTGACTGTGTTATTAGTGGTTACATTACCTTTCTTAGTTACTTTATTTAATTTATCTTTATGCTCTTTAAGTTTAGCACGTTTATCTGCAGCATGCAAAGCTGTACTTAAAAAGTTTGCTGCAACCTCATAATTTCGTGCACCATATTTAGGATCGATGTCTTCTATATCGTCCAATATTTTTTCATATGTGCTCAATGCTTTATTATATACTTCATCGAAAAGATTTTCATTTTCAACATCTTTAGTATCATACGAAGATTCTTCTGCATGTTTTGCTTCTTGCAATTCTTTAGATTCATCATCTACAACATCAGGTAAGTTGAAAAAATTCTCCAATGCAGATTTTTTAGTTGTCAATCCTTTAATCATGATTCCGACTCATTTCCTCTATTTATGTGCTTATTCTTTGTCGGTATCCGATTCTTGTAAAGGTTTGGATAGTTTTGTTATCATTTCACCCAATTTTAATTTTTGTGAATGAATAGCCAATTCTATAATTTCCAACTCACTAAGTATATCCAATTTCTTTTGATTAAATCTGTCTAATGTTTCAACTTCATATCGAATTTCCTCCGGTAATGAAGCAACTTTTACTTCAGCATTATTCATTTTTAAGTTAGTTGTTTTTTCTATCACATTACTTGTTTTCATTTTTATCCTCATCGGTTTATAAACGACATAAAATTTAAAATATCCTCAATGTTATCATCGACTACTTCTGACTGATCATCGTTATCATCTTTAGGCAATCCTTCAATAGATTCAGTCATTACTGAATAAGATGAAGATGGATTTGATGTTTCATTTTTTGTTGGCGAAATTGCTTTAGTTGCTTTAGATAATCTTGCAACCATTGCTCTCATTTTTCCTTCATCATCATTATCTGTAATTTGTAAATTATCTCTATTAAATTTGAGAACTATATTATCCCCAACACCTGATGATGATCGCGTTTTAAGGAAATACAAAATCATAATTCCTTCCAGTCGCATAGCAGGAGTCATATGGATTGACATATAATTATCCACAATATTTATTTTGGCAAATCCACCGGCAATAACAGCTTGATCTGGCGAAGCTTGTTTAATGCCATCTCTGTTCTGTTGAGATGCAGAGAACATAATGGCATCATAGTCTACGCCAATTTCGTATAATTGTTCGGATTTTGCTTTATCTTGTTCTGATATACTTAATCCCGAAATTCCACCAATGGGTGTCATAATATCAAGATAATCAACAATAATAATGTCAGGAGTTCTTTCGAATATCAGTTGATATTGTTTCAAGTAAGCTCTAATGTCATTAGCATTAGAACCATTCTTCATGCGTTTGATAACATAAGAACCTGCACCAGCTTCTTTTATATCATTAATCTTCGATGCAATTTTAGGAATATTTTGCTTCCAAGTTTTTGTATCTTCACCCGTAGCAATAGAAGCTAAACGAGTAAAAATCATATCTTCAGAGAGTTCTAATGAAATATATAAAACATGATATCCAGCTGCAGCATAATTATCACCCAAGTTAGACATTAATACTGATTTACCTACACCTGAGTTTGCAGATATTAATGTAAGTTGTTTTCTAGCGCATCCACCTAGAATATTATCCAATGCCTTTATGTTTGTTGGAATTAATTCCAATGAATCAATACAATCTTTCAATCGTTGTTCGGGATTATCATATAAATCTATGCCAACATCTCTATCTATAGATATCTTCACTGCTTCTAATATGTTTGTTGTAACTTTATCATAGTTGCCTTTAACCATATCTTGCATTGACATTTGTATAGCATCTTTAATGGCAGATTCTTTGGCAAATTTTTCACATTCTTCTGATATGTAATTTATATCGTCTTTATCTAAGGTTTTTAATGTAAAATCTTGATCAAGTTCCGCTTTGATTTTATCTAATTTTGGTAGAGTTGAATATTTTTCAAAATATTTTTGAACAAATAAAAAGACTTGACGTAATTCAGGATCAAAATAATTCGGTTTTATTATGTTTACTACTCGTGCATATAAATCTTTGGATGATAATAGATATTCTAAAATCATCTTTTGCTTTGTTACATTCATATTTTAATTATCCTAACCTACATAATTTATCAGGTATTCAGGTTTAAATCAATGCGAATGTTTTATGGAGTAGATGTTGGGAATGGAATTGTTAATTCATTTACAGATTGTGGATCGGTGAATTCTTGCAATTTTGGTTTAGTTTTTCTAGCAGCATAGCGCATATCTGTTGTTAAATATATCCAAAATTTCTTTCTAGATGAAAAGCGATATAGTCTAGGAGGAATATCTTTTCCATTCTTACTTAACTGCGTGTATGTCAAACGATGATAATCGCCATTTTTAGGGGCTACGGGGAATTCGTCGCCTACAGTGAATGGTAATCCATTGGGTGGCAGTGCATCGTCACTGTAAGCGTTTTTAGAAGCATTCAACTTGTTCATATTTAAACCGGGTAAATTAGTTTTTGCATAATCTACTGCTTCTTGTGATATTTCTGCAATACTGGAATTATCTTGACCACGTTCAGGAACGGCGTCATTAGCTAAAGCTTTGCTAGTTTGTGAGAATGTTGAGACATCCTGATATTTTTGATTATTGCCATCATCAATATCTACCAATCCGGTAGAATCTTGATCTTCTGTCAATTTACCAAATATTTGTTGCGTTTCTTGAGAAGCCATAACAGGAGTTGCCAACAATCGTTGCATAGTCGGAATCCAACTTGCAGTATAGCTTGTTGTGCTCCACGCTACATCAGTAACTTCAAGATATTTCAATACAGGTTTCATCGTTGCAGAATATTGAGTTTCCGATGGCAATTGTAATATGTCACCTATCACAAACGGGCGACCTAATGAATTTACAGTTTCACCAAAACTAACTTGAATAGTGTATACATCAGTCTGAAAGAAACCAAATTTCGATGCATTGGCTTGAACATCAATAGGATTATAATAACACTTCATCGGAATAATAGTAGTTTGATAATCTCTGTCTCGATTTTCCAATAATATTCTATCTTGAATATTAGAAATATTTGTTTCTTCATAATCGATTAACTGCAAAGCTTGTACCGTCCAATAATCATCAACAGAACCATTGAATGTTAACGGTCTAATTCTCCAGAATCTTGATGGAACCGTTTTATTAAATGGAATAGTAACTAACCCGTCACAATCGGGCAGATTAATAACAGCGGCTCCATACCATTTTAGACCATCCGATGAACGTTCTATTCTAGCTTGTGTGATTCTGTTTTCAGAATTACATCCCTGTTTTATTTTTATCATGGATACATCGTGTTTTACTGATGTTTCAATACCATATCGTACTCGGCCATTAGATAATCTAATAGGTCCAAAATCATATCCTAAATAACTTTCTGTAACAACGTTGTTTCCAGTTTGAGCCGAACGCCATTCTGTTACATATTTTGTAAAAGCATTGCTTGCCGGAAAATTAAATAATGATCCATTAGAAATAGGAGCACCATTACCAATTAAATCTATAAGTTTTCCTTGTTCATGAATGCCTAAAAGTTTATAAACATTTAACACTGCTCCCGCAACTTGTAATTGTTCGGCAATATAACCGTCAACTTCACATGTATCAGAGTTTTGTGTTAAATCCCATGGTGAACATATTGGATTCACTGGACATTTCAATCCTGAACCATTATCCACACATGCTGCATTGGATGATGTTGTTGGAGTTACAATGGGAGTTCCATCAGAATTTAATGCACAATTGCCATCTGTATTAATAGATGTTCCACAATCTAACGTCGCAGTAGGTGATATTGTTGGATTTTGAGAAGATAAAGTTTTAGGTGAATTCATTTGACATGGAATGCAATCAGACATAAATTATCCTATAACAAAGTGTGCTGCCAAACCAACATCTTCCAAATTACCCATAGCCGGATCGTGTAATTCTTCTAATAATGTCGTTCTTTCTGTTTCAGCTTGTGATGCTAAATCTTGAGCATTCAAGTTTGTACTTCCATTAGGACCGGGAAGATTCAAATACTTTCCTCTAACTTGAGATAGAATTCTCTTAGCTTCGGTTAAAGCCCATGATTGAATCCACAATGCAGATGCTCTATTTGTTAATATATCTTGTTCAGTTCTTTCAATAGTTCCATCAATTAATAAACGTTCTCCTTCCAACACTCGTTGAAATAGTCTTAATTCTCTAGTCGTTTCTACCCATTGGAACATAATTCTAGTAGCAAATAATTGTTCTAATTCTTTCATATAAGATGACATTAGATGATAGCTTAACATATCAAATGTGCCAATGCTATACAATTGTTGCAAAGCCGCGATACCAAATAGTTCATTACCTGCTAAACCAGTTCTAATCCAACCTGCACGCATTCTATAGATAGCTCTAATATTAGTAATTTTATTAAATCCTACACAATGTGATGCCATAACATAAGTCTGTTGATTAGGTTGAGCATCTAACCAGAAAAAGTTTCTAGTATAAGCATAACTTGAATAACGTCTAAACATCAATAAAGCGTTGTCAATACATTGATCAATTTGAGTTTTTGTTAATTCTACTTGAACACCGATGTTACCTAATAAGGTTCGTATAGTTTCATGAAGAATTCGGCGTTCATCGGGCGAGCCATCAGTACCAACGCCAATTTGTTCATACATAGAACCCGGATCAGGACCATTGGTTCCTATTTTTGGTTCATCATAAATGACAGAATGATAAGGAAGAAGCGCAAATATACCATCAGCATCTGGCATAATTCGAATGCTATGACCACATCCCGCACGATTAAACAAGAAGAATAGATATGGTCTACCATTTAATGATGGATATTTACTTACTTGATATTTAAACTGTACCGTAATTATAGGTAATTCTACAATCCAAGTTGTTCCATTCCATTGATATAATTCAGTTGTTGATGTATTCAACCATTGTGTTCCAATTTCAGGAACTAATGTCGTTATTGAATATGGGGTATTAATCCATGCAGTACCATTCCACTTATTTAACACGTTATTATCTGGATTAAACCAATAATATCCATTATATAATATGTAAGGATCAAACGTTGAAATTAAAGGTTTGATACTATCCCATCCAGTGCCATTCCAAACTGAATAAGTATCTGTTGTAGTATTATGCCATAATGTTCCTACAACTGGATGAATAGGATTATATAGATAATTAATATAATCTGGAGATGAACAACTGTTACCCAAAATATACATCAATTTTTGAGTTGTAGGATTATACCAAACTGCACAATTTGGCAAGTTTGGAGGGAGTGATGGATCAATAACTTGTTGTATAAAATTGCTTACAGCTTTCCATTCATTATCCACTATATCCCATGCATATAAAGTATCTACGGATGGCGTTTTATTCCACCATAATTCACAACTTGATCGAATCATTGGATCAGTGGGATACATAGTGTATGATGTAGGAATCCAATAAGTATTCGTAGAATCTCGTTTGAAAAATTCTTGTGTAACAGGATTCAACCAATATCCATTAGCTGTAGGATAATCTAAATCACCTTCAGCATTAGGTTGGTCATAACGAGTATTGACGTTAACATTCCACATGCCTGCTGAATACTTATACATAATACCATCAGTTTCATTAAACCAAAAATCACCAACACCAAGAGTATTAGGGTCTTTATCTGAAATTATGGCTAAGACATCTTCAAATTCTTGATGATTTACACTCCATTTTGTTAATATTCCACTTTCAATATTGTACCAATAATAAGTGCAATCTAATAATGGAGCTAATGATGGATTTCTCGATTGTATGTAAAGGCATAGTTTACACCAATGATCACCGTCCCACTCATAAGCATCTGTTCCATTAAACCATAATGTCCCACATGATGGCATCGTTGGGTCAGTTGCATAATTTATAACGGATTGTGTAGTCCATCCACCTGTTTCATACATTTTGATAATGTTATTATCTGGATTTAACCAATAAACTCCTTGTGTTGCTAATGATGGATCAACATTGGAAAATAATACATCCTGATCACTATAAGATGAACCATTCCATAAATTTAAAGTCGAGTTATTAAGATTTAAAAATAATTCATTAGCATGTGGTGGTAATGGACTATTGTATGAATTATATGTCGTTAACTTAAATTGATTGTTAATAGCTGTTACAAGATCACGATAACTTTGTGCTTCAGAACCTTGAATTTGCAAATATTTGTTTTCTGTTCCGTCAATAAGAATGTGAAGTGGATAAGTTTTAGTTTTATCTAAACCTGTTAGTGTATCTTCAGTAATTTTTGTAGTTGCGCTATCACGAGGCAATAGAATAATATCTTGATAAGCATTATAATAAAGTGTTTCACCTACATCAACACCAGTAGGAAGTGAATAGGCATGAACACCTTCACGGTGATAAGTTCCCACATTATCAACTGCATAACCCGAAACGTAATAAAATGTATTAGGATCAATATTTGATACTTTTAATGATGTTGTGGTTTTATCATTATAAAATGCACCAATAACTAATGCAGTATCTAATTTGCTACCAACATTCAAATCAGGATCAGCTGTAGGATCACCATTGTACATAATACCATTGCTTGGAGACGTTGTGATATAATTAGCAGCTTTTTTATCAATAGTAACGACGATACCATTGTAGGCTTGTGTACCTGTTGCACATCCTTGTGAAGGCGGTGGAATATTCCAAGTAATAGTGCCAGTTCCATCTGAATTTCTTGTGAATTGGATGGTTATTTCTTGTCCTTCTTTTTCGATGCTTCCAGAAACATCAGCAAAGCCTTGATATATTGACATATTAATTATTCCTCAATGGTTTGACCATTATAAATTTTTCCATGAATCTCACCATTCAATTCTTTTAAAGTTTTTTCAGAATCTGCTATCGTCGTGACAAGTAATAAATTTAATATAAAAAATAATGTATTTGTTCTAATAACATTACTATTAAAAATAGTTGAATTACCTAATGACATAACTCCTTCAAATAAAATTTCTTGAGTTGGTTGATGCCATTTGAAGAATTTAGTCATAACAATTTCAGGAACACCATGAGAAAGACATGCGGAAATAAATTCAGACATATTACTATTTAATTTTCGAGTGATTTCATCACACCATTTTTCAGGCGACCAATCATTCATATCTAAATCAGATATATCTTTACAAGTTTTATACAGGTTTCTAATATATATCCCTAAAATGTCGCGAAACATTTGTTGTTTAACAGGTTTATTAGGCAATAAGTCTAGATTAGGGACTTCCACATTCAATCTATATTGAGCATTAGCAAAAAATGAATGATATGATAAATTGGCACTATTATCCAATCGAATAGACTGGTCTATGTTTGACAAATGATTGTCGGATGCTCTATCTGAGAATAATGACGGTATTTTATGTTTGAAATATACCCATAACACATACCCAATTATCATCAGTATGCCAACACCCCATCCATAATCAGATAATAATTGTATAACATCTTGCATTGAAGGTTCCTAATATAATCAGATATATTTATGGTTTCAATGCGTTCAATATGGAATTAAATTAATGTTAGAGTGGTTTCTACCCATTTTCGAATCTTTGCATCAGACCACGAAAAATGCATGATTTGATCATCATCGAAGGTTAACATAATATGCTTTGGAGTAGGATTTTCTATAGAAATATATTCCCATAATATTTCTATTTTATCTTTAGGTTTTAATGAGATATATTGTTTTTTATCATCGAACATATCTTCAGTTAATGGTATTTTACAATACTTTCTAGCTTCATATAATCGCTTTACTCTTGGACAATTTTCTCCTGCACTTTTCAATTGTGCTTTAGTGTCCAAATATTCCTTAAACGATAAACTCTGTTTCATAATTAAATATCGCCTTTTTGATACGAAATAAAAAATGGGATATTGTCATATGCATTAATTTTTGTCATAAATTCTTTAAAAGTTATAGCACTATTTAGAACAGCTTTTTGATCTTTTATTTCACCTATACTATCTCCAACACCTATACATCCTGCTAAATCGTGCATCGTATTTGCAATATGTATAAGGATGCCCGAACGTTTCGCACCAATTTTCGGATAGAGTGATACAGTATCACCCAAAACTGCAAATACTTTTCCAAATTTTGGAGATGTATAATGTGATAAAATGTATTCACCTTCTGGAATACAACTCTCGAAAGGTTTATTATCCAACCACGGTCGTTCCACTGTGTAACAACAAAAATCATCAAATGTCAACTTTCCAAATGTTCCTTCATCTGTAGAAGAAAATCTTTCTAATTTTATCATAAAATATTTCCATTACAGTTATTTATTTTGTAATCAATCTTACTATAAAATATTCACATTATTGATTGGATTTTTATTATTTTTATTGAATAATTCAATCATTTGAATTAAACAATTTTCAAGATTATTACGATCATCTTCCTCATATGCGTTGATTGAAAGATGTAAAAGATGTTTTAATTTATCTAATTTAGCATTACGTTCTTCGGCTAATTGAAAATAAAATGCATTACAACGTTTGCATGCATTTCCGTCAATGCTTGAATTTATTGGATGTTCATCTGAACATGATGTTCTATCATGTTCAGGATATTCTTTATCATCAAAATCATTAAGTTTCATAATTAATCCTCAAAAGGAACTGATGTCATAGACTTCAATTTAAGATCGTTCATCATCAATTGTCTATTTTGAATCCATCCTTTAAAATTACCTGACCACATATTGTTGTATCTATCCATATGCGTTATTCCTACATCCCATGATACAATGGGCAATCCTGATTCATCATATTTTACTTTCATTGGAGTCGCTTGATGTTCCATGGGACTAAAATGTGGCGGAAATGAATGAACTAATCGTTCATAAATTTTTTCCGCTTTTTCTAAAGAATCATCGGTTTTTCTATAAGAAACTTGAGCACATTGTGATGCGCTAATGGCAATAGCCTCTTTTAAAGTAAACCCATTTCTATCAAATGTTTCATCACTTACAATGGGAGCCTCATAAACTATATGTTCTCTCCAACATCCATCGAAATAATAAGGGACGTGCCAATCGCCAACACCCAATTGCGTAGGAATACTATTGTCCATAGCTTGTTTCATTCGTGATGCCAGAATATGAATTTCTGGTTGAGCATCTTCATGATCACGAAGCCAAAAGAAGTTTTCAAGTTCTGTACCAGTAACCACAGTTTTCATATGAGAAAATGGTTCCAGAAGTCTATTCACAATTTGTTTATGATATCCAGATTTTTCAAATCCTTGCGCATAATCAATTGCAGCATCTCTAGCATTAAACCACCAATTTTCTCGGGTCAATTGGCATTCTGAATCAACATAAATCAAATTATCACATTCTTCTTTGGCACTCATTCCGGGTTGGTTTTTACCCCAATGGGAAGGCATTGCTGTATCATTGATAATCGTTTCAATATTTTTCTTAACTGTGATAGCGCGGCTGGAACTGCTATTTCGACTAAGTAATCTATGAGTATTAAGTTCTGCTAGAATGAATCGTGGATATTCTAATTCAAAAGTGGTAATTCTTTTTCCTTCTACAGTAATACTATCTGCTATGATTTTTGCTGAAATGGTCATTAATTTTTCCAATTATTGAACCATTTTAAATCTTTAATTGAATTAAGTCAAGGTTAGGTTGTCAATCCTAAATGTACACCTTCATTGATAATATCATCACTATAGGGTTGTTGTCCATTTTCATGAAATATAATAGCTTTGACTAAAGCTGACATAACTTCTGGGCTTTGCATGTTTAAACAATCATCGACACCATAGCCGGAACTTTTACTAACATTATTAATATATGATTCGGTATCATTTTCTGTAGGCGGTGCCCAACGATCAATAATGGTTCTAATAGTATAGATATGCTGTTTTGAATATGATTGAAGAATTTTTGTTATAGCTCTAATACCATATTGTGCTGAGCTAAATTGTTCAAATGATCCATCAGTATTATTGGATGCTTCGCCTTGCCAGTTCTGTCCAATTCTTATGTTTCCCGGATTATTATTTCTGATTCCACGGGGAAGCTTTACATCTGTCATAAATATTTACCATTTTTAAATATTTATGTTATAATTGTTAATTCTCCGATGATATTGTTAATTCTCCGATGATATTTTTAATTTATCCCATTCTGATTCCCGCATAACTACAAGATTATATCCAAGTGACAAGATTTTTGATTCCTTGTTTTTGGTGGCACTATATCGCTCTTCTGCAGTTTTGTCATAAATCATAACATCTGAATCGAAAATGTTTGGATCACCGTGAAACCATGATCCATGAAATTCATAGATTGTATTATTTTCTTTACAATATCCATCGACATGATATCGTGTCAATGGAATTCTAAATTCTCCGCCATTTAATGCATGTTGAATAAAAATATTCTCTTCTGTCATAATTTTATCCAGCCATGTTAAACATTTTTTGGAATAATTTCTCATTCCACAACTCGGGCATCCTTGTCCCGAAGTATGACAATATGCTCGCTGTTTAAATAATCCATGTTTAGGGCATTTTATAGTAATCATTGAATGAGAATTTTTTAATTCTCTGTTTATAAATGGATAACTATAAAACTTATTATGCACTTTATTAAAATCTTTAACAGTCTGTTCTACCTCTTTTGCAAATAATACGCCTATGCGATTCTGTGCACATGTTTTACATCCAGCATAATGTGGAGGATTCAAAACGTTCGATAACTTTGCATCATAATGATGATCTTCATCACACTTGAAATGATATTTTTCATTCATCCCTTTATACGACTGATTACCGTCGAAATAGACACGCTTCTCTGGAAATTTCGCGTTTCGCTCTAATAACTTTTTAGCAATGATGGAATCATTATAAATCACTTCTTTCTTTATGATGGTCCCATCATTTCTTTTCCATCCTCTTTGAGTCATGATTCTGTTATCAATTCGTTTTCACTATCTTCATCATCACTATCATCAATAATTTTTGTATATTTTTCAAATATTTTTGGAAATTTTGTTGTAATTTTATTATATTTTATCAAATTTTCTTTTTCTGGAATCATTCTAAGATTATCTATATGTCCACATAATTCATATGGTATATTATTAACAAAGCAATAAGTGATGGGAATGATATGATCCAAGTGATATAATCCTCGACCTCGAATCTTCTCACCATGATTAGATAATGCGTCAATGTGTTTTCTATAATTATGATTAGACAATAAATTAACTTGACTTTCATATTTTTCGAATCCTTCCTTATTTTTCAGAGCATTTTCTGAATTGATTCTACATAATTCCAACATGAACTCTCGTTTTCTTTCGTTATTACAAGGTTTACACATATTTTCATGAATGAAAAGATTTGCTGGTTGTGTCCACCATTGTCTTTTGCATGAACATGTTTTATTATGCACCAGAATCTTTGTTTTTACACCGACATATGGAGTATGAAGTTCATAATTAGAATTGATCAATTTATACAATCCTTCGTTTTTAATATCCTTATATCTTTCTGTCTCTGTGCATTTCGGACAACCAATTGATCCCCAAAATCTATAGTTAGACACTTTAGATTTTGGTGTAGCATTGAATACATTCCCACATATCAGACATTCAATGTCTTGATGCATATTAGAATTACTATTAAGATTAGTTAATCGCAACTTCATGGTTTCAAATAATTTCATGTATTCGTCTGAAATCCTATATTCATCTTGTGTTATTAATCTTTTACATAAAGAACAATCGTCACCACCATAATGGCGTGAATAACTTTTTGTATATTCACCATGGTCTGAGCAAATAATAGTAATTTTCGATGTAGAATCTATATATTCTTTATCAAAATTTGGGTAAGAATATTTACCGCTATATAATGATATTAACTGTTCTAAAGCTTTGTTTCTGATCACTTTCTTATGTTTTATTTCAATACATTTGGGACAGCCTTGACCTTTCATATGTCTAGAATATGCAGTCACTGTCCATTCATGTCCAAGATCGCAATGACAGTTAAATGGCTTTTTTGTCTCTACAGCTTCGGGATTATCAAAATAAACTTTACAATCTGAAAACTTTTCATTTCGTTGTTTATTCATCTTAATAAAAATATCTTTAGTGATTTTTGCAGGCATATTTTCTCATTAAACAATAATCGATCATAACTTGACAAATACAAAATGTCAACATGCGTTTTTAAAATGTAATATTCATCAGCATTACAAAATACAAAAAAGAAAGCCCTAGATTTTTCTAGGGCTTTCAAGAGTTTGCAAAGGTCTAACCAATGCTATTGCACGTTATTAAACGAACTCTAGGTTGACAACATTCACTTTGCCATAATAATCAGCACTGTTACCCAATGATGTTGTGGTATCAGTTAGGATTCCCTTACCGTAACGAGTCATCAAGCTGACCACAGGTTGCATGGTCACAGGGTTAATCACAGTACCTGTTGACATTAAAGGCACATATGGGCAGTAGAAGTATCCAGAATCGATTTCTCCGTTTCCACCCTTATAACCAACTAGAATCTTGTCAGAACCAGCAGGAGCAGAAGTTCCCGGTTGAGCTTGATCCCAAAGGTATGAATACACCTTGATTGTACCATTCAAAGTACCAGCCAACATGGTGTTAGTAGGTGACTTGAATGAACCTTCAATAGCAGGTGCGAACACAGCCTTAGCAGCACTTTGTAGAGCCGAAACGATCATGGGTGAAACCACGATGAAGTTACCAGCACCACGACGAGTCTTACGAGCAATTTCATTACAAACTGCATTGATCACTGGACCCAAGTTAGCCAAACGATCACCAATGAAGGCAGGAGCGTAGGTTGTACCTGAAGTAGCAGCTAGATCGAACACGCGAACTGTACCAGCAAGAGCAAGCAAGTCTGAAACTACTTCGGCGTCGATTTCGTTTACGATTTCGGCAGAAATACCCTTAGTCATTTCAGTTTCAATGTCCATACCATGTTGACTGTTTAAGTCTTGCATGGCTTCAATGGTCCATGAAGCTTGTAGCTTACGGCTCTTGGCTTCGATAGCTTGTGAGATAACTTCCAATGAAACCTTACGGCCACCAGAACCTTCTAGGAAGCTTGAGTTACCACCGTATAGTGATCCACCAACTGGATTACCATACAAAGTAGTACCAGTATCGTATTGAGTCACGTTTGGATCAGAAGCCCAGCCTTCACCTTCAGCAGTACCAGTAATGTTACCGGGAGCAGAAGTACCGTCAGCACCGGCAGCGCTGAAACCAGAAGCACCGGCAGCTTGAGCAGCATTAGTACCACCAGCATAGAAAGCACGAATAGGCTTGGCGTTACCAAACATTTCGTCTCCAGCTGTGATATCATATCCACCGAATTGTGAACGTGAATCATCGTGTACCATATTTTCTTCATACTTATAACGAAGTGTGAAGATTTGAGATACTGGACCGGCCATTGGTTGTACACCAACGATTTCGGTAGCAATAGTACCCGGAATCACACGTCGAATGAGCGGAAGCAAAGTCTTACGGAAGTTAGCAATGTCACCAGCACCGATTGAACCACCAGAAGCAGTTTCTTTCAAGAGCATAGCACGTTGATTTTCCAATACAGTACTTACAACTTCTACCTTATTTTTTGGAAGACCTTGAAGCAAAGTTTCCTTTGTTTCGGTCCAATTTTCTGTTAACATCTTATCTTGTTCAGCCATTTTATTTCTCCTATAGTTAGCCAAATATTACTTATTCTTCAACGCCAGCAAGCTTTTTCAGACGAGCACTGGTTGCTTCAGATAGCTTTGTCTTAGTTTCTTGCTTTGATTCTGTAATAGGAGTAACATCACCTGTTACTACAGTTACATCTTCTTTTACAGCATCTATTTTTTCACTTTCGGCTAGTACAGGTGTAACAACACTTTCCTTCTCCGACTTACTTACATCATTTAACACTCTTCCAATAAACTTATCATAGGCTTCTTCAAGCTTCTCGGTTGGAGTAGACTTGAGGATAGTTTCCATGACTTCGCGGGGAAGGCCGCTTAGAGGTTCAAGAACTTCAGTCATCTTTTGATCGCGTTTAACTGACTTTAGAGCCTTAACAGATTCATTAAGAGACTTTTCAGTTTCAGCAAGCTTGACTTCAGCTTCTTTTAATTTATTCAAAGTATCATTTGAGTCTGCAAAATTTGAGTCATATGTCTTGGCAAATGCTTCATAAATTTTGGCACCAAACTGTAACTTTTTAACTTCATTGATTGATTCTTCAAATTCTGCAAATTCTTCTTCAAGACATTGAGTATTGAAAGCATCCAATTGATCGATAAGTGTAGCCATATCACTTTTAACAGCTTCAGAAATATTCTTTCTTTCTTCAACTAAACGTGCGGCATATTCAGCTTCAAGATCGCGGAAATCGGCTACGCTTTCATTAAGTTCTTTCATATGCTTGTTAAGGAATTCTTCAGCTTTAGTATCTAAAGCTTCAATGATTGCATCCTTTTCAACGATAAACTGTTCAGTTAATTCTGCACGAACTTTTACTTCAGTCTCAGCTTTAGCAGCTTCAACAGCTTCGGTGATTTTAGCTTCAAATGCTTCTGTCAATTCTTTTTTTGAATCATCATTTAACAATTCTGATTCGAATAACTTTTTCAATAATTCGTCCATTAAGGCACTCCTGTAAATAATTATTTAAAATTGCAGATATTATTTATAGTGTGAATGTAATTAATGTAAAAAGATAATATAGAATTATGTAAGTTATTGATTTATATAGAAAAATAATTAAAATAATTATGTATTATTTTAGAAAAATATTTCATAAGTCAATGAAAAACTTGAAGAAATATTTTCAAGCAATAAAAAATCCAGTCATTTCTGACTGGATTTCTCTTAAAAATGATATAATTATTTTTTACAAAGATTTTATAAATGCATTAATTTCCATCTCATAGAGTGGATATTTTTTCACCAAAATATCAATATAACTTTGAATTAATTCGATATTGTTGGTATTGTTTTGAATATCTTCGATGACTTCCAATGTGATGTACACTGGCGTTGATGGTATTTGAATGTTATCCTGATAATATTTTATTGACATAAAATTTTAAAATGAGTCTGGTCTAGCAATAGCACGAACAAGAGCCATTAATCCTGTTTGAAAATCTGTTTTAGCTATAGCAATCCATCGTTTATCGGAGTTTTCTAATTTCCAAACTTCGTCAATCATATTTTCTAATTTTGTACCTAAATCATTTTTAATAAGATTCATCATGTCAATTTCTTCTTGAGAAAGATCGCGATAACCTTTTATTAATTTATGTTGATTGTCCATTATACATTCCTATTTTCAATAAATTATATAAATTATTTTTACAATTGTCAAATATTATTGCATATACGATATAGTATCTCGTGATATTTCAGAAATGGAAGAATTAAGAGTATCTTCTATACAAGCAATAATTTTGTTAAATAATATTTTAAAATCATAATTATTTTCTAGAATACTTTTATTGAATGCAAAATTTATTTTAAACATTTCAGGTAGAAGATAATCACTTGTTGAAAAGGATGGTTTTTCGATGTCACAAAGATATATGGAATCATGCCATATGAATAACATTTTTGATTTATTATCAATTTCAGATGATCTTAATTTTAAGTAATAATTTCTATAAAGTCCATCCGTTCTATTAGAAATATGTTCATGGATGTTTATAGAACGTGGTTCATTACTTATAAAATATATGTTTATTGTTGTTAATGCTTCTTCAAGATTCATCATATTTTATGGCCTCATAATTGATGATATTTGAATCCATCAGCATGATTAATTTCCATCAATGTCAATGTTTTGGCTATGGCTCCGGTATCAATATAATATCGATTATTAAATTGCATTGGTTTATCTACTGAAACATGTCCGTGAACAAGATGATCAATATATTGAATATTTCCGACATTGTTTCCATTATTCATATAATTGAATAAATCAAATGACCATAATGATCGCTCTTCATACTTGTCAAAATGTTGTTTAAATTCTATCCAATCATTAACAGGAACTTCAGCATGAACCATAGCTACTTTGCCGTTAATAGTATCTATTTCAAACATATGAGGTAAATTATTCAAAATTTCTACATATAAACCTTGTGAATATGGATCAAGATCAATAAACCATTTACCACCATGCAATACATAAGAGTTTTGCCAATCTTTCTTTTCAAAGAATTCTTTCATCATTCTTTCATGATTTCCCATAATAGCAAAAAACCATGGATATTTTAACCATGATAAAATTTCTTTAGATTCTGGACCACGATCAATTAAATCTCCAAGAGAAAATAATCTATCAGACTTTGGATTGAAATTGATTTTATCCAAAAGTTTTCTCAACATCGTATAATAACCATGAATATCACCAACTATAAAATCTCTGCCGAGTATATTAAGGTTTTTATCAAATGCCTGTATTTTATTTTTGTTTTTGTAAGTCACACCGAATCCTGATTTGCGTTATTATAATCTTCTCGATATTCTTTTTCGGAAATTTCGTTTCCATAATGATCAAAATAAACAATTTGTGTTGATGGAATATATGGAAATTTTATAGAAACTTTTTCGTGATAAGCCGAACCATCGGGTTGTACAATTAGTTTGCCATCCAAATAATATGTACCTTTACTAGATTTAAAGACTGCTGAATTTCTCTTATTTTGCAGCATATACTCACCAGAAATATCGGAAACATCATTCCATTCTGAATCTTCACCCGTTAAAGGTGATAAATTGTTAAACTTAACTAATGTATCGAATAATTTTATTACGCATTGAGCACTTCCACCAGAATGACCTTGAGAAGCAAAAAGTTTAATCAAATCGAGCACTGATTCAGCTATCATTCCACCGTAATCACTATCCTTATCGAAAAGTCCGGCTCTTGCTAATTCATATTTTGCATGCGATTCTAATGACATAATGTTATCCTAAATTAGTCTAAATCGTATCATGGAATATAAAAATTGTCAATAAAAAAGCTCAAGAATATTCTTGAGCTTTATGTGGCACGCCGGGTAGGACTCGAACCTACAACTTTTTGCTTTGGAGGCAAAATTTCTCCCAATTGAATTACCGACGTATAATTTATTACATTTATTTTATTTATCAATATAACATTTTATTTATGATCGAAAATATTGATAACCATATCGTTATTGATTAATCGTCAATATCTATATGACTTTGAATTTTTTGATTAGTCCACTTTTTATAACTATTATCAAAATTTAAATCATACGCTTTAGTTTTCGGTTCTAAGTATTTAAACAATCTATCATCTTGTTCAGTAAAATTCAAAGCTATATGATAAGCCATCATAGCATTAGCCATAGCATGTGCCAAATGATGTTGATGTGAATCTAACGCATAATCTTCGCCTGATTGAAATGCATTAATATGTCTCAACATTGCATCCAATACTCTCGACAATTCTAAACCACACCAATTATTTTTAGAATACTTTTTTGCACCTTCTGTCATTACTTCTGCAACAGCCTTTAATGAATCTGGTGGCAGTAAACTGTATTGAGCCTTATCACCATCATATTTTGAACCGCCATGTGATCCAGTCACTTTTATTTCTTCACTCATTATTTTTAATGTCCTTTATTTTCGTAATCATATGCTCACAATATTCATTTAAGGAATTTAATGCAATAATAGAATCTTCATAATCATTTTGTCTAAATGTATCTTCCACATCATTTAAAATTCTATGCATTCTTTTGAATGTTCTTGAAAATTTACATGCGACTTGATTTGTTCTGAAAGCTGTGTAACATTCATCATAAATAGATTGAGTTTCTTCTAAAGGATTTTTCTTATCTGTCATCGAATCAGTAGTTTCCATCTTTTCATGATCTAATTTTACAAGATGTTGATAATAATCATTTAATGCATTTTGCAATACTTCCATGTCACCAAACAAATAACTAAATGTAAATTTTTTGCATGTAAAAGGTTTTTGATCTTCTATATTAATTTCCAATATTAAATCTTCATCGTCAAAATACGTTGGTGAAAGCACATTTAGATTAAATATTGCCCATCGTAATGAAACAGCTGAATACTTCCAGTAAGTTATTTTTGACACTCCAACGTCTGTAGGATTGTTTTCAAATATTTTTTGAAATTGCATTATATCATTTACATTTATGTAATTATGATATGGGTTATTTTCGGATAATAAACTAATATGTGTTATTGTTCGACATATGTTAACAAAATTTTGATTATTCATAATTTATCCTTTCTATGGTAAGGATTCTATCAATTATCAATTAAAATGTCAAGGATTGGTGGCTACTGTTGGAATCGAACCAACAACGTTTTCCATATGAAAGAAACATTCTACCATTGAATTAAGTAGCCATAAGATGGCGGAAAAGGTGGGATTCGAACCCACGAATCATTTCTGATTACACCTTAGCAGGGTGCCCGTTTAATCCTGACTCACGCACTTTTCCATTGTTCTATTTATTGTTGAATCCATTGATAACCACAGAAATATCGGTTATTATATTGATCAAAACAATATGTGTCAACTCTTTGATAAACATTACCGTATTCTATGTAAATAGTTTGATTACGCGGAATTTGTATTGATCCAAATAAAATAGCACCACCAACAACCCAAGGAATGAACCCAAATCGTGAATGATGATTCCTATACAATGGATTACGATTCGTTTCAGTTCTGTTCCAATAATACGGACGATTATCATAATGATAATTACGATTATAATCGTGATACACATGAGATTGATAATGATATCGATTATCATAATTATGGTATCTTTGTTGTGCAACGACATTAAAAGACATAATAAATGACAATATCATTACTGTTATTAACATAAATGTTTTCATAATATAATACTTCCATTAAATGTGATTTGTTTTACTTTTAACGATAATAAACTAAAAAACCACGGATGTCAATGCCCGTGGTTTTATATTTAATTATGTGAAGCGTTGTTTAGATTTTAACTTGAACGCCTACAATACCATAATTTGCAAGAACTTCATTTGAAAGATTCTTTCCACCGAATGAATATTTACCGTACACCGAAACATTCTTCAACAAATTGTAAGATGCAAATACTTCAGAATTGTTATAACGAGTACTTGAACCTTCAAATCCATTCAACTGATAATGATATGCTGATACTGCACCACCAACTTTTATCTTATCAGTCACTGGAATATTTACGCCTAGAGCAACATAAGTATTCTTATTTTGACCAATACCTTGTCCGATTTGTGCAAATAATACATTATATGTTGCATTTGCACGAAATTCATTGTAATCTGATGGCATTAATTGACCATCGCGCTTAGTCAAAAATTCTTGGGCATTGTATACATGATTCATGCTCATATCAATCTTAAAATCTTGAGTTAAAGATAATGTATAACCTACGCCAACATCACTTTCAATTGCAGAACCGGCAGAATCTAACGGAAATGTATTGCCAACCTTGCCAAAATCTCCGCGTACATATAAACCTGTTAATCAGATATCAGAGACTTTCAAACTTAGATTTAAGTCTGGACCAGTTGAATACTCTTGACCGCGATAATCTGCACGAGAAGTTGCATCAATGCTGCCACTAAATGATGGTTGTGATGCATCAGATGTCGCTGCTAATACACCAAAAGTTGTAACAGAAAGTGTTACAGCAGCCAGTATCATTAAAAATTTCTTCATAACATATTCTCCATTGATTTGTTATCCTAACATTCTAACATTCTAAACTAATAAGTTTAATATGTCAAGTTTTTTAGTTTCCTATGAAACTAATCTATTTAAATAATTTTATAAGTGTTACTATCTACTTGTGCGCGATATTCTGATACAGAATTTGTAGCAGTTAAATATACTGATTTAATACCTTCGCTATTAGCAACATAATTAGAAATAAATCCTTTATAGATACCATAAGACTTTGCGACCGAAAAAGCATCCTGATTTGCTGCTAAATAAACAAATTTCCAATCTTTTTCTTCACATTTTGTGATTAAGGATTTTACTTGGTCTGTATTAAAATTTTTAGATGAATTTTCTTCACCATCAGTAAGAATTACAATAATATTATTTTTATTATCAACTTTTAATAATTCGGTCAATGTTTCACCTATAGCATCATTTAGAGCAGTGCTCCCTCTAGGACTATAAATTTTATCAGTTAATGGGCTGATATCTCTAACAGATGTATCTTTAACATGAGTAATATAATCATTATCAAACATGTGAATGCTCATCATAGCATTGTTATCTACTGTTAATTCTTGTTGTTCTTTCAAAAATGTATTAAATCCACCAATAGCATCTTTAATAGTAGACGCCATAGAACCCGATCTATCTAAAATACAAGTGATATAAACATTATTTTGTTTCGCCAATCTATTCATATAAGAATCAATTGTTTGTTGAATCTCATTTATCAATTGAGTTTTATTATTAGTAGACAAGTCTTTTGGTAATTTCGGCATTGTTATTGACATATAAAATTCTCTATTTAAGATCGAGTATACTTTATTATAAGTTAGTTGTCAATACAATAGTTTTTTGATATTTGATACATCACTAAAAGTTAATTTTGATATATCAAATTTAATTATTTTTCCCGTTTTACTAATAGCTTTTATAGTAAGATCATTTAGTGGACCATCTTCTATGGTATTAAATTTCAATTCAAACGTGTCTTTAAATTGCGCTAACCATTGCTTAATTAACCTTAAAACATAAACATTAATATTATTCAATGGAATATGTTGAATATCCAATACTTTTTCTAAAGTATCATCTTTTTCGATAGTAACTTTGATAATAGGCTGTCTATCTTGTGCGATTTCATTTAATTGTTTAATAAGATCGTACATATATTATACTCATTGATTATTATTTATATCATAATCAATAGACTAATGATGTTAAATTTCGCCAATCTCGACATCATCCAATTCTGTATCAATATTATTAAACATGGTTTGTAAGAATTGATTATTATTAAATAATGGTTTCAAATACTTTTCAAAGACTCGTTGATCTTTTTCTTCCCAATCAGTTACCATATCATTTTTTAAGTATTCAACAAAATCTAATTTTTCGTCTTCTGAAATTGGATAACTCAATTCATAATCAACATCAAAATCAAAATTTAAAGGAATATAATTCATAGTACTAATTTTAATTTTTGTGACATCGCCCACATAATTAGATGAATAAAATGGCTCGTTCCACCCATCTCCTTCTAGTTTTGAAAACGTATCCTGATAAACTTCGAAGTTAACTTGAACATTGTCAACTTTCACATTTGTTTCTAAAACATTAGATTCGCCCTTAGTAAAACCTTTGTTCAAGGCTGGACGATCATAATCATCATCCATATCGTCGTGCATAAAATTTTCTAGAATGTTTTGTATTTTCATTTAATTTCTCTTTATAATAGGTTTATATTTCTTTAATATTCCATTGACGATTTTTTGGTCTTCATCTGTATAAGGCATTAAATCTAGATCATGAGGAATATTTTTATATTGTTGTATATCACCAATCTTCTTTACATATTTCATCATAAAATCATTGTATTCTTTCCATGATATACCATTAGATTCAACAGCATCACGCTCCACTCTTAATGCTATTTGGTGAGCTAATTGATATATTTCATTATAGGCTTTGATTAGAGTAATTTCAATAGCTTCATGCAATATCAGATATTTATCTGTTTTAATGGTTTTACCTGTTTTGTTTTTGAACGATTCTGGCATATCTTTATCAATAAAAATTATTTTACCATCTTTAGAATATCCAGCAACATATGGAATATCATGAGTTCTATCTATCTTAAATTTTGATTCAATCGCTTTGATAGATTCATTAAAAATCTTGGTACTTTCAAGCCAGTCAGTTTTATAAGGAAATTTTCTGTAAATCATAATTAATTATTTATTGATTATAATCGATTTGGGCTGTGAAAGTGGATAATATTCAAGAGAAATGACACCATCTATAAGATGATATTTCATAGCATCATCTGTCATTACCCACCATCCATTGGCTTCATTTTGTTTTAATTGATTGTAAGTAATATTGCCGCTTCTGTTTACTATATTCATATCAAGTATAGCCATCATTTTCATTAACATTTCAACTCTAGAAGCAATGACGTTCAAAGGAGCTTCATCAAAACTAGTAGATGCATTATGATACATTAATACTGCATGAGGCAACATATAACGTTTATCTCCGTAGGAATGAATGTATGCAGCCATACTTGCCGCCATACCCACATCAACAGTATAAATTGGATGTGTTGATTGTTGCATAGCATCGATAATTTTTGTTCCGGCTAACAAACTTCCACCGGGAGAATCTATAAAAAGGAAAATTGGATGTTTGGTGTTAATTTTGTTCAATTGATGAATGCGTGAAATTATTTCATTAGCCGTCACATGGTTAACTTCACCATATAATGTAATATTATAATTAATATTAAGTAAAGTATTTTTTGCTGATGTTGAACAGAGTGAAATTATAAACACTAATACAATAATGCTAATATAATATAACATGTTTTTGAACATGATTAATTATCCATTTTATTAAAATTATTTAGATCAGTGTTAAATTTTTATATAAAAAATGGGTGCTGGTTATCCTATTCTAGTTACATCACCAGCAGTTTACTAGAATGTTGAATTTATATCATCAACAAAGATATCCAGAACACGGTCTTCTGGTTGACCCACTACACTTATCGATTGTGGTAGCAGTGGCACCTTCGCACTTCGCGTCTGATTGCGATCAGTCTAATTTATGGATTATTAGTTAACCTTTTGCAGTGGATTCTACAAATTTTGGTACTCGATGATGGAATCAAACCATCGTGTCTGACATGTAAAATCAGCATTTTATCATTAAATTAATCGAGCAAAATGTATGTTTATTTATACTAAAACTTATTTCTTAAAACAAGGCGTTCCAACGTAAATTCCGGGAACATTTATATCTTTTACTACGCCAGCATTTAATCCTATAGTTACATCATTACATATAGAAATTTTCTCTTTAATGCAGGAATTAGTGCCAAAATAAACGTGATCACCTATTTTACAATTACCTGATATGGCAACCTTTGGTGCAGTAGTGAAAAAATCGCCAATTTCACAATCATGACCAATGGTAGTATGCAAATTAAGATGAGCATGTTTTCCTATATTAATGTTAGTAGTTAAAATACATCCAGCACATATAATAGAGCCTTCACCTATAGTAATCGATGGATCACAAATAATTGCTGATGGATGGATATAAGTATGGTAATTAGTTTTGCTTGGAAGTCTTTCTACAATTTGTGAACGTTTAATAGGATCACCAACCGCAACTAACACTTTGTATTCATCAATATTTAAACTACTTAATGATAACGTTTTTTCTGTAACATATTCATCATCAACAAAAAAATCAATAATAGTTGAGAATGGATATGAATTTCTCATTTGATGATAAACTTCTCTACCGAATCCACCAGCACCTATGATTGCATATTTCATATTTTATTCCTTGGAAATACTTCCATGCCATGGTCTACTATTAACATCTGCGTACACATCTAATGCTGCACCCACATCTAATTGTAACAAATAATTATCGTAATCATGATAAAATTTATCTATTAATACTTTTGCTACGAATGAACATGCATACAATATCACGGGATTATCTAATTTGTCTATCATTATTTTAACTTCATCATGAATAAGATCATAGTCATTCCAAACATTTTTTATGTTAGTTTTTATATGATTAAAATTAAATTTTGAAGCCAATTTATTCAAATATTCTGGACCGACAACAATAACATTCCTATTTTTTAACATTTTTAACATTTGTAAGAATGATCCATCTAAATTCATTCTTGCAAATAGTCCACCATCAAATATATTGAAATTTTTTATGTATGGAACTATATGTTTCATCATATATGGTTTCTTCATTACTTCAGATGATATTCCAATATAGTATTCTATATTATTTTCAATGATAGGAAACAATTTATCATCTACGAAATTTTGACCAGATTGACCCCATTTTGGAAAATGAATGGGGTATAATTTATTATCTTGAATTTTTAAAAGAGATATCCATTCACCATCGTTATAACGTGTCATAGTCAAAGGTTTAACATTTTCAATAGCATCAAATATTAATTCTTTAAAATTTGAATGAATTATGTCAACATGACTCGATTGCATGGGATTATAATAATTTGGTTTCAATTTATAGGTAGAATCTTCGTGTGCATAATATGGACATATTGATCTATACGATTCTATTCCGACCTTAGAATTACTCTTTTTAATAAAATCAAATATTTTGCGTTGTTGATTATCATAAGAAAATATTTGTTTTGAATGTTTTTGAATATTATTTGACATTCTTAGTAATTTATTTCTATCGTTGTACAAGTCTTTAATAATGTTGATAATTTGTGTTTGATTTTTCGTATCAATAATAGCTAACATGTCATTCGTATACTTAAAATAATTATTAGAATGATGTACATCAGTAGTTATCAATACTACTCCTTGTAGTGCCGCTTCAACACCTAACGGCCAACCGTTCAAAGCGCTTCCATTTTCTGTGTTGATTAATATATCTACATTGTGATAATAAAAATCATCTAGTTCGACTTGAGACATTGGTTTTATAAAATTTACATTTTTACTAAAATTTGTCAATCCTGCTGTTGATCCTATGAACGTAAATTGTACATCATCGTTGGGATATAATTTAAGATAACTATCTGCAACTGCAGTATATAAATCACTACCTTTTTGGATTCCTTGCCCCATACTAGAAAAACATATATTCAATTGCGAATCATTTTTTGATTTAAATCGTTCTTTTTCAGTTTTGCTTAATAATGTGCTTCCATATACATCAATAGAATTGTATAATTTGTGTGATTTTACATCTGTAGATGTAAAGGGTTGAGTACATATAACATTAACATCTTTAGATAAACCCACTAAAGACTTTGAATGAGAATATCCACCACCGGGATATAAATGAATAAATTGTTTATTTGGTTTTACCGTATATTCGGAATTGAATCTTTGATAAGATGATAAAAAAATATGATAAATCGTATCATATTTCGACATATCTACCGTATCCGATAATGTGAATAGAAAACTGTGTTTTCCTTTACGATTCCATTTTGTTCCATCAATTTTTGTATTATATTTGTTTAAATAATTATATTTTGAATCAAATATTATTATGTTGTATTTTGATAAATCAAAATATTCCTTCATACATTCATAATCTACTTCATAATTGATTCCTGCATATGAATCTATTTTATAAACTAAAATATCAGTTTGGAATGTATCAATAAAAGCTTTGATTTCTTCTATACGCCATTTAGCATATTTTGTCGGAAAAAGAATATCTGTTAATAATATCATATATTATGTTTATGAATCATATTACAAATATACATTATTTCTTCCTGTGTCATATTTTCATGCAAAGGAAAATTTATAATTCTTTCATATAAATGTTTAGAATATGGAAGCTCTACTAATGGTCTATAATACTTATTGGCTTCTATACCAACATCTCGAAATACCATAGGTTCGATGACATTTTTAAAAACTACGGGGATATTTCCATAAAAGACTTTTGAACTATAATTAAATAATGGTAGATCAATCAAATATTCTCTATATAATTCTTGATTTATAATATGTTTATTGATGTCATAATTTTCAATGTGTTGCAATATATAGGCTGCTGCTACATCCGACATTTTGTAATTTGATGCTGCTATATCATGAGTTCTAGAAGATAATTTGAATCCAAAACCACACAACGCTTGCATGTCATCGTACATATAATCATCTATAACAATGAATCCGCCTTCTCCAAATCCTAATGATTTAGTGTGATGTAATGATCCAAACGATGCATTCCCCAATAAACATATATTAATATTTTCTTTGGTTTTTGATAAAAATGATGAAGCATTGTCATATACAACAATTTTATCTTTAAATTGACTTGCATCAAAATCTATTACGGTTCCAAAAAGATTTGTAATAATGATACCATCAGCATCATCGACATCTTCAGGATTTAATGTATACGTTTCTGGATTTATATCTACGATTTTAGTATTTGAATGATTAACTACACAACTTGGAAAAGTAAAAGCTGGTGTTATCCATTTCAATTTTTTATCATATAATTTGTCATAATATGACATTAAGACGTGTAGTGCCGTTGTGCCGTTGGATACACATAATACCCGTTTATTTTTAGGAAGATTAATCAGTTCTGTGAGTTTATCTTCTAATAATGTTTTAACTGGTCCGGCGTTAGTATAATGATTCTTGGCTTTGGATATATCTAATAATTCTATTACACGATTATGATTAACATGCTTGTTTTGAATATATGAAATCATGAGAAAGTCTCTTCTTCATATTTATCTTCGAATTAAGCAATGTTCTTGTCCTTGTCCTTCATTAAACCACGGTCTTGTTACTAACCCAGCCCAAGCATCTAGAGTGGCACCGAAATCAATGGCTATCTTCCCATATGATTTTAATATTACACCTAAATCCTTTCCATATAAACTCGCACCATATAACACTATATCCGATTTTATTGATAATAATGACTCAAGCATCTTTTTTCTGTCATTATCAATATGATAATAAGTAACATCCGTTTCTAACAATTCATCCAGATTATTATCCTGCAATCTTACTGTATTTGGAGATATGATATTTACCGATCTTCCTTGAATTATTTTCTTGAAATTTTTAATGTTCCCAAATAATTTATTTCTTACTATTTGATTATCACATATCAAGATGTTTTTTGAAACTTTATCTGTTGATATTGACCACTTTTTATCATCATATTTTATGGTTTTACATATAGGATTGTTAGGATTCAATAATCCTATAACATCTGAACCTTCCAAAGCACTATCAAAAATTAAATTCAATTCATAGTATATCTTGTTCATATCATTCGGCCAATGATAATTCCACAATTTACATACTTTCATTTGTAACCAATCAGGAGCATTTCTATTCATAAAATATATTTCACCATCACCAAATCGAGTAAGACAAAATGGCGTTTTAGTTTTTATTTTATCGTAGATGATATCATAAATTTGTTTGTCGGAAGTTGTAGGTTTTAAATAATTCATATTCGTTCTTTAATAGGAAATGCTTTAAGTAATGGTTCACTATCAAACTCTTTGGTTTCAAAATAAGATAAATTTAACAATGATTCTAATGTCAGTTTATGATTTATTTTTGTAAACGTTTGCTTCACACCTTGTGATAGAAAATAATCAGAAAATTTAGTGTCATCACCCGATAATAGATCAGAGAATTTTACCCATATTGTCGGTATATTGTATGCGTTGGAGACTATAATGCCATGCAACGAGCTACTTATAATACGTTCACATTGTAACATTTGATTGACAACATTTTCTATATTTTTATCAATTGGATTTATAATCTTGATATTATCATCATTTCCATACCATTGTGAAACTTTATTATAATCAACATAATGAGTAAATATGCCAATTTTATACTTCTTACCTATGATAGGTTGGTATAAATTAGGTAGTAGTAATGCTGGGTCACCATAAATTTCAGGACATTTTATACCACGATTACTAATTATATCTCTTGTCAATGGTCCTCTAACAGCCAAATAAGTTGAATGTAATGATGCACATGTATCTTTACTCATACATCCTGATCCCCATACTATAGTATTTGGCGTTGTCTTATCTATAATACTTCCTATACCTAATAAAACATGATCAGAAGATGTTTGTGGTTGAGTATGAACAGCTTTGAATCCAGTTAATTTTTCTATGATATAAGGTGTTAATATATCACCAAAATTTCCCGGTAATGGTGTTTTTGACCACCATACATTTATAATTTTTTTGTTATAATCAACCATTACTTAAACACTGTGATTTACCTAACCATTTAGCGTCCACATCTTCATTAGAATCCAAAATAGCATATTCGGTAATAGTTTTTAATATTTCAAATTTAGTTTTGATATGTTTCATTGCTTTGATAAAATCTTCATTATGTTTAATAATATTATCAAATATTGATGATCGTAGTGTTCCCATCACCTTGATAGATTCATCATCATTTTTGGGTTTGAGTACATTTCTTGAAATGTGTAACCCGACTTCTTTTCCCATAACGCGCAATACATCAATATCTGCTACATTATTGACAATGATTGTCGCGTGAGATTCAAAATATTTACCTTCTACAGTATCAATGGCAGGATGCCATGGAACTGTTTCTATTTTTTCTCTAATAATATGACAGCCATAACCAGATAATCTTTTGTTAATTTTAGTCATTGTAGAAATGGCATCGGATAATGACCCATAGACAACTGTAGAAGTTGTTACTTGAATATCGGTGCCATCTTCATGATATAAATCTAATACAATTGGTTTTATATCGCCCCACAACTTACATGATTCTATAAAGCCTTGTAAATATTTTACTAATACGGTGAAATGTATTTCAAAAGGATATTTACCATCTGATACATCCTGTTCTGATAATTTAGACCAATGGATACATTTATCTTTCATCATAGATGAAATATCTTCATCTGTGTATTCTAATGAATAAGCAATGGATAATGCTACTAACATAACATCAGCAACTTCATCTAATATATGTTCTTTAGATACAAAACGAAAGCGATCACCAGATATATTATCATAAGCCAAAGCCTTAGAAGCTAATTCACCAGTTTCGCTAGAGAGTTTTAAAGTTTTTTGTGAGAGAGTTTTAGTATCGCGTAAAGTTAATTCTTTAACTAAATTAAGTATGTCACTATGCATCATTTTTCTCTTACCATTGAGGACCACTTGAATCTTTATTCATGATAGTATTTTTTTACTTTAAACTTTGATCTTGAAATTGTTTTGTAATTGATATTCCATTATAATTTTTGTTAGGGATAGCTTCGCAACCAAATTTATTGATAGCTTTCAATTGATCAATAACTTTGCAACATCCGAAATGTCCAGAGCATTGTATACTATTGTCAGTAAATTTAATCTGATAAGTACAATCTTTATCAGGTTGTTTGATACATTTTGTTCTTACAACTCCTGAATTTTTCGGATGTTGAGATTTAGTTATAATATACCATAATACAAATAAACTTATAATTATCAATAATACATTAATCATATATTTTCAACCTTCATTTATTACGTTTACAAATTCATGAATCATGTTATGAAATTTTGGATCATCGAAACCTATAGTAGCCCAATTACGATTGTAAATTACGGTAGTTCCCATACCAACTATACCACTAGTTTCATTAAAATATATTGCTCTATCACCACGAATTTTTGGAGTGTCGGAATATTCTAATTTAGATAATGACCAAAACTGTAAAAATAATTCTTCATTATTATTAGCAATTGTTACAAATATCATGTGGTCATCATCTACAACTTTGTTAGAATTATTTTTAATTTTTTTAGAATCAACAATTCTTTTTGTTTCTACATTTACAAAATTAAGAGCTTGTAATGGAGTAATACCATCAATGACAATAAAATTGTCACGAGTATCGGTTGGTAGAAATAATGTGCCCGTACTAGTTTCATGTTCCATATTTTTATCCTTTAAAGTAAATAATTAATTATATTGATTGTAATATTTGTATCTGATTAATGATATTTTATCCGTCAAACTCACATAAATATTTTAAATTGACTTGAGATTCATCGTAAACAACCATTTCATTGTTTTGAACTCCACTACGATGTGCCATGGCAAAACATGAGTCATATCCAGATGGTATACCATTATTAAATGGTTTTGATGGTATATACTCTTTTCCCATCGTTACGCCAGCTATAAAAGCAAAACAATTGTTTGTTCTCCCTTTGTTGTCCCAATATCCCCATGCGTAGTTAATAGCTTTTGATGATTGATCAGAGAAATATATTCCTCTAGAAAACATTGATCCTACCATAACTTGACTGGCTGTTGGTACTCTTAGACCACTCTTAAGAATACTTAATATATTCCAAATTCGAGTCCCATGCCATAATTCTTTAACATTTCCAAGTTTTTGAGATTTTTTCACGAAAATTTCAGTTGCAGTATCATTACTTAACTTATAAACATTTTTCAACTTAAGATGAGAACAGGCATGAGATTTGTTTATATTGGAACGATAATATTTTTCAATTCTGCTTATTTCTTTATTATCGTGCATTTTTTCTAGACTATATCCAAATATTTTAGAAACTTCTTTTTTAGGATTAGTTTCTACAGTTTTTGGAGTCATTTCGTGTAAATGAATTGATTGTTCAATTTGATCTAATAATTCATATTGTTTGTCAAAAGAAGAATAATTTGTCAAAAATGTATTGGCCATCCACGATTTCTTGGAACAACTTGCGGTATATAAGTTAGATATTGATTTAAATCATCTAGATATGTGTCATCCAATGTCCCATATTGGATTAATTTTTTCAAATTATTTAATTTTGTACGAGCATTGGTTACTGAATTTAAAGTAATTGGTCCTAAAACAGTTTGAACAACACCATTAACAATGTCGATTTGATCACCAGTTGCTTGTAATAATTGATGTTGATTAACTTTTGCTAGGCGATCTAACAAATCATCCATAATAGGATTGTTATTAGCAATATCTCGTTTCGCAATTTCTGTTAATGAAGATGTTATCTTGTTCGATGAATTTGTTGGAGCACCAGTTGATTCATTGGTCAATACATCAACTTTCTTATATCCTTTACTTGGATTAGTTTTTGCTTTAAAAACTTTATCAAACGCTGCTTCTCCATAACCTTTATTTTCAGTAACACCAATATTTCCACAACGGCCATATCGTGCAGTTACTGAATCATCATCGTTCCATGTTATTTCATAGAATTTGTTGTTATTATTAGCACCATCAACTTTGATTAACATTGCATATTTTTTAGACATGATAAAATATTCTCAATAATGTAATTATGATTTACAATGTCGAGAATATCATGATTTGTTTGTGTTATCAAGTATTATATTTATTTTAGATGATGTAATGCTGAGGCTTTATGATATGCAACATGATCTGATTTATTTGAAAGAATTTCATATTGTGGATCATCCGGCGTGCAATGATGTGTATAGCCATTGACTAGAAAATCTTTAGTATGCACAGCTTTAATCGTTCCTTGAACGTGTCCAGCTTCAGAATTCCAACCCACTTTATCTCCAACATGGAAAGATTTCGATGATTCATTTAAGCTTTTAATAAGATTCCAATCCATCATAATGTTCACCATTTATTAATATATATTTTTATCATGTTTAAATTGATCATAAAATTTTTTATAATCATTTATATTTAATGAATAATCAGTATTTCTATTTACAATGGTTTCAACAGCATTCAATTCTTCTGGAACATTAAATATGAAATATTCTGGATTATAATTTCTATATTGATCGTTCGCAATATCTAATAAATTTTGGGAAGTTGTTATTCCGATGGCATCATATGTAACATTATTTTTAATATATGTCATGTGATATATGTCAGGTTCATCTTCTAATAACTCTTGTTCTGTTTCAAGATTGGTTAATATTCCTATTTTACCTTTACCAAATATTTCTGATAATGCTATAGAAAAGACGCCACAATTTCCACCATCCATAGGAATGTTATGCTTTTGTAAATATTTTATATATTCAGCAATAATATTTTTGGATTCTAACAGTGTTAAAATGTGCATGTATTCTCTATAAATGATATCAAATATTTATTGTTAAACATTATTTTAACCTTAAGATTTATTATGTCCAACATTCCTTTGCATCTATTGCAAATAATCCTTCATGAGTGACATCTGGATAAGCATCTGATGTGGCTATCCAAGTATTCTTCACCTGTTCACCATTACTTTCAAACATTTGAAAAATATCATTTTCTTTTAAATCAGACATTCGTACTACAATCCAATTATCATTTTTCAATCTTTTAATTGTTCTAAGATCATGTGTCATATAATAATTTCCGTTAATAACTTTTCTAATTTATTTTTGTTTTAATAAATGTTTGTATGTTGAACCATATCCTCCAGCATTAATCCAAACATTAAAATTTATATCATTGTAACCTAAATTTAAATATTTTTTATGCCAAAAATTATACATGAATTCATAATATTTTTCACCAGAACATTCACCCATGAATCCATAACTAATTATGTTACCATATATAAGAGCATATTTTTCATACATAAAAATTATAATTTTATTTTTCAAACTCTTTAACATTTTCAAGCTCTTCAAGTTCTTTAGTTAATTTTTCTAAATATCGTTTTCCTTGATCCCACCATCTTCCATGATATCTGTTTAGAATATTTCTGTACTTTTCTATCTCTCGATTCTTTTCTTCTATTAATTCATCTTTTCTTTTCATACTATATACTGTAACATAATTTCATAAAGATTGTCAATTTGCTAATTGATTTGTTCTTTTTTCAATTAAAAAAATTATTGATAAGAATAAGTTAATTTTCTATATTAAATTTATTATCTAATGCCAAAACTAATTGTGCTATATCACAAGCATAAAATCCGGCAGAATTTAAAGTATTAATTTCTACTACACGCATACCTTTATCTGTTTCGCATACATCAAGCACAAATGCATCATGCGGTCGCCATCCATTATTAGTTACAGATAATGTTACATTTTTGCAATTGTCTTTAGTCTTAAGAATTTTCGTCACAAAAGAATATACATGATTATCTATTTTGGTGAATAGATAACTTTATCACCACGTTTGTATAACGATCCACAAATTATCTGTTGATCTACAATCCAAAAACGATATTCAGCATAAATTTTCTTAATTGATGAAATCTGAATTAATTGATCACCAAAATTTTGTCCTTGACCATAATCTTCTTTAAGCTTCACTATAGAATGTTGCCAAGCTTCAAATTCTTCTTTTGAAATGATTTTACCGGCGAAAGATTTAGAATCTTCAATAGGTCGAATAAACATATGATCTTCAGTGAAAATCGCATCCTTGAATGGTGCTATTATAGACTCATAATTGAGCATATTTTCACCCCAATGCTGTTTTTGAATCTCAAAAGTTTGTGGTTCTAAATTAAACACTCCGGGATTTCATTCATATTTTTTTGCTACATTCCTCAAAGAGTATGAACCCATACATATGACATTTTTAGTATCAATCTCGGGTTCAGGAATTAATTCACCAATAAAAGGAACAACTTTGTGAATAGAATATTTAAAATTAAAACGAAGAAGGTTATCAAGCAATACTTGATAACCTTCTTCATTAAATAAATTATTTTGTAAAATCCAATGTATATATTACTCTCAAATCTTGTTGAAATATCACATTTATCTGTGGTAGTACGTAATGGTATCGCACCATTCATGAGATTATATTCTCAATCGGTTATCAGCCGATCCCGTTCACTATGCTCGGTCACGTACTATATTTTAAACTTTTTCCCATCGATCCCATGCCCACGGAACCCATTTCCATTCATTAACAATATGTCCTGTTTTCGTTAAAATAGATTCATAACTATAGCGATATATAATCGTTTCGATTCCTAACCATCTTGTTTGATAAATCCAGCTTGATAAACTTTTTCCATCTTCATAATATCGAAGTGTTTTTGGATACCAAATAATTTTACGCTTTATTTTTAAATCGCCTGATTCAGGAATGTCTTTAGGGTTATGTGTTTTTGTATATAAAGCCATATTGTTATTCCGCATACATTTTCATTATCTTAACATGTTTTTAAAACCTAGTCAATAATCTGGTGGGTCACTTCGGATTCAAACCGAATTCTCTACGCTTAAGAGGCGTGGCTTCATCATCAAAGTTTGTGACCCGCTGTTTCTTTGTTTGGCGCGTCAGGGTGGTATCGATCCACCGTCAAGAGTTTAACAGACTCCCGTTCTACCTTTGAACTACAAACGCATATTTTGGTGGATTCTCCGGGGCTTGAACCCGGTAGTCTGTTCGATTAAAAGTCGAGTCGCTTACCTCTTCGCGCTAGAATCCATAAATTGGTGGGATGAGTTGGTAACGATCCAACCTCAAGGCATCTTCAGTGCCTTCCTAATCCATCTCAGTTATCATCCCATAAATTGGTTGGCGGTACATCACGGATTCGAACCGAGCTATCTCTGACGTGACAGGTCAGCAGCCACACCTAGCAGCCTCATGTACCATTATTAAGAATACTTTGGGGTAGCTAGTCGGAATCGAACCGACGAAACCTATGTTCACAGCATAGTATGTATACCACTCCATCATAGTTACCCCAAAATATTCTCATTATTTTGTGAATATTTTATTAATATAGAATAAAATATCCAAAAATGGTGGGCAAGGTAGGAATCGAACCTACTCAGCATAGCGCCTGTTTTACAGACAGGTGTGACTCTCCAACTTCACCGCTTGCCCAAATATTTTCATATTATTTAAATTTTTAAAAGATCATTTTATTACAATAAAAAAGCTCACATTTCGCGAGCTTCTTTGAATTTCTGGTTAGGTTATGATTTTACTCGTTACCTTTTCCAATAGACAAAGAAGCACTTTGACTAAATTTATAGTCAATATTATGATCATAATTTTTATTATTATTAATTGTGTTCATAGCTTTTCTCTGTTGTGTTTCGATATGGTAGAAGCTTAACATGAAAATTTGGTTTGTCAAGTACTTCATAAAACTATTTATACAAATAAAATTATTTTTAACCACATTTTTAACAGTTAAATATTTCATAAACATTACCATCATCATCTATGGATGATAATTCAATTTCAAAATTCCATATATGTCTAAGATGATCTAATACTGAAACAGTTTCATTCTCGTCCAAATATTTATTTTGAGATGATATATGTCTAAGTTGTAGAGTTCTAGTCTCCACATCTACTTTGTAGACTTGAAGATTGGGTAATCTTTCAGAAATATCATACATTTTAGCTAAAGCATCACGTATAGCTAAGAAACCTTCTCTATTGTGAATGTTGGTAATTTTGATGACATCTTCGTCAGGATCATCTAGGATACTAAACATTTTAAAATCACGAACAACTTTAGGAGATAAGAATTGTTGAATAAAACTTTCATCTCTATAATTTTTTGCTGCTTTTTTAATGGTTTCTATCCAATTACCATTTCCTGCCCATGGAAAATATTCTTTATCTTCATCGGTCGGTTCCATGCATATACGTTTGATATCCATGTATATTGCAAACCCTAAAGCGTAAACATTAATGCCAATTCTACCATAATACGGATGATCGTAACCGGGTTGACCAATAACGGCGGTGTGTGATTCTAAAAATTCTAACCAAAATCCTTCATCGACTATTCCTTTTTCGTATAATCTGTTCATGATATAATAATGCACCATGACAGCAAATCCTTCATTACCTAATTGAGTGCTTCGTTGTGGCATGAAATATTGTGAAACTTTACGTACTATTCTAATAATCTCTCGTTGCCATTCTTCCAAATATGGCGCTTTCTTTTCTAAGAAATATAGCAAATTTTCTTCAGGTTCCATATTTTCAAAATTTGCAAACTTACTTTCATGTTCGTCTGTTTTAGGATCAGATTGTTTTTTGGGTACTGTAGAACTTATAACATCATCATAATTTTTAGCGTTGAACATCATGGATTCAAGCTTTTTTTCATGTTCATTAAGCTTAATGGAACTTCTACTTCTTTTGTACTTATCAACACCATACAATTCTAAAGCATGACAAGCATCTAAAAATTGTTCGACTTCTTCCGCGCCATATTTTTCTTCGCAATATGTTACATATTTCTTTGCAAAAAGCAAATAATCTACAATAGATGATGCGTCTGTCCATTCTTGGAAAAGATAATTATTCTTGAAAAAGTAATTATGACCAAATCCAGCATGTGCAATAACAAGCGCCATCATCATGATACTATTTTCATCCATAAGATATGAAATGCATGGGTTAGTATTCGACACTATTTCATAAGCCAAATTCATATGACCTTTGTCGTATGCAGTTTGATTTTGAACAAAAGATTTACCGAAACGCCAATGATTATACATAACAGGCATGGCATGCGTGCTGTAAGCATCTAACATTTGTTGTGATGAAATGACTTCTAATTGATTGGGATACACATCTAATCCCAATTCATCTTTTGCAATGATTTCTATTTCATTGTAATATTGAGATAATAATTCGTATGTCCAATCACCTGTTGTTCTTAGTTTTTCTGTCATGATAATTTCTTCTCAAACAAGCTTCGGAATACATCATAGATATGTGAAGCATCTGTAATATGTCTTAATTGTAATTTTTCGGAAAGTTTTTTAGGGAAATCTTCTTTAATTTTTGTGAAAATTTTTATTAAATCGGAATCTTCATCCGTTGTGTTTGTATTTTTCACTCCAAACAATGCATATATAGGGTTCTCATGTCCATCTTTTCTATCAATATCTATATAAGCATAATATTGTGTTTTATTCAATAATTTTCTCATATTAGTAATCACGGCCTCATCATCATCGCGCCATGAATCTCCATCACTACAATGTGAAATGTATACATTATAATATGGTTTATTAAACCTTTCATTAATAATTGTATTAATCATGTCTAATCCCGAAGATACAATAGTGCCTCCACTTTCGGGAGAATAGAAGAAATTATCTTCATCAACCTCAAAGGCTTCATGATGATGTTTTACGAATACGATATCAACATGTTCATATTGTTTAGTCAGAAATAGATACAAAATCATGAAAAATCGTTTAGCCATTTCTTTATGCCATTCTGACATACTTCCGCTGACATCCATCAAACAGAACATGACTGCGCGAGTTACTGGAATAGGTACAATTTCAGTTTTTCTATATCTTAAATCCAAATCTTGAATAAATGGAATATTGTTTTTCTGCTTCAATAAATCATCAATTTTTAATTGAATAATGAGTTTATCTTCTTCGGATTCAGTTTCTTCTAATTGTTTATAATATTTTTCTAATTCTTCTTCAATAGAACCAAAAATCGAATATTTTCTCTTTAATGAGTTCTTCATTGTCCGCAATAAGTCTAATCGCGATGGTGGGCCATCTGCTGTAAATCCAGCAGGCTTAGTTTGAAAATCTTCTTCACTGATCAGTTGTTTTTTTATTAAATCGGGTAATTCCAGATCATCAAAAAATAATTGCAAAAATTCTTCATGAGATAATGTGAAGTAAAAATCATCATTCATAAGTTCGCCCGGACCCGAACCACTACTAGACGACTCTTCATTATCTTTTTCAATTTCATCACCAGCCACATAATTTTTGTTGCCAACATATACATGTTTACGAACATTATGTGGGGAATGAACAATTTGAGGTTCATCTAATGATTTATTAGAAACTCGTACACGTTTGTCCTTTCCATTGGAAATCGACTTAATATCAGCCTCATCAGTAATATATTTTTTGATAGACTTTTTAATGTTATTTTTTGCACGCTTTATAAATTTGTCACGATTAGGAGAGCTTTTATTCTTACTCTCCTTAGTTCTATCAATAATAATAGGCATCAATAGTTACCATTAGTTAGATTTGGAATAGTGAATATACCAATTAACAATAAGTTGAACCTGTTTATTAGTATATCCTCTTGAAAGCATTCTATTAACGAAATCTTGATGTTTTGTTTGATCATCAGATGACTTTTTAGTTCCAAAAGATATGATCGGCAAAATGTCTTCGGTTTGAGAGAACATGCGTTTTTCAATGACTCTACGCAGTTTTTCGTAAGAAGTCCAATCAATACTTTTTCCGCCATTTTCAGCTTTAACACGTAATGCAAAGTTTACGATTTCATTGCGGAAATCTTTAGGATTGGAAATGTTTGCAGCCTTCTCTATCTTCTCCAACTCTGAATTCAATGTATCTCGATTCATCATGGTTCCTGTATCAGGATCACGATAATCATTATTTTGAATCCAGAAATCGGCATATTTTATATAATTATCGAACAAATTTTGTCCGTAATCCTTATATGATTCTAAGTAAGCCTTTTGTAATTCTTCACCAACGAATTCTGCATATTTAGTTTTTAAATGTGCTTCAATAAAATTGATTAGACGTTCTTCTTTTTCTTTAGAGAAAGATTCATGCATAATCTGTTTCTCTAAGATATACATAAGATGGATTGGATTGGCTGCGATTTCATCAGTATCATAGTTAAAAGTTTTACTTAGAATTTTATATGCGAATCGTGTAGACAATCCATCCATGCCTTCTCTTACACCAGCTTGTTCCTTATATTCTTTATAAGTCTTAGCTCTTGGGTAAGTTTCTTTAATATACTCACCGTCATAAGATAACAGTTTTGGAAATAGTTCTGAATTTTCTGGTTCATATAATCTTGATAGAATAGAAAATTGTGCTAACATTTCTAATGTTTTAGGAGCAACTGGCGCATTACTTAATTCAGAATTGTTAAGGAGCTTCTTGTAAATTTCGACTTCTTCACTTACTCTTAAGCAATATGGAACATTAATTAAATTCACACGATCAAGAAACGCTTCATTAGCTTTGTTATTCTTGAATGTGTCAAATTCCTGCTCGTTGCTATTTCCTGTAACAATGACTTTACCATTGCGTCGAGCGATTAATGTATGATTGGGAGTTTCATAGCAAAACACCAAACCATCATAAGTAGTCTCATTTCGTGCATAATCGGTACGAGTTTCAGTCACACCAAGTCGAATAGACAAGAAATTTTGCGCTGTGTATCTACCTTTAGTGTGAGAAGTTAAATCAGCTTTATTGCCTGACAATACCGATAGATATTGTAACATATCAATATCTTCAATCTTGTTTGAAGATAGCTGATAATGTGTAATAACATCTTTCGAATCATATGATGTTCCAATTCCAATTGTTGTTGAACGTGATGTTGCAGTTCTCGTACCATCAGTATGAGAATATTCATCCAATACAATTTGTGCTTGTCTTGAAGATAATTCATGGAAATATTCTGGTAAAGATTTATCTAAATTGAAAGAGTTTTCAATAACAATATTTTTAGTATGAAGACCTCCAACAGTTACATAACTAGTATCTATTAATTGATAATCAATATGCATATCGTCAAGTAATCGAGTTAAACGCTCAATCTTTCGATCTTTGCCTAAATGCCAACGAATTTTGTTTCCTTGCAATGTGCCATCAGTTACAGTCCATACAATTAATCGTAACATTTCATCGGAAATATCATAATCGGGAATATTAGTAATTCCACTCACTGCGACTATTTTACCAGTTTCACCATATTCGTCCGCAGTTACACGATTCCAAGTATCATTAAATTGAGTATGATAAACCATTTTATGGTTAGGAGTTACCAAATGATCCATTGAATTAGATGAAAAATGAATCATCTTACCTGAATAATGTTGCTTATATTCATTCAATGGTTTTTGAAATTCAATAATATTTGTATCAGTATTCAATGTAGCTAATTCAGTATTGCTATCGATTTTATCATGAGTTAACCATCCTTGTTTTGTTAATAATTCGGTATCATCACTAAAACAATGACTCAAGATTACACCTTGGAATGGAATAGCTCCGAAACGTCTTGTACCATTGTAATTACGCTCTTGAGTAGCTGTTAATAATGGATTCAACATCTTCAACGGAGCTTTGAACATTTCAACGAACTCCATAATGCCTTGAGTAGCAATATTCAATGATCCAGTAAATCCATAAGCATCGGGATCATCTTCTCCATATTTTTGAAGTTTATTAATATTAACTGAACCTACAAGCACGGCAATATCTGAATTATTATCATCACCCGGTTCAGCTTTAGAGACAGCAATTTGATTGAGAATAGATGGATATATTTTAACTACAGAGAACTTTGATAAATCTCCATCAAATTCATTTAGACGTTTAATGGCCCATGGAGATGCAGTTACTTTCAAATATCGCTTAGGAATGTTATATTTTTCTTCTAATATATCTGCATATTTATCTTCGAAAAATAGTCCCAATGGAGATTCGAAAATGGGTGATAATTGATTATTAGCTTTAAGGACGTATATAGGTTCTTTTTCCATCAATTTTTTCAATTTTTCAGCCAAGCTAGATTTACCACCGCCAACAGGACCAAGAAGATAGAGAATTTGTTTAGATTCTTCAAGATTTTGCGCAGCATGTTTAAAATGATTTACAATGTTCTCTATTACATCTTCCATACCATAAAAATCTTTGAAAGCTGGATAAACTTTTATTTTACGATTAGAAAAAATGCGAGATAATCTAGAATCATTAGCAGTGTCTACTAGAATTGGTTCTCCAATAGCCTTTAACATACGTTCAGCAGCATTGGCATAATAATCTTTATTAGTTTTACATAACTCCAAATATTCTTCGATTGAATATTCTTCTTGTTTCTTTGATAAGAATGAATCTTTGAAATTATTTGCTAATGTTGACATAGTGATATATAGCCTCGTTAATATTTGAATACATTATTACTGTAATTCTTACAACTGTCAAGCTTTAAATTTATTTATACAATATATTTAAAGCAATGGTAAACTTTTCGTAATCGGGTCGATTTCTGATGAATATGCTGGACCTATTGCTAGAGTTGTGAAAGTAGGAACACCGTGAAACATAGTATCTCCTGCATCTTTTATTAAACAATTTATAAGACCAGCTTTTTCAGCACGTTTTTGTAAATCTAATAATTCTTGTTCAGAATTAACATAGACACATATTTTAGTAAATTTATCATTAAGCCATATGTCCAATGCACTGTCATTAGAATATGTCAATATCTTTTGTTTAAAGAATTTGTTGGGATTTCCTATATCTGATGATTTGGTTTTATTTTCCATTAAATTCAAAATAACACCTAAACTTGCATGACTTGTTTGAGCACACATTTTCCCTTTAGTCATGTTCAAATCTTTTCTAATGATAATTACTTGTTTTACCTTTCCTTTGTCAATTTTTTCATTCTTTTCAATTTTTTTAAATGAATCAAAAATAAAATTTGTTGTAATTTTTGGAAACATGTTCATGATGTGGTCAAAACATTTCATTACTTCATCATATCGTTTCATCATTTCGTCATAATGTTTCTTCATATAATTATACCCGTAATATCTTCAAATCGTTCTTTCCATAATAAGTTTTTCATGTTTATTATTTCTATTCCATGTTCTGATGCTATTGATATAGCTTGTCCTGTTCCACCTGTATTTCTAGTTCTAGATTTATGACTTTCACATCCATCTTGTGTATAACAAATTAAAAAAGATGATGGCGTTGAACAATCTAATCCAAGAACTTGATGAACATTTCTAGCATGTAGTTTCTTAACAGAGTCTTTTAAATTTTTCCAATTCGGATGATATTGTGATGCTATATCAAATGCTATATCAGATTGATAATAAAGCTTTGAGTCATTATGATTAAATCCTTTCCATGGAATGTATATTTCCTTATTATTATTTGTGCATCCTAATTCAAAACTCTCATCCGAACCTGATGCTGCTCCAGATCGTAATGTATACATTTCCTGTAGTATATGTGCAATATGTGTCATTTGATGTGCAACATCAATTGGAATAGTTCTTGAGCCGACTCCGGTATAATAAAGTTTCATATTAATTTAAAAAATTTCATTTTGAATTGAATGTTGACCATATCCATGTGCTAATGGTTTACCATTTTCATCCAAATTTACAAATACACATTCATCAATAGTTAAAATTTCTTGTAAAGTAGTTTTGTTTCGTAATGAACATGATATTGTTACTGATGTAGTTCCGAATTTTATTAAATTGGTTCCAATTTCAATAATATCTCCTAAATGTGCGGGTGCTTTAAAATTGATTGCACTCATAAACTTTGTAACAACATGCTTAGGATTATTTAAAACACATGATACGAATATTGCCATCTCTTCATCACACATTTCTAATGCTCGGCCACCAAATAGTGTTCCACTAGGATTCAAATCTTCGTGTTTGATTAATTTTCTAGTTCTATATTCCATTAGTGAAATTTTCCTTTTAGAATAAACGATGTACAAAATGTATCAACTTGATCCATTAATTTACCACAATCTTTACATGTTTGTTTATCGACATCATCCATTCTGATTAATCTATCTTCAATTTTATGATAATTTGAACATTTTTTGGTATTGCATTGAAAACTATAAATCATTTTTGAAAATCCTTTTTTATAATTTTACATCTCTTCCCTACAGAGCCAATAATTTCCGAAGTTATTGTAATTGATTTTCTCAATTTTTCTTCAGGAGAAAAATCTGAGTATTCAAAAGCTTTCATAGCTCCATAAGCTACTTCATATCCTGAACCACAAGTCCATATATTGTCTTTATATTCACCAACTTGAAAATCTCCTTCAATACAGAATATTTTTCCATTTCTGATCACTAAAAACGTTCCACCAACTGCATCACCCTTCGTTGTTTTCATTCCATAAGAATTATCATTATACACCTTAATCAGTTCTGGGATGAATAATTTAACCATATAGCCATGGTCAGTTAACTTTGGTTCATTCTTGGGCGGTTCGAAACAATATTTCAATATTTGTCCCATTCTATACGATGAAGTAAATCCAAATAACATGTCATGTTTTTCAAAAACTTTATCATCCTTTCTATCTACTTTCATATGAGAATTACTGGCTAAGTAGTCTCCTGCCATGTAACCTACACCATTTTTTACATGTGCTATAATACAAGTCATAATTTTTCCTTATGTTAAATTAATGTGGAATCATTTTCTATAATTATTACAGAATTCTTTACAATGCAAGTTAATTCATGTAAATCAAATTTGCACATGTTTGAATAATCCACTAATATTATTACTAAATTTCTATAACCGCGTAACCGATCCATTGTGATGTTATTATATGAATACGGTTTCCATAGATTGTGATTAATATTTTTCCCTCGTATAGTACATTTATATGATATTTCTTCTATAAATGTTTTAGAATGCCGTTGATTTTTTGAAATTATAATATATGTCATTTCTGGATTAAATCTTTTTAACAACAGTTCTTGTATAACTGTTGTACTTCCACAACATCTATTAGGTTTATTCAGAGTAATTATCAAATTTTCCATACTATTAATGGTATCATCATTAAAGATGAAGTCAAGTCTAAAACTTTTATCGATTATTTGGCTTGATTTTAAATTGCAAGTGATAAATAATAGTTACAATAACGGAATTCATAAATGAAAATTTTAGATATATTGAAAGAAGAAGTTAGTCCAATGATAGCTTATAGACAGTTATCACCTTTGCAAATTGGATTATTGAAAAAAATAGTTGATCATCGTTTTGACTATGACATTGCATCACAAGCATCACAAGATGCTGTTGATAGACTTGTAGACCTTGGATTAGTGAATGGTATGAGTCTAGAAGCTACAGAAACAGGTGAGGAAGCTCTGCGATTAGCTGTCAAGTATGGTAGTACAGAACGTAGACAATTAGATCAATCTAAGCGTCAAGAACTATCACGTTCAAGTATGTCAGATGATGATATTAATGAACCAGATTTCGATGTTGAGTTAGATTAAAAAATAATTCGTCAATTTGAAATAAAAAAGTCTGCATATGTAGACTTTTTTATTTCTTGGGTTTTATCAAATCATTCAAATATTCAAGACAAATTTAAGATGTTTTGTTTTTTACAAATCGCAGTTTACCACAATCATATAATCTATAATAATGATGATTATGCATGTTTTCAGTTTCCGATAAAGATGGATTATAATTTTTTAATTTATTTTTCATACCTGCATGTCTAAAATTAAATTTGTGAAATATTTTTTTACCAGTCGTCCAACAATAATCAGGATTTAATTCTTTATCTAATATAAATCCGTTATTGTAATATAAACTACCTTCACTCCATCGTAAGTCAGCAAAAGTTATGATTTTAGGCGTATTATATTGTTTTTCAAAATGTGTCAAAAGTTTGCTAAACCCGCCAACAACACGACACGATGTTGCATATCTGTTCAATGTAAATGAACCGTCATGATTTTTAATAAATCCTATAACAGCTACTAATTCATTTCCATATGTTAATCCGTAATTGATAGAACTCGATCCATTTCCTTGGATATGATATTGATTAAAGAAATTTGTTTTAATTTGTGATTCAACAGTTTTTATGATAGTTTTGCGTGCAAAAATTTTTTGCACATTTGATATTTTTAATACATTCAATATTTTCGATTTCACAATTTCTTTATTCTGAAGCCATTCGTGTTCAAAAATCTGAATAAGTCTTATTCCTTTTTCTTTACATAACATATATTTATTTTTATGGTAATTTTTAGGTATTCGAATCTCTGAATGCCAATATAATCCACAATATTCAATAGCTAAATTGTGAGACGGTAAATAAATGTCAAGTTCATATGGAAATATTACATTTCTGCAATTTTGTATATATTTTATGTTAAATGTACTTAGAAATTCACATATATGTTTTTCGGGTGCCGATGTGAAAAAATGTTTAGTTTCGATATTATATTTTTTAAAATAACTGTTTAAGGTAGTATCATATATTCCTAAAAATTCTGCTATTTCAGTAATAGTTTTTTTTTGGTTATGATGTTGATCGGTTAACCACGATGCATCATTTAATAATGTTAATGCATCATCTGATATATGTTGCTGCATATGATTTTTGCCATACTTAGCTAAATTTGTCTCTTTATTTTTATTTTTAACTGATTCCAGTTTAGATGGATGTGTTACTCCATATTTTTTAATGTTCAATTTTTTAATCTTATCAGACATTCCTGAAATATGGCGTGCATTGTCTACTCCATATTTTTCGATCATGGTATTTTTTATCTTGTTCTTAATTTCATCTGAACCGAAAGGATTTTCTGAACCATATTTCTCTAAATTAGAAATTTTTATTTTATTGCGAACATCTTCGTTTGATAATGAACTTTTTGTACCATATCGCTTTAAATTAGTAGCTTCGGATTTTTCTTTAAAAACTTTAGATTGCGTTACATATTCTGTACCATATTTTTTTAATACAGTTTGACGCCGCTTCTCTTTGGTTAATGGTGAATTTTTAGCACATATATCAGAGCAAAATGTAGAATAAGTTGTCCTAGAGTTCCAACTTCCCCAATGTGTAACTTTACCACATTCAATGCAATTTGGTATTTCGTCGGTATCATTAAGTATATGCCAAGCACGTTGAGAATACGATGCGTTTTGAGGTAAAAAATTGGTCAATTCTACCATCAACATTTTAGCTTCTGTCACTATCGGTCTAGAAGATTTAGCAAATGATGTTTGCCACCTTGGTTTCATCAATAGTTCTTTTAATTCATTTAAAAGCATATAAATTATCCAATAAAAAATGCTCTATAATTATAGAGCATTTTTTATTATAGATCAATTTTTTAAAATATCATTTTAAAATTTTAAAGAATTCATAAATTTTTTAACCTCAACAATGAAGTATTTCTGAGCATCTTTATCTTCAAGTAATGCTTCGGCTAACGATATTGATCTGCGACCAAATTTATTATCTTGAATTGCTTCATAAACTGATATCGGACTACATCCAATGCCAGATGCTTGATTTACAATGTCAATTGTTTGAATAATAAATCCTTCAACAATACCATCTTGATTTACATTTCCTGCCCCGCGGCTTGATACGTCAGGTCTAAAACCATTTCTAATCAGTTCCTTCACTACAAGTCCATTAGGAGTGTTCATAATTTTCATTTTTCCCACTGCATTATCACCGTCCATATGGATTTCTGTAATAACATGTGAAGCATATTTAAGTTCAGTAGTTAACCTATCAGCAGGGTGATCTAATTCACCAGCAATAGAACCATGTTGGTTAATACCTTCGTTCAATGATGTAACAGCTTGCATAATTTCATTTACTGGATAAATTCTACCATTACGATTTTTTAAATTACCGGATAAAAATCTACCACTTAAATAAATTTCCTTACCATCATTAACCGATTCTGTAATAACATTGGCTTCATCTGCAGTATATGTTTCAATTAGAAGTTCCATTACTATTAACCTTTCACCTTAGTTTCACGACCACCATCTTTAACCTTTTTGATTAAATCCTTCAAAGGCTTCTGACGAATTTCATCACATTCTTTAGCATCTTCTGGACCATCATGGTCCCCATCAGCATCAAGACCTTCACCTTCATCATCAGTGAATGCATCCAATTTCTTAAGTTTTAAGCGTGGTGCAAGACTCTGAACTTCTGATTCAAAGTCCTTCACAGATTCTTTAATAGTCTGTGGAGAATTATCATTAATTCTTACGATTTTATAAACGTAATCTTTATTTGCATCATCTTCTTTATAAGAATGTTTTTCTTCTTCACATTCTTTCTTAGTACCTGAAAATTCTAATCCAAGTTTACCAGAACCTCTTTTGCCACAATAAAGTCCCCAAAGTTGTTTTTCTTCTTTGGCTTCGGTTAACTTATATTCTTTGCTCAAATGAGCATACAAATCGGGAAGTTTGGCGAATTTAGCTTTCTTACCTTGATCTGGGATGAACTCTAGATTTTCATCTTTATCAACATCATGTTTAAGGCATCCAACCTTTTTTCCGTTAACATAGACATCATCACCTTTTAATTTAATAGGTGATTCGGCTTCTTTAACGCTTTTAATCATAGCAACAACTTTTGCAGGAGCGTATGCATCAAACGCTGCAGCTGCAGCTTCATCATTCTTTTGAACAACCGCGTCAAAGAATTCTTCTAAAAACTTTTTCATACTCATTTATAATTTCCTCATTATTGGTGGGTAGCTGAAATATTTAGCAAATATTGTAATAAAGACTTGCTATTTTGTTCATCTTTTTCATCTTGCGTTTTATCTATTCCAGCTTCCTTTTCAGCTTCTTTGAAATCATCTGTATTAGATTCCAAATAAAAATATGGAGAACCCTTAATAGAATTTATGTAATCTTTAAAACATTTATTCATCTTCATTGTCTAACTTCTTCTTTCTACTTTTCTTGGAATGGATACCATCCTTGGATATGTTCACATCCTTGTCATAATCGTGACTATCAAAGGTTAAACCGATTTCGTCATCTACTGAATCGCCGTTTCTATAAACTACTGGTTTATGATATGTGCTATCAAACGCATTTGGTAACTTAGCACCTATAACATTTTTTACAGGAACAGTGGTTTTGATATAATCTCTGTTAGAAGGATCAAATTTTTCATCTAATGATGGTAAAACGTCAAGGATTTTCAATAGAATCTTTCCGATTGAACTTCATCAAAATCAGCTTGCCCAGCTTTCGTTAAATTAATTTGATTTATATATCCTACCAAATTAGTTTCAGGATTGTAGTTAACCGATCCTATATCATTTTCACTAGGACGAATACTTTGGTTTGCTTTTCTATAATTTTTAATCATATCTAATACATAAGGAGAATTGAGATATTTTTCAGCTTGGCGCATGGTCGCAAATTGTTTAGTGTATTTTTTATCTATTTCTGTGGCTGGATATGTTGTATCGCGTCCTTCATTATCTCTATCAGGGTGAAAAAATGAAACTTCGAATTTCATTGGAGAATCATCTGTTTCATAATTTATTCCACGCTGCCTGTTGGTTATTTGATCACCATCATCGCTTCTATCAATAGCATAATCGGAATACCCCGGAGTCAATTTAGCTTCAGTGACATTATTCTTGAAAATTTCTTTAGATTTCAATTCTGTATATTGTTTGTGTGCAACCTTAGCTTCATCGTTATTACCGTTGACTATAGCTTGTACAAACTGTTTTAAATATTCTTTTGCGTTCATCTCAATTCCTATTGTTAGTATTTATTTGTATTTAAATTTATTATACATTTTCAGGTGTTTTTGACGTTTCATTTGGTTTAGCTTCAGGAGTTGTAGATTTATTTTCATTACCTACGGGTTTATTTAATTCTTCTTCAGCATTAAATTCTTCTCCACCTAATTCTTCATCAGGTTCATTACCTAATCCAATAGGACCGACATCAGTTCCAAGATTACCACCACCTGAAGTTAATCCACCGTCAAATCCTCCAGAATCAGCATTTTCGGGAGAATATACTTTAGCCATATCTCTGATGCCACCGTTTGGATCAAGACCCAATTCTTCTCTTTTCATACGGTCATTCAATATCATTTCATTCTTAGTTAGTTGTAAATATTTCGTTCCAATGAAACGACGAGAAAGCCAATCAATACCCATAGCATTAGTAGCAAGACTTACCAAAGCTTGGTCTATTTCATTTTCACGAGATTGTTTATAATTCGATGGTTCTGGCAAAACTACTCTGAATATTGTGGGATCGAAATTTATATTTTGATCTAATAAGAATTTTTTAAACTCTCTATCTAATACATCTTCGAAATGAACTTGTAAAGATTCAATATATAATGTAAATTTTATTTCTTGTTGATAAGCGATGCCAACTTTTCCATCATTAAATATTGAACCACCTTCGGTACTATTATCCATATAAGATTGTGGAATACGTAATGCTCTCCACATTTTATGGTAAAAGTATTGTAAGTTAGCATCTTCACCATTGCCTAATGTTCCACCGGGAAGGGTTTCAACCGTGGAACCGGCACCATTTTTCATAGAAAAGAAAAAATCTTCATTTTGTGAAATCGGTGAGTAAATTGAATCCATTTGTTCACCATTACCACCACCACTGAACGATGGGATTTTTCTTTGTTTTATTTCATTTTTAGCATTTTCTAGAATTTGAGCACGTAAATGTGGTGGCGTATTTCCTAATTCTATCTTAAATACTCGCTTTTCGGGAGCACGAGAGATTCTGTAGATTAAAATTGAGTCTTCCAACATTTGTTTTTGTTTAAAAACTTTATATGCAGCAGTAAGCACTGATCGTGAGAAAGGAGCTTCATCACTCATATCATCATGCAAACCAAATCGAACAATTTCAGCTGTTGAATAGTTTTCAATGTTATATGATTCGGCAGTTGAAGTTAATGTATAATTGACATTTTGTGTAGCTTTTTTATAATCTGATCTAATCTGCCAACCTTTTACATCTGTCACATCATCTTTTAATACAATGGCCCCCACAACATTCTTTGGATGACAAAAAATAAATGGAAGATTTACGCTTTTATTTCTGAAAAAGAATGAATCTCCATATTTAATGGTATTACGAACTGTATGAAATAATCTTCGATTCCATCGATGTATGTTGCACCATGTTTTTAATGCTGCATTTAAAGTTACAAGGACTCTGCTAGAGATTTGTTGTTCTTCTCCTGCAGTAATCTTTATAGACATGGGTAATTCAGCTTTTGGATTATTACCTACAATTTCTTCAGTAATGATATCTAATGCTCTATTAACATCAGTATCTTCATCCATCATATCGAATTCGCGATAACGTTGTAACCTTACAGTGCTACCTTGTAATAGTTTATGGACCCAACTATAATTACCATACAAGCCATGATCACCAAGAATATCTTGACTACTTTCCACACTTGTACGTGCAGATTCAGGCGTAATTATTTTATAGAATTTTACTAATTTGCCATGATTCGCATCAGGTATTTCCATACTACGTTCTCTTATTCATCATGGTATTTATCCAATTTTAGAGGTATTGTTAGAAACTATAATTAGATGCTGCAAGTTGTCTCAAGTGGGCAACATAGGCAGAGTCCGTTGTCGCAGCATTATTCATATCTTTATTTTTATCATCTTTGGCTTTATCAGCAGTAACTTTCGTATTATTAGCTGTCTCTTGAGTAGCTTTTAATAATGCATTAGTATTCTGTTGTTGTTGAGTTTCACTACTACTCATAGCAGCCAGTTGTTCCTTCGCAGATTGTGCAATAGCTTGATTTGGCGAATAAGTAGCTGCTTTCAACGTGTCCGAGTAATGTGCATATTCACTGGATATGTTTACATTATATAATGATTTGTATTGTTTAGTTAATCCAATTGCTTTTTGAATATCAGTATCAGAACGTGTAGTTCCAGCCAATTTCTGTGCATCAATTACAGCTTTTAATTGTGCTCGTCTAGTGTCACCCGTTTTTTGTACTTGGCCGCTTATTATATCTTGTTTTATTGCTTGTTGTGCTTTTTCATTTCCCAATTCAGCCATTATGCTTGCAACTTGAAAACCTGCAACTCGTCCAGTAATATTATTTTCCATTTTACTGTAAATAAATCTACCTGCTAATGTTCCAGCAACAGCTGCAGCTGTTACCGTTATTGCGGGTAATGCTAATTTTAATAATGAAGTTGCTGAAGCTAACATTCCACCTTCTGCAGCGGCTCCAGCAGTCCCTCCAGCTACTCTACCTAGAATTGATCCACCTACTTTTATAATTCCTTTTCCTGCAAGGTATCCAAAAGCGTTAGAAACAATTCCACTCAATAATCCAGAAGCTCCACCACCAAATGATTTATTCAATCCTGTAAATACTTCAGTAGTACGCAATACAGCTTCATCCAATTTAGATAAACCATTACCAACTTTTTCTGCCGCTCCCCATATTGAATCGAATGATTCCTTTCCTACGGCGTTCGGTCCTATGGCTTTTGCTCGTGTAGCTTCTATTGTAGCTTCTATAGCATTTTGTGCTCTATTACTTCCCAAAGCACTTTGAAGTTGAGTAACTACTTGCTGATTCTGGTATGCTGAAGCGGCTCTTCCCGTAGTGTTTCCACTAGCTATAAATGCATCTTGTGCTGATTTAATTCTATTATTGTCAGAAACGTAAATATCTGTCAAAGTCTTTGCAATTCTTTGTCTTTCACTCTCCGATAAACCAGTATTTTTTCCAATAATTCCTTGCATTTGTACAAGATCAGTTGTTCCTGCAGCATTAGCAGTATTTTGTAAAATTTTCGCAGTCCGTGAATCAATTCTATTATTAGGATTAGCCTTATTAAATTGTTGTATATACATTTGCATGCTTACTTGAGCTTTAATACTACTTTCAATAGTACTAAATTTAGAATTCACTATAGCTTGTGCAGCCTGTTTTTGTTGTTCTATACTCATACCCAAAACAGTATTCAACTTTGTACGTTGTGCTATTTCATTATTAACAATTTTTTGACGTTCTTCTTCCGATTTATTCTGTAATGATTGGACTTCATTAGACATTTCGCCCATAGCAGTTAAACTATCATAAAAATCTTTTAGCTGATCATCAGTCATGCCAACTTGTTCCGAGAATTTGTGCATGAACTTCATTTGAGTCATTGTACCAGTCGCATTACTTGTACTGATGCCCATGCCTATACCAGTTTGTTGATATGCTAATGCTTTTTGGATTGCTTCGGCACCTATAGCACCAAATATGTGTGCCGTATTCTGTAATTCTCTTGTATTAGAGAATCCTAGTTCTGCATTACCTGCGCCTAAACCTCGTAACCCAATACGATTAGTGCCTATAATCTCTGCACGTTCTTGTTCTGAAAATCCATGCGCAATGCCTGACAAATATCCTGTGGTGTTTACATTAAATCTTAATCTAGATTGCATGTCTGAAACTAGACCCGGAATTAAGTTAACTAATAATTTACCAAATTTTAAGCTATATTCACCGGCTTTTGAAAACGCATTACCCATTTTATCAGCACTTTTAGTTATACCAGAAGCAGCACCATTCATACTAAGATGTAATCCTTTAGCACTTTCTCCTACTTTAGTGTTGACTTTATCTAATAATATTTTACGTTGTTCAGCATTTAAAGCTTTGATATTTTTGACTTGTTGCATTTCTTCATCAGTCAATACATCAGTAATTTTATTATAATCCTCAAGAGTTTCTATAATATTATCAAATTGTGCTGATACCTCATTCAACGATTTATTAGTTTCATCTAATATTTTATTATTCTTACTATGAAATATCAAAAAATCATCAAAATCATCTTGTGCTTTTTTTAGATTTGTTTTTGCAGTTACTGTAGATTTTTTATTTTTTCTAGCATTATCCAGTTCATCTTGAGCTTCAGCTATTTTCTTTATATATTGAGCTTCTCGTTCAGTTTTTTCAGCTGTCATTTTTGCTGATTTAGCTGTTAAGGCATCAAAATTTGATAAAGTTTTTCCCATATCTTTCATATTAGCTACAACTTGTGTAGTAGTAGCATTGACGAACTTTAATGTGGCTATCATTTTATCATATTCGTCACCCGCTCCTTTTGCACCTTTGCGAACAACTTCTAATAGGTCAGCAAATGCTAAAGCGGATTTACGTGTAGTTTCGGATTGATTTCTAGTTAATTTTTCTAATTCTTTATACACCCCTTCCAATGCTGTACCACGTTGAGTAAGATTTCTTAACATGGTTCCAAATTGTTTAGCTATATCACCATTATTTTTTACGATTTGTTCTAACTGTTTAATATCAAGTTTGGAATCACTTTTATATGAAGCAAAAGCACTATTACTGGATTGATATTGACTGTTACCTTTTAATGATTTAACGATAGCATCAGCTAACATTTGTGCATCTTGTTGTGTTATAGCCATAATTAACTAAGTGTCCGAAATATATACGATATTTATCTTGACAAATATTTTAAAATAACTTGACATTATTATTTAATTTATGTTAAATTTCTTTATGTTATAAAATATAAAGGTAATAACATATGGCATCCGAAGTTAAACCCAAAAAGAAAAAAAATTATATTAACAATGCAGACCTTTTAAAAGAATTAGAAATTAGTAATGCTCAGAATAAAATGACTGATAATTTAACGAAAATGTTAATGTTATTAACTCATAGGTTTGCTATGAAAGGACGTTTTGCTAATTATACCTATAATGATGACATGCAATCTTTTGCCCTATTAACTATAGTGAAAGTTTGGAAAGGTTTTGATTGTACGAAAAGTAACAACCCTTTCGCATATTTTACTCAAACCATAAAGCATGCTTTCTTCCAGTTTGATAATTCCGAAAGAAAGCAACGTGATATTAGAGATGAAATATTAATTTCACATGGTGAAAATGCATCATTCTCATTCTTGGACAGAAATGGACATGATGACTTTAGTGATAACATGACCAGTAATGATTATGTCCAAGAAACCATTTTTGATAATGATCTGGATAATACTGAAAGCGCTGTAGAATCAGATTAATTCTACAGCGCTTGATGATAATTTAGAATCTAATATTCTTGAAAACCCTTTATCTAACTCTATTTCCATAATATTTGGAAATAGATTAGTTATTTCGTCTCTATGAGAAATAATGAACATGGATAATTTTTCAGATGTTGCTATCTTCTTTATCATTTTAGCTGCCATCTGCACACCGACCGAACCTAATCCGACATCTAAACATTCATCAAGAATACAGAAACCAATTTTTCCATATCGTAATTGTAAGACATCTCTAAAAGAGAACGATAATGCTAAATTAACTCTGGCTTGTTGACCAGAAGATAAATTATCAAAATCCAAAACATTACCGAATTGACTAATAGAAGCGGTCAAATCTTCTGTGAATTCTACTTTATGTGGCATGCCTAATTCACTCAAATATTTCTTAAGTTGTTTGTTAAGATATGGTAGACTTCTATTTAATAATGATTTACGGATGAATGAATCTTTCTTAGTCAATAACTTATAAAGAAACGTTTTATGTAAGATAATATCTTCTAGGCTGTCTATTTTCTTAGAGTTTTCACTATCAAATTTTATTTGATTGATGTCATTTAATGTTTCTAAATGTGGATTTACTTCTATTTTCAACTTTTCTATTTTTTCAAAAAGATTAGACATAGCATTATAATCGTTTGCTAATGAAGTTTCCGATGTATATTTCATTTCAGCTTTAACGATGTTAATTTTTTCTATTGTAGATGTTTTAGATGTTTGTAGTCTATTCAATTCATCATCATATTTTGTTATTTCTGATATTATTTGATTTGTGTCAACATCCTCATATGGATTTGATTGATTCTGATAAACTTCTAATTCTTTGGTTAAAGCATTAAATTGATTTTCGACATTTTTGAGTTCAGTAATAGACGAATATTTCATCATATCTATCAATTTAGATTTCTCATCTTTTAAATCTTCAATTAATCTTATAATTTTATTTGTTTCTTTTTCCAAATTTACATTTTGTGTGTATAAATCACCAGATTCTTTTTCAAGACTATCCAATTTTTCTTGAACATTAACAAATTTCTGTAAACAGTATGGGCATCTGTTATCCTGCAAATGTTCTATCTCTGTTGTATTCTTAGACATCTTTTTACTGTTGTCTGCTATTTTTTTGGTTTTCTCTTCAACACTTTGGCGATAAGTTTTTATATCATCGTTGATTACATCATATTGATTTAGATATTCCAACTCTTTGTCGAAAGATATTCCTTCATAAGTGGTAATAGATTCTATAAGTTTTTCAATAGCCTTATCATGATTCTCTTGCCACGTTTGAGCAGACGATAATTTTGATTTTAATGTAGATGCTTCATGTGTTTTGATAGAAATGGTGTTTTGAATTTTTTCTAATGATTTGTTTAGTTTATTAAAATGATTAATACATTCTCTCTGAAAATCAAAATCAATATTTTTATATTCATCAATTTTATTGGAAGCAATTTTTATATTTTCTAATTGATTTTCATCCCATGATTTTACCCGAGATTCCAATAGCTTTAATTTGTCTTTATATTGTTCTTTTTGTTGTGTAATTTGTTCTTCAATTCTTAATAGCGATTCTAATTCTTTCTTATCTTCTTTCAGAGTTTTATTTAATAATTCACCCTTGGCACTTATTTCTGTAATACCACAAAGTTCTTCCATAATGTCAGATTGATTTGACTTGCCGGATGTTGATGTTACTGGCAATGAAAAAAATGGTTCGTTACGTGCACTATAAATGACAATTCTGGTGAATATATCATAAGGAATTCCAACAATTTCTTCTATTTGTGTATTAATGTTAGCAATGCTGTCTCGTGCAATATCATTATCAGAAAAATCTAATGTATCAGATTGATATACTTTTGCACCATTATCGCCAAGTGTTTTGTTTTTTCTATAACGAATTATTTTATAATATTTTTCATCTTTTTCGAAGATTAATGTTACTTCCAAATTTTTCTTATTAATATTATTAATTAACCGATCTTGTGATATTTTCGATATGGGTTTATCGTATAATACCCATGACAAAGCATTAATGAGTGTGGTTTTACCTGAACCATTTGAATCTATTTGACCATTAACCATGGCATCAAGATTTCGACCAATGATAAGAGTAGGGTCTGAAAAATCAAGAGATATTGTAGTTTTATTATTACCATATGATTGAAAATTTCTTAACGATAATGATATAAATTTAATAGGCGTTTTCATAACTTCAAATCATCATATAGTTTTATTAATGTATCCGTTTTGATTTTTTCAACAGATACTGTTTTTAATTTTTCTTTAATTATTGTATCAAGAGATTCTAAGACGAGTTCATCATCAACTTCTGTATCTCCATCCAAATTTTTGTTCATATTAAACCCTTCATCTAAAGTTAATTCACGCAAATTATACTTTTTTATTAAATTAGATTTCAATTCGATAGACTCTTCATGTGTCAAATCGATATCCACCAGACATTGTACCGTAGCCTTCGATTTTAATATATCTTTAGGTGATTCTAATATTTTAGATAGTTTTGTTCTAATATAAGTAGGACATTCAGACCAATCAATAAATGTAATTTTATTTGTGTCATATTCAAGAGTTGCCATACCACGCTTAGAATCATTAGCATCTGCAAAGTTTGTTGGAAAGGTATTTCCAATGTAAGTAACATTATCTTTCTCATCACGACGATGAAAATGTCCAGTAATGATCCGTTTGAATTGTTTATAAGTTGAATGATCTACTCCATTTTCACACAGAATAGAATCACCTGTTATAACAAATCCATTGAATTCTGCATGCATGTAAGCGTATGGATATTCAACATACTTGAGCATTTCAGGATACTCATCTTTAAACAAATATGGGGCTAAAACTGCTCCCTTTTTACCAAAATGTTTCATGATTGTAATTTCTTCAATTAAAGTCGTGTTTTTCATTGTTGAAAAACTAATCATGTTATGAACATCTCGATTATTTCTCTGTCCTAATGAATGGTTTCCCAACAAGCGATAAAATGGAAGATTTAAATCGTCGATCATTTTTGATATTCGATAACCATAATCCAAAGTAAATGTTGATAATTTTGCTCTATCATCGAAGAAATCTCCGACATCAACAATGTGATCAATTGTTGAATCATTTTTTACATTGTTGCAAAACCATGTAATATATTCTAAACAATCTTCATTGTATTGAATAGAACCATTTTTGGCCCCTACATGTAAATCACCGAAAATTGCAGCCTTGTTTAACGTTTTCATCTGATAATAGAATCCTTGAACCATTTTGGAGTATGTTTATAGTACATTTTCAATAACATATCAAATGATTGATCTAGTATATAGGTGTAACTCCAATCCTCTATCGTTCTAGTCGTTCTGCCAGTTGCCTGTATTACACCCAACATGGCTTGTCTTGTGTACCACTCTTTTGATAATTCCATTCTTCGTTTAATCCAATTATCGGATAAGTTCGGGAAAGGTATTTTAGAAATAATGTTAAAGCGACCTTTGTCCTCTTTAAGATCAAGTCCTTCTGTAATACTTGGACTAATGAGTAATAATTTTTCATTGTTTTCATTATTTGTAAATTCGTCAATAACTTGATCCCGAGTATAATCAGAATCTGGATTATGATGCATTATGCGTTGAGATATTTTTCCTTCTAATTCTTTAGATAACCAACTTGCAACATTGAAACTGCCAGTGTGAATAATACCACAATCATCAACATGTGTTTTGCATATTTCGATTATTTTTTCGATCATCTTTTTACGTGATTGTTTTTTATCATCCTTATCCCATCCGTATGTCATTTTCATGGCAGGAGAATAAAATACTGGTCTATTGTCAATAGGAAATTCAGAATCGATAGAAATGAAAGCAGCTTCATTAGGTGGAATGCCTAAATCATGACAATAAGCATCTTTATCCAATATAGTAGATGACATGAACAAGAACTTATTGGCCATGGGTTTGCAATATTCATGGAATATATCTTTTCCATAAAGAGGTTTGAACTTGAAAAAGGTTTTCTCTCTAATTAATGCATAATTATCAATTAACTCATCTCTGGTTAATTTTATATAGTGGTTTATCACGTCCATATGTTTTACGATATCTTTAAGCTTACCAATTACATCTGCATCCGCTTTATCCATAGCTTCATTGCGTTCATATCGATTCATGATTTCATCTACAACAGATTTTAGAATGTTATATTCATGCTTGACAGCTGGAAAATAGGTGTTTTCAATCCAATCCATTGCCTCATATTCATTCTTAGGTGAAATAGATTTTACTTTAAATTGTCTACATCTCTTATCACCTATTTGAAGTGCTTTAAATTCGGTAAGATGATTTTCCAATTGATGACATTCATCAAATACTAATAATTCCCGTTTTCCAAGCGAAAGTTCAGGGCTGAGCATAAAAAGAAGTAATGCTAATGTGTAATTAAGTACTATATTAGGTGAATGCTTCATTGTAGCCATAGCATCTCTATGTGGACATTGAGCACATTTAGGTTTTATATCTGATCCGATATCGCAATTTGTGTCTTTCGGAACACATGTATAATTGCTTTTTCCATAAAGCGAAAATAGACGACTTCTATCAAATGAATCTTGATATTGCTTTTGTAATATTTTTTGTGGTGTTAAAATAAATGAACTACCTAATGAATTAGCTAGATATGCACTGTAATTGATTCCTAATGGTGATTTACCACCACCAACAGGAACTTCACATAAAATGTATTTGATGTGCGAAGGCAAATTCTGAATCCAATTGAGAACTTCCAATTGTGATTTTCTTGGCTTATATCCTTCCATCGGCCAATATTGTATAATATCTAATGACATGTTATATAGCTCTTAATGTATTTGATTTGGAACTATATCATGTTTACATCCGATTATCAAATCAAAATTTCATTTATATTATAGTGCTTGAAAAAATTCTATAAAATGCTATCATGTGATTTATAATAAAACCAGTAATTATATTTAAAAAAAGCAAAAGCAAAAGCAAAAGCTCTTTTTATTAAAAGCAAAAGCAATAATATTATTTGTTTTTAAATTCACTACGTTCATTATAAAAACAAATAAGATATTAATATTCACTACGTTCATATTAATATCTGTTTTAGTTGTTAATTGAATTCAGTACTTAACCAGCACTATAAAGTACTTAGAAAAAGAAAAAATAAGTGCTTTTTAAATAAGAGCAAAAGATTTTTATTAAAAGCGTTAAAGATATTATAACCTTGTTCCTGCAACCTTGTCAAGTGTTTTAATTCGATTCTATCAAATATTTTTTGAAGGATAGATTTTTGCTTTCTTTTACTTTATGTAAATGTTTATTGAACTCTGTTGCTCGTCCTTGTTGAATTTTGGAACGTTGTCGTTGTCTATCATTAGCACGTACAGAATTCATAGGCATTCTAGAATTGACTGTATCTTGATCGTTGAATGAACTCATATCACGATCAGTTTTAATAATTGAGGCGACAATGTTACCAAAATTGGTTAGTTCTTTAGATTGTGTAGATGTAATAATATTTTGTAATCTCAATTCTTCAAAATCTACTTGACCACATTTAGCATTGCGGCCAGAAGATAAAGATACGATCCATGATTTAACACAATCATTAGAATTTTCTATAAACTCTCTAGCACGAATACCAATATCTGAACTCCTAGAGGAAGTATTATCTAAACTTTTATTAAGATAGTTTCTAGCTAATCCTTTCTTAGCTGATATGTCATTGGCACTTTTGCTTACGGATTTGTTAAAAGAGCGCAAATGAGCTTCGTCATACTTTGATAATGTTGAAAATAAATTTGATACAACATTATTGTTAATAGTATTATTTTTAGTAATAATACCAATATCTCTTAATAAACTATAAGATTCGAAATCCTTTTCTTCTAAAGTTTCAATACGGCTTGTATAGCTTTGTTTACGATCTTTATCCATTTTTAACCCAATAAGAAATCTGAATTCTTTATTAGTTAATTGTGAATAAATTTTTAAGGCTTCCTGTTCATTTTCTGGAAGTGATGCAGCCCATTCTTGATCAACAGAATATTTACCTTCTTGATATTTACTGCGTAATTGTTTAAAGGTTAAATCGTTAATAGAATTCCAAGATTGAATATGTTTAGCCAGATTTTGTAGAAATTTACTACCTTTATCCGTAACTTCATATTTTGGAAATCCATTGTCTTTGATTTCTCGGGTCATCAATCCATTTTCTAAAGCAATATCACGAAGTTTCAAAGAATTAATGTAGTTCTCTCTTACATCATCATTCAATTCATCAGAACGTTCTAGAGCGTTTTCCATTCTATTAAATTCACGTATTTTTTTAAAAACACCAGCAATCCAAGACATTGTAGGTCTTTTTGATGAATTATCCGAATTTATAGCTTGATTTATTTCTGAAAATATTTCTTTTGTTGATGCCATACTTAAAAATACCGATTATCAAGCTATTTATTGCATTTTAGTATTTCATATAAGAGAACGGCATCGTTCATATCTTCAATAGGTTTAGGAACTGTATTCAAACCACATATATCCGAATGATGTAACCGTAGGAATTCAACCCATGAACTTTTCAGTTGTTGATTGTCTATCAAAGCTTTATACATTTCAGGTTTTCTAAATTTTCCACCTGAAATACCTTGTTCATTTCGATATTCATACTTTAATACTTTTTTACCTTTAACAATAGGCAGATAGGTTAATTTTGCAGCCGCAAGTTTAAGACTTGAAGGTGGAAGTATTGATATATTTTTAGATAATTTAGTATATAACTTTGACCTCAATAAAGTGCTAAAAGTAACAAGATCAATCAATGGTCCTGAAGATGATGAATAGCTATATCCTTCAATACCTATTTTTGTATCTTCAGATGGATTAATATTCGATATTATGTCTGATATGATTAAATCAGTTATTTCATTATATTGAATAAGCTTATAAATCTCTTGATCAGAATGAATCAAAGCTTTTATATAATTTATGTAACGATAAGTAATGAACGGTGAACACAATTCAAACCATTTTTTCATTTTTCCAGTTTTTTCTGATAACACATTACTTTCTTGTACGTAAATGAATTTTTTATCATTAATCACTAAAGCAGTACATATTAATGAAGGATCGATTGCTATTATGTTCATGATATTAATATATGGGTTGAGTATGTTTTTTACTAAGTTCAATATCAAGACGTTCTTTAATAAACTCTGAAATTATTTCTCTTTCATAAGGCGTAAGGTCTAACATTTCTTCTTTAGTCAAGCCACCGCGCATGAAATACATCAACTCAATTCCATTTTTATACATAGTTCGTCTTTGTTCCTCCAAATCGAGGTTTAAGCGCTTCTTTTCTTCAGCACTTCCTGATCGGAGGGTTCTGTAAAAAAACTGGTAGGATTCAATGATATTGGATAAGTTTGCTTAGTATTACACCATTTACAAGTGAACGTATAATCAAAATCAACTCCCCATTCATTAACAGTTTGTATTTTTTTCAATAATTCAAGTTGAAAATGCCTTGTTTGCATTCTAATGAATTCTAAAATGTTATCGACGTTATCGACTTCATCGATGGATTCTATGTTTGCAGCAAGATTTTTTACAAAAGTTTCAAATATTTCATCTGGAGTTTCTAGAGAATTTACTGCATTTAAAGCCAACATTTGTGAAAATGTTACATATTTGACTTTTATTAAAAATCCTTCAAGTTCGAAAGTTAAATTATTCAAAGTTTCTGGTGTGATCGATTTAGCCGTATTAATAAATCCAGAAATAGGAATTTCTAATTCTATTTGTTTTGATTTCTCACATTCACATTTAAAGTCTACGCTAAGAATGTTTCCATAAGACACTTGTCTCATGGCAGTAAGAACGAAATCCACGTCTTTAGATAATAAATCGAGAGGTTTCAATAATTGAGGACAACATCTACTAATAGTTTTTTCAATGGCAGTGCCTTGAAATAACATGTCTGGAGTCTTTAAATATATTTCATCCAACATAGACATGGGATAAATTAAAAATTCACCATCAATTACTTCATCAGATAATTCACCATTCTCATATGGAAGTCCTTTAGATGGAAGTCGATATGTCATAGGAGGCAAAGTATTTGATTTATTTAATTTTTTTAATAATGGATTATTATTCTCATTAGTTAACATAGATATTACCTTTATTAGTAAGATTATTTATGTTCCAAAAAATCCAATAAAATTGAACATTTTCCAATGATAAATATCAGAAATAGAGTATTATTACATGGCCGGTCCCGTTTCATTCAATTTACCACCATCAGCATTTCAAGATGGTTCTATTCCTGATCCTACAGGAGGATGGAAAAATTCTGTTCAATCTTCAGGTAGTACCAGTTCACATGATATAACTATGTATGATATCGCCAATAACACACCTAAATATCAAGCTCAAAAAACTTTAGATTTGCCGCCTAGTACATTCTATAGTTCATCAAACGATTTTTTTGACAGACAATATTTGTTAGGTGCCGATGAGCAGAAAGTTTCATTAGTAGGAAGAACAGGTGAAGGTAGCAGAGGAATAACATCAGGCGAATCTTTAAATGCTATCCAAGGTGCATTAGGAACTCGGAATAATGGTGTTAATAATACAATGGATCATGTAACTTTTTTAATTACACCAGATTTAACTGAAAATGGTTCAATGATCATAGCTGAAATTAGTGATACTCGTGCTGCAGCATCTATAAGCATCTATATGGGCAGTCCTTCAAGAAGTTTTGGTGTAAACGCAAAACTAGTTTCAAGAACTCCGCAAGAAGCTGATTTAAATTTTAAAAATATAAGTTTATTAAAAGCATGGAGAATGCCCGTATTGAATCTTGGAGAATCGCATGGAGCAGAGCCTGAAACTCTGCGACTATATGGATACAGTGCTGCAATCCGTGGTATTCCTGTGATGTTACAAGGTTTAAATATTGAATATTCATCAGAAGTTGATTATATACAAACTTCCGATAAAAAAGCATGGGTTCCCATTATCCAAACAGTTTCTTTACAATTAAAAGAAGTAAGATCGGCAGAAGATTTAGGATCATTTGATTATACACAATATAAAGCTGGTACGCTTTGGGAATGGTAATATAAAATGGCATTTAAATTATATGAAAACAAAAGTTCCCTATTACAACCATATTGCAGGATGGTTGCGGGTGGAACTACAGACAATTTAGGAAATTTTCTAGGATGGTGGGAAAAATTACCATTTGAAAAAAATTCGGCCACAGATATACAATTCACAATAACTTTGTTTTATGCTTATAGACCAGATAAAATAGCCTATGAAATTTATGGTAGAGAAGATTACCAATGGTTAGTTCTTCAATATAACAATATAGTGGATATTAACGAAGAATTATCTGCAGGAAAAATTATTGTTTTGCCTTCCTATGATAGAGCCATGTACAGTTTAACTAACGATTAATATATGCCTACACAACAACCTGTTCAAAATCCGATATTAAATTTCTCATCTTACACCGTCAAAAATATATTGATGGCTTACACTACTACATCTGATGCAGTTAATACTAAAATAGATTACACAGTAGGGAAACCCGGATCAATTGTTAAAGGTGCTGGGTGTGGGAAAGATGGCGTTGTTGTCGTTAATGAATTTGTAGATTATCAATTCATAATTCATTCTCATGATAACGAATTCACGTTTCATTCGTATTTTGATCATTCTACGTCTTCAATGACAGGATCAATAACGATTGTGGATAAAGTAGCTGGATTATTTCAGGATTTTTTAAGAACTGAAGTCGCCAAGAAATTAAATGTATCTCAAACTCATATTATATTTGCATTAAAAACTTATATTATTGGAACGAAAAAAGATCATAGTGAACAAATTATTCCTATTAAACCATTAATTTTCCATATGTATAATTTAACACAATCATTTAATAAAGAATATCCATTAAATTATTATACGTTAATGTATGTTGCAGATTATAATACTTTTGCACTTTTGCCAAACTACTCAAACACATTCCAGATGACTATCACTCATAAAAATAGTTCTTCACCAAGTGATTTTTCAGCATCAAATTTAAATATTCCACCATCAACGCCCAATATTGTTCCTACAAATACTCCACGATTAACTCCAACTGTTACTATTACTAACACAGTACCGATTTCACCTACTCCAACAATTACTGGTGGTACAAATCCATGTACATTAACAATAAGTGAAAATGGTAGAAGCATTATCAAAAATTTTGAAGGTTTAAGTTTGACAGCGTATTTTGATGTTAACGCATGGGCTATTGGATATGGTCATCGTCGTGGAGTTAATGAAGGTGACATCATAGACAATTCACAAGCAGAACAATTTTTGACGGAAGATTTACAATGGGTCAATGCGTATGTATGTAATAATGTAAAAGTTCCATTAAACCAAAATCAATATGATGCATTATGCAGTTTAACTTATAATGTGGGAAGTTATCCTACATTATTATCCAATTTAAATGCTGGTGATTATAATCAAGCTAAAAATGATTTTGCTTTATATTGCAATAGTGGTGGAAAAGTTAATCAAGCATTGGTTAACCGTAGAGCACAAGAAGCTGCATTATTTGACGGACAACCTCTACCGACAGGAAATCAACCATTACCATTACAACCAAGTGCCGGGTTAGCTACTACACGCACGATAAACACAGATGCCAGATATCGCGGCTTAACTTCTAATAGAAACACACGCATATCTAATAACAAAACGATGTTAACCTTAAAAGATATTATGGAAGGTTTTGAATCGGCATTAAAAGATACTACAACACCGCCAGAACCAAGATTATCATCATGGATGGCATCTATTAATCAAAATTATGTAAATCCATTAATCCCCGATGATCAGAAGAAATCAAAAGGTGTATTACCTATAGATTATTATATTAGATTAGACGACGTGTATAATGATTATGTAATTGATAATAGAAACATTCCATTCGAACAAAATGACCAATCACAACTTATTGGTGGAATCAAATCATTCCAAGTAAAACCGGGAAAAATGATTACAAAAACCATAAACAATTTAATGAAATTATCTAATCAAGTTGGTGAAGATGCTAGAGATGATATTGACAATCAAAAAAGCTACAAATGTAATATTTCAACTATAAAAACATGCGACGAGAAATATCAATTTGATATTCATATCACACGTTATGTTGTTCCTAAAAATAATGGCACAATTGACACTGGACCGGGAATAGGTGAAGGAGCCTATAAACCTTTAGAATTTTCATATCAAGAAACATCAAAGACTCGTGACATTCTTGATGTTGGAATGTCGTTATTTTCAAATAACTCATTAGGCATTTTAAGTCAGCCTAATAACAGTCAAGACAATAGAGCTTTGTATGGCAATCGTGAACAAATTATGTTAGAAAGAAATCCAGAACAAGAATTCTTCAAAACATCATATAGTGGTGTCAGAGGCATGGCGAATCCAAAAAATTATGGATTGGAAAGACCTAATGGCCCTGTTTATATTGATAATCTTATAAAAACTAATTTAGCACAAACAACAAAATTAATGATAACTATCATGGGTAATCCATATTTGTTGTCAGATTTATTCCGCAATCCTATAAAGGTTATGTCAGAAGATGACGATAATCCATATTATTATAAGTATCCAGAATATTATCCCATGTATGCAAAATTGAACATTTTCATAAAACCATCTACCACCATCGGAGAAAAATTAGATAAAAATACACCTAAAAAATATTATTACAGTGGATATTATCATTTGGGTAAAGTGAAAACTAGTATCACTTCAAGTTTCTTTAATCAAATATTAGAATTATATAGAACGGATGACGTGACATGATGGATCAAGATAGATTATTAGATATATTAGAAAAACGATATTCGACGGATAACAAAGGTGATTACTTCCATGTAACCACTTCATTGACAGCGGGCGTTGTAGTTGATACAGATGATCCTCTACAAAATGGTAGATTACGAGTATTTTGTCCTGCACACGGAGATGATCCAGCTAAAATACATTTATTGCCATGGGCAGTTTATGTCTCACCTTTTGGTGGAACTGTTTGTAATGATAAGTTTGAACGTCAAGGAGAGACTACTTCAGGTTCCGTATCTTATGGTTTTTGGGCCATCCCTGAAATGGGTGCAAACGTCCTTGTGGGTTGTGTAGACGGTGATTTGCGTCGCAGATTCTGGATAGGAACTATGTATGATCAACAAGAAACTCATACATTAGGAAATGGCAGATATAATTGGAAACCGGATGGTACGGTAGAAGGACCATTATCTTCTTCAGGCGACCCCATAGAACCATTATACAGCAATTCTAAAACGGCATTTAATGGCAACAATGGATCACCAGAATGGCAATCTAGAGAAGCCGAGTATTCTATGACTGCGGTTGATAAATCTTTGAATCAACCACCGACACCAGATAAAATTTCTTATTTGGATCAACAACAAAAAGAAATTGCACAGAATCAACAATTTTCTTTCAATAAAGCTATTGTTGGAAGCAATGGATATGATTGGTCATCTTTCGGAATACCATTTAAAACTAATAAAACTTTCGGATTAACATCTCCCGGATTCGCATCATTAATCATGGATGACAGACAATTTAATAATAAAGTTAAATTACGTTCATCGACGGGACATGTCATACTTCTTGATGATACAAATGAAAGAATATACATTAGAACAAATACCGGAAATGCTTGGGTTGAATTAGATAAATCAGGTAATATTGATGCATATTCAGCAAGAAGAATATCTTTAAAATCAGATATGGATATAAATCTGACAGCCTCTAAAACAGTAAGAATTAACGGTGGTGAAGGTGTTTTCATTTATTCGGGTGGAGTTAATGATAATCCTGAATTGTCTAGTGCTCCAGCCATAGGGCAAGTAAGAATTCAATCTTCAGATGATCTGCATTTGGTAGGAAAAAATATACGTGAGCTGTCATTTGAGAAAACGATATTCGAAATAGGTACAGATAAATGCGAAAGCATTGGAGGATCATCTTTTACACAAGTTCAAAATGATATAAATTTGATATCAAATGCTGGTGATTATAATACCATGATATTCGGTGACTATAATCTAGCAGCATCTGGAAAGATAACAGAGTTGTCAGTAGATTCATCACATTATGAATCTAATGGGAATATAGATATCCATTCATATAGTGGAAATACTTCCATAAATGGTGAAAATGGAATAAACCTGACTACAACATCTAACATTAGTATGACTGCAACAGGTAATTTTACATCAAATTCAATGGGTATTACAAGCATATCATCTGTAGGAACTATAGCAATTACAAGTTCAACATCAGTTGTTATTTCTCCACCAGCTAGTGCTGCAATGCCATTGGATTTGTCAATATTCCCTTCAAAGCATACAATAGAAACTGTGATTCCAAAGGATGTCGAATATCCGATATTATTTGGAGCTAGTGGCGGTGAAATTGTTGTGAATAATTCAGTAGTAACAGGAATGCCAAGTTTCCCAACAGGAGCATTTCCTGCGCCTGTAGTACCAGCAACAGCATGCTTATCTGCTGCTAGTAGCGCACCGTGGACTAATCGTGTACCCGATCATGAACCATGGCCTCGGACTATGATGGGAAATACTGCGGGAAGTAATACTCAAAATGATGAATGTAATTACAATACCGGACACAATCCACAATTTACAGATGACAATGGCGGCATCGGATCATATTCTATCAATAGAGTAGAAGGTACAGATACTATTACACGCAATCAATTCTGGCGTCGATGAACGATAAATAATGAATATTTGGTAATTAATAATGGATAATTATGTTGGTCTTTCCACATTACAGTTTCAACAAAACAAAAGTTTGATATTAAAAAATGTAAATTTAATTAAACAGGATTTGTTGAATAATATCTATACTAGACGTGGAGAACGAGTAATGATGTCTACTTACGGCACGCGCATTCCCGATCTAATATTTGAACCTCTAGATGATATCTCCACGTTCATTGTTGAAGAAGATTTGACAACAGTTTTTAATAATGATCCACGAGTTAAATTACAAGATTTGAGAGTTATACCATTATATGACCAGAATACTATTATGGCTTTCGCTAATGTATTCTATATCTATTTGAATTTTAGTGATCAAATAAGTATTAATATACCGTTTAATAGTTAATAAATATAAAGAAATTTGGGAATATTGATGGCAATAGCAAATATAAACAGTGCAGAAACATGGCAAATGGCTTATCAAGCCTTTCAACAGGTTAATTTTACTGCATGGGACTTTTCATCCATCAAAAAATCATTACTTGATTATCTTAAACTTTATTATCCTGAAGAAGATTTTAATGATTATATAGAATCTTCTGAGCTTATCATGATAATTGAATTGTTCGCCTACATTGGTGAACTATTGGCATATCGTTATGATATGAACGCTCATGAAAATATTATCACTCAAGCTGATCGTAAAGAATCTGTATTGCGATTAGCTAAAATGTTGTCTTATAACACTTCTAGAAATATTCCCGCTCGCGGCTTAGTAAAAATTACGTCTATATCAACTACTGAATTATGTTATGACTCCAACGGCAATGATTTAACTAATACTATTGTTTATTGGAACGATCAAAATAACTCTCAATGGAAAGATCAATTTATAACGATTCTTAATAGAGTTTTATGTCAAGATTTTGGTACTGTGTTACCCTCAGACAGAATTCAATTACAGGACATTGTATTTGAACTTTATGAAATGGATAATGCACCATTAAAAAATAATGTAATTTCATATAACATAACATTCTCTGGACAAACTTATCCAATGGAATTGGTGAGCGCCCAATTAAACAAAGATAGTGGACCTTCGGAAATGCGTCCAGTGTTAAATCTTCCTATGAACATTTTGTACTTATCAGATGGTATGGGAGATTCTTCTGACAATACAGGATTCTTCTTTTTTACAAAGCAGGGACAATTGCAACGCACTACAACATCATTCGATGGTGTAACACCTAATCAGACTTTTGATGTATTGTTAGAAAACACTAATAACACTGATGTATGGGTTAATAATATTGATGCTGATGGAAATGTTGTTGTAGGATCGGGTACACAATCTAATCCTTCTGGTGAATGGATTCAAGTAGACGTAACTAATGGTAAAAATATCATGTTTAATACCAACACCAATGGTAACAAATATGAAATTGAAACATTAGACAAAGACCAATTTAGACTCATCTTCGGTGATGGTAACTTTGCGAATATTCCTTCAGGCACTTTCGAAATTTGGTCTAGATCGTCGGCTAATGTAGATATGGTAATTCCAACTACAGCTATTCAAAATATATCTATAAACGTGTCATATTTTGACATTACAAACTCTAAACAAACTTTGACAGTAAGCATATCCTTATTGGATTCTATACAAAATTCGGCACCATCAGAAGATATAGAACACATTCAACGTATTGCACCAGCATCTTACTATTCACAAGATCGCATGGTTAATGGTCCCGACTATAACCAATTCATGTTACAAGATAATAGCATATTAAAACTTAGAGCTATTAATAGAACCTTTGCGGGTGATTCGAAGTATGCTGAATGGCATGATCCTCGTGAATATTATGATAATGTGAAAATGTTCTCTGATGATGGTGTCATTTATTTTGATTCATATGTCACAGATAAAATTGTTTCTCCGGGATCATTACCATCGCCCGATTACGAAACCAATAATACGTTAACAACAGCATTAATATTGAATTATATTCAACCATTATTATCTACAGATGATTTTTATACAGCTTCGGTATTGGCTGGTGTAAACCCAAACACAGTTAGAACTACGTTCACTCCTACTGAAACATCAACTCTTAAATCATTACTTTCTAGTATGATTAATTCACCACCTAACACTTTATATTTAAATTATGATGTTCCATCGGGTACATGGCAATTTACGTTAACTCCACCGATTGTATATTGGATTAGTGTGGAATTGCAGACAGACAATTTCTGGGATATACAATTGTTAGCTAAACGTATCATCCTTCATAGCGATGGATTAAATTTCTGGATAACTAATAAAGGTTCTCGTACCATTTCATATGATACACTAAATGGAAATTACGATAATATTATTGTTTTGGCTGCAAATATTAATGCAGCTGGCGACGGCATCTTAACAAGTAATTATAATTTGATTGCAACCAATCAATATGTTTATGAAGTGGGAGCTAATAAAGGCTTAGATAGCATTAATGACATTCTACTATTACCCGGTGATGATAATGGCGATGGTATTCCCGATTATGTAACTTTATCTTATATAATAACACCAACCACATTTGTGTATTTTAATAGATTATGCACAGATGCATGTGAATGGACTTTTGTACCTTATTCTGCAGCTACCTTAGCAGCTTACACAGCAGATCAGGATGCAGGGACTGGCTTGTGGAAAAGAGAAAATGGTAGAGAAAACTTAAATTTCTTGTGGATGCATAGAACACCAGCATATCATTTAGTTGATCCTGCTCCATCTAATATAATCGATGCCTTCATTATTACTCGCGGATATTATACTGCATTAAAACAATGGTTATCCGGTCAATCTTCAATAGAGCCGACATTACCAACACCTTATGATTTAAAATCATCATATTCATATTTGATTAATAGCAAAATGATTTCAGATGAATTGATATTGCATCCCGGAAACATAAAACTTATATTTGGCCCTCAAGCAGATAATGCTTTACAAGCTAATTTTGCTGTAGTAAGATCACAAAATAATTCATTAACTAATAATCAAATAAAAACTGCTATTGTAGATGCTATTAACGTGTATTTTGATATAAATCGTTGGGAATTTGGTCAAACATTTTATTTTACTGATTTAGCATCTTACATACATTCAACATTATCGAACGAGATCAGTTCGGTGGTATTAGTGCCAAAATATTCATCTCACGTTTTTGGTGATATGTTCCAAGTATATGCAAAAGATGATGAAATTATTCAACCGTCTATTAGCGTAAATAACATACAAATTGTTGATTCGTTGAATCCGTCAATATTGAAACAATTTTAAAATTGTGAAAAATGTTCATAATTCAAAATTATAAATAGCAATATAACAATAAACGGTTTCTATGTCGGACTACACCAAACCACGGACTGATTTAAATAGCTTCATTCCAGAACAAAATAAATCTTCATTTTTGAAGAATTTAAATAACAACTTATTTAATAGATTTTTGACTAAAGATGAATATAATCATATTGTCGGTATTATTGGTTCTCCAGATTATACAAGTCCGCTTAAACAAATTATTGAGTCTTCGTTATACGCACAAAAAAACCAATTACAACCAGTAGTTTATTCCAAATTGGGATCGGAGACTGAATATCTAACATTTCCTGATTATCTACAAAGATTGTCTCGATTGGGAGTAGATATCAGCAAGTTTAATGAATGGGGTAACATGCTCCAATTCAACTATGCTCCACCTATTGATATAGACAAATTAATCAATTATCAAGATTATTATTGGAATACGTCAAATGTCAATGAAATTCCAGATTACATAACTATTAAAAATGAATTGAATTGGGCATTATCACGTAGTAATCAATATAAGTTTGCGATTACACAAATACAAACATCATTCGATGTAAACATCATTGATCCGTTCAATTTATATTTGACAGGTAATCAATTACCATTTTTTGATCTTGATGATTTTGTTATATTACATGACTCATCTAATAATTACCAAATTAATCAAATAGATTCTATATCTTTGGATTCTATAACAGGTAAAACTGAAATATCCCTAGTTAATAGTATGGATGGAATAACTTATACAACAATGTATAACGCTTCTATACCTATTATTTCTACAAATACTGACAACTCATTTACGTTGTCTAATGATTTAACACAAATATTCACGCCTGATTATATCTTTTCTGCGATAAATCATTCTACATCTATCAATACATTATTTTCAGTAGTTAATACGACTTATGATCCACAAACAAATACATCAACGATTACAGTAGACCAACCGATTGATTATGCCGGTGGTTGGACTCAAATATCTACTATTCCATTAGCCACATTAGCTGAAGCTGAATATAATGCAGTAAACGGTGATAGAGAAGTCAGATATATTAATTCTTGGAATGATGCATATGTCGGTAATCTGATATGGGCCAATGAAGTTTCATTGTTATCTTCTGAAACAGGCTATAGCCATCTTGGTGATCATGGTATTTACGATGATTCCTATGATTTTATTTCATTAGGAATAGTTGCTGGTGATACTTTACATATAAACAATGGTCCTAACACAGGAACATATCGCATCATCAATGTACAATCAAATTTCATTGCTGTTGATTCATATGTTAGAACTTTCACAAAAGATAATTTAAATTATGTTATCGCCAAACCACAATCATATGCTTCGATATCGGATGATATGGCTCCAACAGCTCCATTCATTAACGAAGTATGGATTAACACAGTTAATGATACAGTAAATCAATGGAATGGTTATGAATGGGTTACTGTAGTCAAAGGAATATTACTATTAACTAATGCTACTCAACAACGATACAAATTATCGTTAAAACAAAATGATCCATGGTCAGCATCAAATAAATGGATTCATAAAAATGAAATTGTAAACTTTTCTGGAAAAGTTCGCGCACAATTACCTATTATCGAATTTTATCCATTCTTAGAATTGTCTGATACTTCATTAGCCACATATGAATGGAAATATAGAAATATTCCTTCAAATCTATATGAAGAAGTGGAGACTGAACCTACATTGTTTGAATTAATCGATGCTACATTGGATGGCACTACATCACCAGCATTTATTTTTAATACATCAAATTCTATTAAATTTAATTCTAAATTTGGTAATTTAGTTGCAGATATTTCTGTAGGATCACGGTTGAAATTATCTGGATTCGCCAATAACAATGGATTGGTTACAGTACAAAGTGTTAGTTATCATCAACCATCACCAACAGAAGAATTTTGTACTTATGTAACATTAACTAAAAATATAACAAATCCATTTGATTTACCTGTAGGAGCTAATATAGGCCCACAATATACGTCTCAAGGAGATTTATGGTTAGGTTCTAAAAAACATTGGATGTTTTATGGAACAAAAAATATTGAGGCTTCAAGTTTACAACCTACTCCAAATCCAATGCTTGAAATCTTCATCCAATCTTATGTAGATCATGTAAATAGTGTCGAAGTTAACGTTGGGTTAATGTGGCAATCAATGTCATATTTGACAGATGGCAACATAGGAACTACCATAACTTTTGATCCATCATTGCAACAATATGTGTTGTATGATGATTATCAAGAAGGTGACATTAGAGTCTATATTAACGAAATTAGACAATATGGCAAATTCACAGACAATAGATCATTAGTTTATCCAGAATATGTAGGTTCGATAACGTTTGATAGTGATGTAATAATCAATAAATCTGACATTATTAGAATAGAATTAGGTGAATATGACATAGAAGATATTGGTAGAAGATCAATTCCACTAGTTACATCTGAACAAACTCTTGATCCAAATCTATCTTATGATTTGGTTAACATTGTCAGAATTAGAAAAATGGAACAAGATAAGCCATTACAAAATCTCTATCCATTTTTCAATCTCTATGACGTAGATGGTACAGCCAAAGATTTTGCAAATGAAATATTTAAATTTAGAGAAGACCCTTCATATAATGTCAACTTATATCTATTACGTCGAATAGTAAATGATGCTTCGACTAATGATTATGGATTTACACAATTGTTATCTGATTCAGATAACAAAACATTATATTGCTATAAAAACTTTGCGCAGCCTAACTATCCATTACAAACTATTTGGAAACGCGGTTTACATAACGAACAATATGTGCCTCAAACTCTATCTGATGGATCATGGGATATACCCAATTCTTGGATATACAACATTAATCATGGATTAGAAAATTACATAAACTATTCCGAATTATTGAATCACTTTTCTACGATTATCTCTCAACAAGAAGTTCCGGGATTAATCAATACTGCAACAACTAATTTAGCTTATCTAGATGATAATATAAATTATGGTTTAGGTGGAACCATAAAAGAACATAATAATGGATTAGATTTGTCCATATCTTCTGTTATGGTGAATAATACAAATCCACTCCAAGTTATTCAATTTGGACATGACCAATATTTGAATGGATATAATTTTATACAAGAAGATTATATTAAAAATATTGTTAGCTTATTAACAACAAATGTAACAGTCTCAAATTTAACATCGTTGCAAAAAATAATTACATCTTTTATTGAGAATTCATATACATCAAATTCAAAATTTGATGATTGGTTTGGAGATAGCACAACTTATAATTCAACTACTAACATAGGATTTAAAAATTGGGTAGCAACACTACCGTTTTTCGGATTATTAAAACCTGTAGTTCCATACATTTTATATGATAGTGAACTAAAATTGAATTCTGTAGTATGTCATGATGGACATATACAAGAAGTTAAGCTTCAAATGTCGATAGAACAAAAAATATTCTCCACATTAAGAAATGTTGGAATACCTACTCAAATAGTGACTTCAGATAGCACTCCATTTAGCTTAGGATCATTAGGTTCTCTTTTGATAAGAGTAAACACTGTGACAAAGACTCGAAAATTGTATAGATTGAATTCTTCATCGATTTGGGAACATATCGATTTAAACAATGTATTAGCTAACATAATTTTAGACATTGAAACTCAACTATATAAAGCGGTTCCAGTGTACGATTCTTTAATCTACGATTTAACTAAAAATAACACAAATGAAGCATATAGAGAATTAAATAATAGTCAGTTTTCGTTATGGGCGATGAAAAATGATATTTCAAGTCAGTTAATAAACAATGATTATGTACAAAATGATCCGTTTACATGGAATTATGGATTTACTCCTATTCCAGTAAGTCCTTTAACTGGTAATATTTCATATGACATAGCTGCTAGTTATCAAGAACTTTATACAAAAGTTTTTAATACTCCATTTCCTCATTTAGAACCATGGAAACTACAGTGGTATGATAATAAACCTGTATGGTGGGACAGTGTTTATGTAGACACTACTGGAACAAGAAAATGGAAAAGTTTCATGTGGAACAACATCTTTAATGGTGTAGTCCCTGCCGGGCGTCTATTACCATCAGGGAATGTCTCAACAGGAATTAATAACCAAATAGACACTGTATTCACATATCTTCCCATTAATATTGAAAACACTCCAACTTCGGATGGATATGAATCAGATGCATTGTTACCACCATATTGGAACAGCGCAAATACCTCCAATTCTAGAATAAAGCCATTATATGATGCGAATGTAAATGATGTGATCGTAAATCCTAACATAGATTATACATTTGGTGACGGTAACATAAACGAATGGGAATGGAAAACCTCTGCACAATATTGGTATGATCAAATGATCATATCATTTAAATTGGACCCAATAAGATTTATATATTATACATTTAATGGTAATTCATTAATTAACATTAATTGTTTAAATGTTGACCCAACAACAAAAAATGTATACTCGCATAAGGATGTTTTATTCCATGGCGAAATTGATGATAATGGAAACGTCTACTCATCCAACGGTTTAAATCAATGGTATATACATAACAACAGATATTATGGTTATGATTCAGATGCTGCACAGTTTAAATCATTGTGGAAAGATTGGGATGTTAAACTAGGATATTTGTTTGAAGCTTATGTAGATACACCTAGTTTCACCATCACCAATCAACTATTTGATATGACAAATAAAGATTATCAAGTAGATGTAAAGAAAACTTACGGATATAATGATTTCTGGTTCGATTCATTATACAGCACGGTATTAAGTGCACCATCAACATATTCTAAGAATAGAAGTTTAGGTATAGGTTGGACTACACAATTTAATACATCATCATCCATTAATAGAGATATAACCTATTTTCCAAAAGAAAACTTTAGCTTTAGGGCCGTAAAAAACTCAAACATATTTGAAATCTATGCATATGATCTTGTTAATGCAGGAATTGTTACTCCAACCAACCAAGCTATAGTGAGTTACAGCGAATCATTGAATTTAAATTACTCAACATTATATACAGGGTCTTCATCGTATACCGCTACTATTACATTAGGAATAACTGATGTTTCATTGACTTTAAATGCTACTAATGCATCTACGATAGAAACAGCAATAACAACTTTAAATAATCAGTTGAATGGAGAAGCAACTTTTTTCCTTAATGATGGTAATTTGTATGTTCAATCCGAAAACGATATTACTATAACAGACTTTGGATTATTTGTTACCTTATATTCAAATTATACAGGAATAACAAATAATATCAGTACTGAATATGCATTTGATAAATCATTTGATTTAAATGGCAATTTAACTGATATATTCTATGAAGGTGCTACCTTCACTATCGAAGATTCTACACAATTGAATGGTACTTTTACTGTAAAATCTGTATATTATGATATAACTAATTCAATTACAAAAATATTTGTCAATGAATCATTAACAGTAACAATTCCTACGGTAGATGGTATTGTAAGACCTCTTTCAAGACGAACAATACCCGACACATGGACAACTGGAACAGAAGTATATCTTACTTCAGATAGTGTATTATCAGTGCCGTTCGATGAATATACACCATATTATATTATTGTTATTGATGATTATACTTTTAGTTTGACTAAAAATTATGATTCAGCCATAACTAATGTAGGTAAAATTACACCATTAACTAATACTATAAGTCAACAATATGTAGGAAGAATACAAAGCACATTTACATCGTTAGGTGGGAATGTCGTTGATACTGCGTGGAGAAAACACTACTCTGATACAAGACAAGCTATTACTGTACCGCAACCATTATATATTTCAAACATACAATCTATGGTAGATTTTATAGATGGCTATTCAGATTATATGGAAAGCATAGGCTTTTCAACAAAAACAAAAGATTTGGATAATATAGAAGTTTCTTCGGGAAGAATGAATAGTTGGCAGTTGGAAATAGAATATTTCATTAACTGGATATATTTGTTAACTGTTCTAAATCAACAAAATGATTTAACATATAGGATCAAATCAGATTATGCAAATAGTCGATTTGTGTATATTGATGACAATATAAGTTCAGTAAACACGCAAGTTAATATTTCTCAACAAGTAGTTTTAATAGCATTGGATGGTGCAATTCTACCAACACCATTTGATAATCCGTTAAAACAATATATTCCGTATTATGTTATTCCATCTAATGATGGAAAGGGATTTCAATTAGCATATACAAGCGATGACGCTAAAAAAGGAAATTACATAACATTTGATAACCCCGGTTCTGGCAATATGGGATTTAAAATATATAGAAAGCTTCCAATATTGCCAAAATTTATGTTAAACCCATATAAAAAAGCTGTAGCGATAAATCATCCTGTTGGCGTTCTATCGGATGTGTTAAAAAATGATAGACAAGATGTATTGACTAATCAAAAAATCTATAATCAATATGGTACATCATTAACACAATCACAGTTAATGGTATTAAGAAATGATGATAACACTCAAATAGGTTTAACTACTGAAATAAACAATAACAATTTGACATCTTCTAATCCAGTTTATATCACTGGAATGCATGCTTTTGTGGATGGATATGAAAACATTATTACTTTTAATGATTATTCAGTTGCTAATAATTTAATATATGACCCTTTCTTAGGTTTGAAAACTCAAAGATTCTATGTTGAATTTAACCGTCAACCTACAAAAACATTACGCCCTAATGTAGGTGGATTTATTTTATACAATAACGATTTGATGCAGAATTTCGAATCTTCGATAAATGATGTCAGAACTTTATACGATACTTACAAAGTTTTAGAATCTAAACCTGTTATACAAGAAGGACGTAAATCTTTAGGATTTACTGGTCGTCATTCATACATGAAAGACATCAATATCAACGCAAAAAGTGATTTCATTTTTTGGCGAGCAATGATTAAGAACAAAGGCACTAATTTAAGTATTGACGCTTACACCAATCAAAAGATATTCAACAATGCCGACCTTGATGAATTCTGGGTATATAAATTAGGTCGTTTTGGAGATTCTAAAGAGAAAAATTACATAGAATTAAAAATGAAACGTTCGGATTCTACTAAATCTGTGATGAAAGTGGAATTTGTTAACCCAGACGAAAATGCGTTGGATGATACTTATACATCAGTAGCGTTAACAGATAATACTCGTTGGTGGGATCAACCTGATGTTGTAGATAAAATGAATCCTTACTTATCATTCTATTTAAACGCTAGAGTAGCGAATATTCTCTATAACCAAGAATCTCATATTCAACATTTGAATGGAAATTATTTGTTATTATTAGATGGACATTATGATGGTGTTATAATCACATATTTGGATAACACAACTGGAAAAACTAAAACTTTAACGAAATCTACAGATTATGTAATGTTAAATTCACAAATAGTTAAATTTGTTAATGATCCTACGAATTTAACAAATTTAACAGTAAGTGAACTTACTTACAATTATAATGCACATACTCCAGCAGTATTTGTGGATAAGACTGAAGGACGAATCGTTAATCAGATTGCTATATGGAATCCAGCATTAAATCAACATAATCAATATGCATATTCTCTAATGGATATCATCGATAATGTCGATCCAGCCGTATATACAAATGATTTTATAAATTCAGCAGACGTTAATATTTGGTACAAATCTAGATTAAACACTGTGTGGATGGATACATCTAAATTGGCTTATATACCATATTATGATCAATACATTTTCCCAAGTTCTAATGATAGAATAAACAATTGGGGTAAGTTAGCCGATTATGCACAACTTAATGTAAACCAATGGATAGAATCTACAGTTTTACCTGCTAATTATACACAAGTATACCCAAATGGTGGTACACCTAGACAATTATTGTACAAAAATGTAGGAACTATTGATAATCCTTTATGGAATCCAATCGAAGATGAAATTTTTAATATATTAGCAGCTTTAATTACAACGAGTACTACTGTTCCATTTAGTGGTGTTGTTAATATGTATAGAAATGGTATATTTGATTTATCAATGGATTTGACACAACACACATTGAATGATTATATGTATGGTGCCTTAATACCTGATCAAATTAGTAAACCATTATTGAGCGACAATATTACTGTTATATTACCTGTATATTCTCCTACAGCGGCGGATATTTCAAATCTACTTTATAAGTATGATACACCTTATTCAGTTATGTCGAAAGTTAGTGAAACAAATGGTTCTCTTGTACCATATTATTATTTCTGGGTGCAGAATAATACATCAATTATTACTAATACAACTAATTATGCTTCTTCGTCATTACAGGCTAAAAAAGATTTACTGAATAATCCGAATCCTTATATGATATTAAGTGGTTTAAGATATAATGATGACGGATATGGCATTATCTTTGGTGATATTTTTGATGGTGTACCATATGACTTACCTGTTCGCTATACTCAAGTAGCAATCAAAGGATTGAAAGGCCAAGTAATGGATGATAATAGATATGCATTACGATTTATCCGCGATTTCACGTTGCGAGATAAAATGCCTATCAACGGTAATATCTATGATTATTCCAGTGTAAATCCAGTCAAAACACCATTGGCTTTAAAGAATGTTCATTATGAATGGAAAATGTTCAGAAAAAACCAAACTGATAAAATTGACATATTCTTGTGGGAAAAATTAATTAGCGCTTTAGTCGGATATCCAGTAGTCAATAACATTATTGACACATCTAAGACTATACCATCATTAGACCGAATTCTTTTTGATTCATTATATGATACTGATACACAATATGGTTTAGGTGATGAACAAATTTTTGTGTCGCCAGATTTAGGTTTGACCACTATTCAAACTATTTTAAATGATCCTAACCAAAATTTTATCAACATTGATATTACATCATTTTTAAATACTTACAATTTTTCTACAGTTAATAATATCATCGATGCGATGTATGCTATATATGAAAGCTTCAATGTAGTAAATGTCAATTATATCTATTTCGCTACATTAAATGATGCAATGACACTCAGATATAATAGTCCTGATTTTTTCAAGACTTCTTGGGTAGCTATAGATATTGCACAAAATGTAGATACTGTCAGCAATTATACACCAAGCATTGCTACTGTATTTCCGGGTGGTGCTTGTGATATTAATGAGAATATTATTATTCCTACACAATTACCATTACCTACACCATCACCAACACCGTCAATTACGCCAACAATATCGGTTACTATTTCTATTACACCAAGTGTATTCCCAACACATACACCATCGTATACACCAACAATGACTGTTACACCGACGATGACAATGACAACATCACCAACACCGACAACAACGGCTACGCCAACAGTAACTGCAACGATAACACCTACAATGACTGTAACGCCAACCGTTACAGTGACAGCATCACCATCACCAACAGTAACAGCTACGTCAACAGTAACTGCAACGATAACACCGACAGTAACTATCACGCCTACAATGTCACCAACTATTACTACAACTCCAACTATTACTGCAACAGCGACACCAACTATTACAGTTACACCATCAGTGACAGGTTCATTGGGTGCAAGTACTACACCAACGCCTACACCATCGGTCACTGCGTCACCAACGATGACAGCTACTCCAACGATAACAGTCACTCCAACAATGACGGCAACCATTACTATTACACCCGAGGCTACTCCCACACCGACGATGACGAATACTATTACTCCGTCGATAACAATGAGTCCTACAGTTACTCCAACGTATACTCCAACATCGACACCACCAGTAACCGTAACACCGGAAGTTACAGTGACCCCAACTATGACGAGTACTACAACACCGCCAGTTACAGTGACGCCAACTAATACTGCTACAGTGACCCCAACTATTACACCTACAACCACTGTAACACCTACGTTTACGCCAACAACAACACCAGCGATCTAATCATAAATATAATTAAACATATATGCCAACACCAACATTAACGCCATCGCTTACACCATCAATTACACCATCGACATCATTTCCTGTAGATGGATGTATCCCATTAGTACAAGAATTTAGAAGATATTCCGATGGTGTAAAAATTTTACAATCTGAAATATATGATCAAGCGAGAGGCATTCAATTCATTCAATCAACAGTTTCAACAACTTGGCAAATACAACATAACAAGAACTCAAAAATGTTCAAAGCTAATGTATTCATTGATAATAAATTATGCATAGCTGATATTATTATAATAGATGAAAATAACATATCAATAGCTTTCAACCAGCCCACATCAGGATTTGTCAATATATTATTTTTAGATAGTTTTACACCAAAAGTTTGCATTAATAATCCTATGCCTTCTCCTACACCATCACCCGTATTATTGAATCCGTTTATAATGAATGTAACTAATGGTTTTGGATATACATTATATGCATGCGGTGCTTCTAATAATGCATCAGTTGATTGGGGTGATGGCACTATTGATAATATTCCTGATGGTAGTGATGATGGTAGTGATGATGCTTGTAGTAATGGAATAATTCATACATATGCTACAGTAGGTGATTATACTATTAAAATTTATGGTGATTATTTTTCAACAACTATAAATTTTGGTGGAATAAGTTTTGAGTTACTAGACGATGATCCCGGCGAATCAGCATCTACAGTAGCGTCTTGGGGAACTTACAATATTCATAGTATAAGTTTACCGATGGATATTATTAATGTTCCAAATTCTATACCAACAACATTGACGAATTTAACTAGAATGTTTAAAGGATCATCTAATTTTAATCAAGATTTGTCATCATGGAATACGTCTAATGTAACAAACATGAGTCAAATGTTTGCTTATTCAGGATTTAATCAAAATATTAATTCATGGGATGTCAGTAATGTAACTAATATGTCACAAATGTTCTCATCCACAACAAATTTCAATCAAGATTTGCCATCATGGAATACTAGTAATGTAACTAATATGGATAGTATGTTTGCCAATTGTGCAACATTTAATGGTAATATTATTTCATGGAATGTAAGCAATGTAACCTCTATGAATAGTATGTTTAGTGGAGCAACCATATTTAATCAAAATATATCTGGGTGGGATGTTAGTAACGTAACTGATATGACTCAAATGTTCAATCAAACTGCAGCATTTAATATAGATATATCTTCATGGAATGTGAGCAATGTAATCTCTATGGTTAGCACTTTCCGACAATCTATTTTTAATCAAAATATTAGTTCTTGGGATGTAAGCAATGTAACGAATATGTTCCAAATGTTTTCATTTGCGACAAATTTCAATCAAGATTTGTCGTCATGGAACACTGGTAATGTAACAAGTATGAGTGGCATGTTTGGTGGTGCATCAGCATTTAATAGTGATATTTCAACATGGAATACTAACAAAGTTACTACTACTAGAAATATGTTTAACGGTGCTACAAATTTTAATCAAGACATATCATCATGGGATACCAGTAATGTAACTGATATGATTTCCATGTTCCAAAATGCATCAACATTTAATAAGGATTTATCTGGATGGTG